ATATAGATTCTGATCAGTCTACTGACGTTTATTTGCTTACGTAAATTTACCGACATTATGCCTGAGGTAAAAATCTCTACCTCAGACCTAAAACTAAAAAAAAAAATTGAACCGAACGCAGTTCGCTACGTAGTAGCTTTCGATTGATCTCTTATAATGAATACCTGTATTCCGAGTATTGGACTCGATAATTTCAGTTTGGATAGTTGATTTTACAATTTTTATTGTAATCAGTGGTTGACCTTACCAATTATATCAGTATACTACCTAGAGATAGGGAATAACATTCTATGGCTGCTGTAAGAAGTAAAGACTACATTAACAATAAAGAATTCTTCAATGCAATATTAGATTGGTATGCAAGTGGTAAGGAAAATCCTCCTGACTTCTTAGTAAAAGCAATCATACAAATTTGTGAAAGATTAGGCTCGAAGAATAATTTTCGAGGATATTCATGGTTAGATGATATGATCTCTGCAGCTAAAGAGGTCTGTTACATTGCATTGAAAAATAAAAAGTTCAATCCAGAGAGAACGCAAAATCCATTTGCATATTTCTCCATGATCGCTCACAATGAGTTTGTCAAAACAATCAACACTGAGAAGAAAGAGAGTTACCTCAAGCATAAAGCTCTCTCATTCCATGAATTGGAACTCGTTTTGAACAGTATTCCGTTTGAACCATCTGAAATGGATGGCTCAGGTAGGATCGAATCATTGATAGAGAAGTTCGAAAGCAAGAAGACCAAAAAGATTACTCCAACTCAAGAGGAAGATAATGGACAATCTACACTTAGTCCCAGTTAATATCGTGGACATTGGAAATTCAATTCAGCCTGAAAATAAGCTTCTGAACACTTCGCAGAAGTTGTATGCTGAAAGCCGAATTCTGGCAATCATTGAATATTGCCAGATCGCATTGGCACGTTCCAAAACCACAAAGAGAGTCAAGTGACAAAGATTTGTCTGTTATGTGATACTCATTGGGGAGAACAGCAGGATTCGGAAAAGCTCCATCAAAACATGGAGCTTTTCTATACCAAAGCATTGTTCCCCTATTTGAAGAAGAATCGAATTAATAAAGTAATCCATTTAGGAGATGTCTTTCATAATCGTAAAAAGATCGATATGCGAACAGCAGAAATTGCTCGTTATGCATTCTTCGAGCCTCTACGAGATAACTCCATTCAAATGGATATAATTGCAGGCAACCACGATCTATACTATCGTGAGCGGTCTGATACTTCATCGTTGAATGAAATCGTAGATTTTTACGACAATATTCAAATCTTCACACGAGCTGGTCACGGCCGATTTGGATACTATATTCCGTGGATTAACAAAAGTAATCGGGAAGAAACTCTGGAAGAAATCTCCAGACAAGATGGTATTGATGCGTTTGGGCATCTCAATCTAGTTGGATTCCAGATGTATAGAGGATCGAAGGCATTGCATGGAGACGAGCCCGGAATATTCAGCAATTTTCACCATGTGTATACCGGACATTACCATCACAAAAATACTATTGGGAATGTGACGTATCTTGGAAGTACTGGCCAGTATACGTGGGCAGATGCGGGTGATGAACGTGGATTCCACATTTACGACACTGATGATGCGTCAATTGAATTCGTTAAAAATCCGTTTAACTTCTACGAAGTCCTCACATATAGTGATTCAGCTAAAGCAACTGATTACGATGTAGAAGGTAAGCACGTTCGCGTTTACTATGATGAGATCAAGAAGGCCAGCCATTTTGAATCGTTCATGCGCGACCTCGAGAAGATGGGGCCTGTGAAGGTTTCTTCAGCTCCAACAAAGAGCTCGACAAAACTAGTCGGCCGAGATGCTGTGCAGAACACTGTCCCTATCGAGGTTGAAACGACCCCTCAATTGATTCGATCGGTGATCGAAGATGACAAGGTCTTTTCCCGAGTAATTGATCTTTATGATAAGGCTAATCGACTTAAATGAAGCTAGAATTTGACGGAATCAGGTTTCGAAACCTGCTATCAACAGGCGAAGCCTGGAATGTTATTCCTCTCAACAATGAGAATCTAACTATCATCGTAGGAAAGAATGGCTGTGGTAAGAGCACAATCATTGACGCCATTGTATTTGGGTTATTTGGCAAACCTTTCCGAAAGGTTAAAAAGGGTCAGCTAGTCAACTCGATTAACCGCAAAAATTGTATGGTCGAGATCGCATTTCGGCGTGGGTCTGATCGATACCTGATCAAGCGCGGCATTAAGCCAAACGTGTTCGAGATTTACAAGAATAAGGAACTGATTCCAGAAGACTCTCTTGTAGGTACATATCAGTCAATGCTCGAAAATGAGATTATTGGCTGTTCTTACAAGACTTTTTGTCAGATCAATATTCTAGGTAAGTCTGGATATACTCCGTATATGCAGCTTGAACCTAAAGATCGACGAATTGTAGTTGATGAATTGCTCGAATCTGGAATCTACACCACTATGCGAGAGCTAGGTGCTGCGGAATTGAAGGTTTTGAAGCGAGATTTGGATGAAATCAATGGATCAATCCAGGTTCTAAAAGAGAAAATCATAGGTCAAGAGCGTCTGATCAACCGCCAATCTTTGGATAAAGAGGAGCAGTTGACTGCTAAGAAGCAGACGATTTCAAATGCAGAACAGCGTTTGAAAGTTATGGAAGATGAACTGACTGAAGCTGAGACTCAATACTCGACTGTTAAAAAGGAGCTCGATGATCTAGGTGTTGATGTCAACAAAGTGACGGATATGTACTATGACATCAAGAGCTCAATTTCCTCAGCTGAAAAGAGCATTAGTGACGCACGTGTTAAGATGAAGCGTGTATTGGCTGACGACTTCTGTCCTTCATGTCTTCAGAAAATCGATGAAAATCATAAAACCCATATTGAACAGGATGGGAATAATGAAATTCAACGTAATGAGGTGGAGTGTAAGAAGCTAGAGAAGCGTCTTCAAAAGATTAGCAAGGTTCGAGACCAAATCTCTAGTGTCGAAGAAAATATTTCAGCGGCCAAGAATCGAGTCAATTCTCTGAAGATCAAGATTCGGACTCAGCAAGATACGATCGGCAATTATGAGGTCGAGCTACAGGATATGCTTGACCGTAAGGATGTGCAGAACACGGGTGATCTTGAAGAGCTCGAAAATCTTAACGTAGAGCTCGGTAAAATTGTAGATCAATATGATTCTAAGGCTGATGAAGTCGACGTCACTAAGCGAGCTCTTGAACACTTAGGTGACGATGGTATTAAGGCTGCATTGATCCAGAAATATGTTCCTAGAATCAACGAGTTAATCAACCAGTATTTGGATAACATGAACCTATTTGTTCAGTTTGAATTGGATACTGAATTCAATGAGACGATTAGGTCACGTTATCGTGACGATTACACCTATGAGAGTTTTTCGGAAGGTGAAAAACTTCGTATTGATCTAGCAATTATGCTAACTTGGAGGCAGATCGCTCTCCAGCGAAACTCCTCTCCTACAAATCTACTAATCATGGACGAAATTTTCGATGGTTCCATGGATTACAGTGGCATTTATGACGTAGTTCAAGTGCTAAAGAGTATGAACGATACTAAAAACGTTTATATTATTACACATAGGTCAGTCGTCAGTGACGAATTGGCAGACAATGTGATCACAGCCGAAAAAATCGGCAACTACACTGAGTATTTAACATGACAGAAGAAGAAGCTAAATTTGCTGACCTGCAGAACCAATTCCTCGCTAATATGGAATTGGTTCACTTTGATCAGTTCAATTATGAGTGTGAAAAGGCAATATTTGATGATACTCAGGGAGCGTTCTCAAATGCCCTGAGTATCACGCGACACAACCTTAAGATTGGATCACTTGCCGCAAATCAGGTAGGATACGATCGACGAGTAATCAGTATTGCTGGTATTGACGGTTGTCTTTTCAACCCAGTCTTAGTATATTCATCTGAGGATACTTCCGTTCTGGATGAGGTCAATGTCTCATATCCAGGACTTAAGGTTAAGATCAAGAGATCGAACACGATTCGTATCCGATATCAGACATTTAATGGTGAGCGAGTTGCTCAGACATATAATGGGCTTACAGCTCGAGCGATCCTACATGCAATAGATCAGTTGGATGGGGTCTGCTTTATCAATAGAGCAAATAGAATTCACCGCGAACGTGCATTACGTCAATGGAAAAGGTTTAATAAGCACAATGCAGCCTAAGTATAGATCTACCAAGCGATACGGCCATAATCAGGGTCTATCATCCACATTCCGTCAGTGGCGCGCTGAAGGAACACACTGTAAACTGATTCATGGATATGCACTATCTGTTGAACTAGAATTTGGCACCAATGAACTAGATGAGCGGAATTGGGTTCAAAATTTTGGAGGTCTCAAGGAAGTCAAGAACTATCTTACTTGGCTTCTTGACCACACTACTGTGGTTGCAGAAGACGATCCTGAAATCGATACTTTCTATGAACTTGATGAAAAGGGATTGATTGCTCTACGTGTGATCCCTGATGTTGGATGTGAGAAGTTTGCCGAACACATCTTCTATGCAACACTTGCGCTGCTTGATATGAATATTGTCTCAGATCGAGTTAAGTTGATGTCCGTTCGAGTATGGGAACATGAAGCTAATTCAGCGAGCTTTATCAATCCAATTCTAGACCTACCGGAAGCATCTAGAAACTGGATCGGTAGTCTTCACAACGCGTTTAAGCAGAATCGTGCACTATTCACTGCTCGAGATTATGAGGTTCTCGATCCTAAGCAATGGGAATCTGATATTGAAGTTGCAATCGACCCAGTATCTGCACTAATCGTTGACTACGGTAGGATTGCAGGAGATCTTGACTGATGTTTGGTCTGAATACTATTGTCGGGAAATCATACTTTAAAGATGCCGGCGAAAAACTTTACGTAACTTCAATCTTTTATTCAATCCAAGGGGAAGGGCCTCTACGAGGACGTTCGGCAGTATTTGTTCGACTCGCAAAGTGCAATCTTGGATGCTCGTGGTGTTTCCATGGAAACACTTGGATAACGATGTCAAACGGTTCACGTAAGCGGATTAAGGACATCAAGATTGGTGATGAGGTGGTGTCATGGAATGAAGATGCTAATCGATTCGAATCTAAAAAGGTAAGTTATGTTCATCCTACACGTCATGTGGATGAAATCATCCGACTTCGTACGGGCAAAAGCAACAATCCTAACGAATTAGTATATGTGACAAAGGAACATCCATTCCTTGTAAAAAATAAGGGTTGGGTCAAGGCTGGCGATTTGCAGGAAGGTGATGTTCTTCTTCACTTCTCACCATCGGATCGAATGACAATATCCGAATTCATCCATAATGGTGATACCGTTACTAGTGTTGAAGTAATTCAGAAGCCAACATCATTTAGTGGCTCCGACGGTAAGGCATGGATCAGACTTGCAGGCGGATCTAAGGATATCGAAGTATACAACTTTGAAACTGAAGATAACCACACATATGTTGCAAATGGTAAAATTGTTCATAACTGTGATGCTTTCTTCGAAGATGGGGATTGGCTAACAATTCCTGAAATTATCGAACGAGCGGGTAAGGAAATCGACAAATATTTCGAGAATCTAGGCAGGGAGACTCCGGATTGGGCTAGTAATAGTGAAAACAGTTGCCGGGAAATTGCGTTCATCCTTACTGGCGGCGAACCTACATTGCAGAAGATCAAAGATCTTCTCAATTGGGCATCACTAGAATATAAGTGGACTCAGATTGAATCGAACGGCATTCTCGAGCCATTAGTCCCTGACAGTACAATTGTAGTAGTATCTCCAAAGTGCATGGAAAAGGTTGACGTTTCCGAAGGGTTTAAGCGTTATATTCCAACTGGATATCTCAATCCGAACCCGAAGACTCTTGAACGCGCAAGTGTTCTCAAGTTTGTGATGGAAGATCAGCCAGATTTTGACTCTCCTTATCAGACTGTACCTGAGTGGGCTCATCAGTGGCGTCGAGATACTGGTCGAGATGTTTACGTTTCACCGATGAATATCTATAATCGTGAGCCTAAGAAAGCCCAAGAGATTCGTTCGGGCAAGAATAAAGCAAGTCTAGAAGAGCGGTCTCTCTATGATGAAGTTGTGTCATTTTGGGAGCCTGGATTGTTTGATATGGAAGCCAACCAACGGAACCATGAACATGCTGGCAACTATGCTATCCAGCATGGATTCATATTCCAAATGCAGTTACATCTCTTCTGCTCGAAAGCGTAAAATAATACATGATGTCACAATACCCTGAAATGAACATTAACTTGAGGGATTGGTACATCCCTCCTCCGCCACCTAAGAAAGAACAAATGTCAAACAACACATCAAACAATACTCCAAGTATTTCCGAGACAATCACTGAACGTATGGTCAATAAGGGCCATCGCTTCTGGGCAAGTGATAACGTATCAGACTTCATATACGATGATGAAGAGAAGCAGGCTCTAATCGATGAAGCAACCGCTAAGTTCGAAGCTGTGTTGGATAGTCTATTGATTGATAGGCACAATGACCCGAACAGTAGAGATACTGGTCGTCGCATGGCGAAGATGTATATCAACGAGCTGTTCGAAGGGCGATTTACTCCTCCTCCAAAGATCACAGCATTTCCAAACGATGACGTTGAAACTCGTTTTGCTGGAATGTTGATTGCAACGGCTGAACTGAAGTCGATGTGTTCGCATCATCATGCCCCAGTAACAGGCAAGGCTTGGATCGGTATTCTTCCTTCAACGAAGGTTATTGGTCTCAGCAAGTATGCTCGTTTAGCTCAGTGGTATGCTCGCCGAGGAACTCTTCAGGAAGAGTTGACAAAACAGATCGCTGACGGTATTCAGAAGCATACTGGATCACAAGATCTCGCTGTCGTTGTTGTCGCTGAACATGGTTGCTGCACAAATCGTGGAATTATGGCAAACGATAGCTCAACATGGACGAGTGTATTGCGTGGCCAGTTCTTCAATCCATCCGTGAAACAGGAATTTTTTAACCTGATTCAGGGCGGCCTTAACAAGTTCCAGTGTAATTGAGGGAATTATGAGATTCATTTACGTTAAGTTTCAGCGCGAGGGGATTCACTGTTATCCCCTCGCTGGCACCGATCCTAAGTTGGCTGATGTGAGCTTTCTAGCTCATCCACATCGCCATATGTTCTGGTTCGAAGTATGTATTGAAGTGTTTCATCAAGATCGCGATCTGGAATTTATCCAATTTAAGCGTTGGCTTGAAAGACTTTATAGTCAGGATATTCTCGAGCTTGATAATCAGTCTTGCGAGATGATTGCTGATTCCTTGATGGAAAAGATCCAGGAACGATATCCAAATCGTTGTATTCAGATTGACGTGTCTGAAGATGGCGAGAACGGAGCTATCGTTACAAACTAATAAATAGATGATGACTCCATTCGCTCAATTTATTACAGAAGATACTTACACTTCGTGGGTATTCAAATTAGATATGTCGTTCGAGAATCGTTTCTACACGTATCTTGAACGTAATCTGTGGGGATTTCGCGGAATATCTAGAGCGTTTACTTCGACTGGACCGGTCGCTCGTAAGAACGAGGGGATTGAGTCCTTTAGAGATAAACACTCTACGGGCAATTACGATTCAATCCAATTATATCTAAGCAAAAATTTGACTTTCTCGTTTGGAGTTTTACCTAACGGATTGATAGTTTGTTATGATTTGGTCGGAGATGGTGCTTGGATATCTCCGACCAAAATGACATTGAGACAGCTTGTTGCTGATCTACAAGAATTCGGATTCGGCAAGCCAAAAATGACTCGTGAAAAGGCTGATCCTAACCCGTTCAAAATTGGAAATTTGGTTCGGTTTAGAGAAGGTAATAAATCACATATCATATATAAGGTCACTAAACTTGAAGGTGATATTGTATATGGATACGACGTTACGAAAAGTCCGGACGTGAAATATTTCCCTGATGTCCTAATGGCGCATCATTCTCGTCTGATCAAGAGTTGACATCTATCGACGTTCATAGGATGATAAATATCATCAACTGGAGATCTAGATGATGAAGTCCTATGATGAATATCTCGTGGAGTCGAAGAACCGTCAAACTGAAATGCATGATTGGATTGCAAATCAGGTTGACAACACTGAGAAAGCTCACGACGAAATTAAGAAAGAATTCCTGAAGAAGTACGGAGCGAAAAACGCAAAGTTCTTCGATAAGGTAGTCAGCGAAATCGTTGACTGAAATATACGACCTGCCACGCCTCTGACGCAAGCGCACCAGGTGGGTCCCTTATAAGTGAAATGACACGGCTAGCCCCTCTGCACTAAGGTGTACGGGCAAGTCTTCTATTTAAATATGAAAGACTAACATTGCTAAACTTTTGCGCTATCTGCCCAACCCCTCATCTCGATCTGGTGAAGGGTCGGAAGGCCAATCTAACATTGGCACATCTGGTCGATACTGACCCTGAATACCGTGAATGGTATAAGAACAATCCCACTGAAATCCACATCATGGATAATTCTGCATTTGAGTTGAATCAGCAGGGATTGCCGTTATTTGATGGCAATCGTCTTGACGATCTAGCTTTGTCGGTGGGTGCAAACTACGTTGTAATGACAGATGCTCCTGGCCAGTCATCTGATGTTACAGAAAACTTTGCTCGATTTCAAGGTAAGAGACTCAAGAGTAAGGGACTAGGTACCTTCTTTGTGCCTCAGAGTTACCGCGGCAAGATCGGCGACTTGATCAATTCATTCATCTGGGGACTAACTAATCCCGACATCGACTATGTTGCTCTAAGCATCCTATCTGCTCCAAATGCATTCACTCGTTCAGACATTTCAGATAATGCTAAAATGATGACAAGGTATCTTTCTCGATATCATTTCATGCGATTGCTTGAAAAGGAAATCAAGGAAGAGTTTGGAATTAGTGCGAGATCTCTGAAAGAAAAGCATAACAAGAAGATCCATTTTCTTGGGATGACCGAAGGTCCCAACGAAATTGAACTAATGTCACACGTTGACATCCCAATTGACACATGGGATAGTAGTGCTCCGATGTGGTATGGTCTTCGTGGTCGTAAACGATTTGACCCTAATTCGGTTACTGGTTTGCCAGACGGCAAGTATACTGAACATGTCGATTTTAACTATAGAACAAATATCGAGGAGGCTAGAAATATAGCTCTCGACAACCTCGAATATATTGACAACTTAGTACAGGACTATAATGACAGAGTCAACCCTTGATAAGGGTCTCGATTGAGACCCAATCGGAATCTGTTAACCTCACTGAGCATGGAAATTCAGGTACCATTTTTCCAGTTCTTCGAAATATTTTCTGACGTATAGCTCCAGGACTTACCTTTAGGTGTTTAGCCAAATCTGGAAACACTTTGAAAGATATAATACTTCTACTAGAAGTATTATATAGAATCAGGTTGTGATTAGAATTTTCACGTTTGAAAGTTCTCGACCATTCACTGAATAATTTACGTGATTCGAGAGTTTTCTTGTGGTCACTATTAATAGGATGAGGCTTTCCTAGCCGAGATAGACGAATATTCTCTCGTCGTTCAGCAGAACAGGGTCCCCTAGGCTTTCGTAGTTTTGATTTTGATTCTTCCGATCGAAGTCTGCTAGTGTTTGGTTTGAAACCGTTCTCGATAAGAAAGCAAATTCGATCCAAATCATTAACATTACAATTTGTTAGTTTGTCGGAAACTTCATTATAGAATTTTATTCTCTTTTGACCCCTTGTGGGATGATTGATTGTGAAGTTTTCGCGATACATGCGTCTTGCAATATCATATGTTGTTGCATTACTATATCTCAACATTCCTGTTGAGGAACAATTCATCATTGCTAAAGCTTTTACCATTTGGAAATATTCTCTAGTATTAGGAATTAGCATTTTAACTAGTAAACGATGGGCGATGTAATGTTCTTTTGCTGTAAACTTAACTAAGTTCGATAAATCGTTAGATCCACCCATCGATTTAGGAATAATATGATGTCGCTCATGGTAACGGCTTTCAGTGGTTTTAATTGATCTAGACGTACAGAGATCAAAATAGAATTTAGTGTATTTGTTAGCTAAAAACATATAAATATACCTAAGGAGTTATTTGGTTGAATATTTATAAATTTAAAGAGGACGAAGTACTTAGAGAGGTAGCAGAATATCTTGAAAAGACTTATAAATCTCATTACGTAGACAATAATAATCGTCAATTGATGGAAGATATTGTTGATGAAGGCGATGCTATTCCATTTTGTAGATGGAATAGCATCAAGTACCTTAGGCGATATGGTAAAAAGAATGGATTCAATAGGGATGACCTTTTGAAATCCTTACACTATTGTATTATTATGCTTGGTGTAACAAAAGATAATAAACCTCACAATTAAGGCCTACAATTAATGACAATGGTCAACATTGCATCTGACCAGTCTGGGTCAGTGCTTTCAAAATTCAAGTTTGAGGATGTACAGCCAAATGCATAAATATCTCGAAGGAGAATTTATGTGGCAAATTATCGAAAAATCTGGGAAGAAGCTAATGGGCCCATTCCGGTAGACGACAGTGGACGAAGTTTCGAGATCCATCATATAGATGGTGATAGAGAGAACAACGCAATAGATAATCTTCAATGCGTTAGTGTGTTCGACCACTTCTTTATTCATCATGAAAAGGGCGATGTTGCTGCTTGTCTTTTGATGATATATCGTCTTGAAATGGAAGATGACCCACTTTTCAAAATTTTGAAATCGGAGATATCGAGAGAGTCAAATCGTAGACGACTGGCTAATGGAACGCATAATTTTCTGAAACCTGAACATCATCACAAAGTTAAGGTCACCCAGAAAAGATTGTATAGTGAAGGTAAACACCATTTTTGTAATGGGCAGACTGAAAGGGGTCAGAAGTCGGCTCAGTCACGTTTCAAAATGTGGAAGTCTGGAACAGATGATGAATTCTTTAGCCTCCTAGGAGGATATAAGTTATATCGTACATTTAGACTCAAAAATGGAAAAATGCATCAAGCCCCGAGTAGTATAGTGATGCAGGCAATTAATTACCGGTTTGATGGCGAAGAAAGTAAAGTTGTCGCTGCGATTCAACGAATATACGGAACAGATGATTACACATATTCTATCGGAAAATAGTACCAGTAAGATCCTCAAAGAGGAAATCAATCCTAAAGATTGCCAGCCAAATGCTATTGATCTGAGACTTGACCAGGTCTTTAGAGTTGAACCTACGATGTTTGCTTTGACCGAGGACAACAAGGTTAATCGTGAACGAGTATTGATTGAGCCAAACGTGCTCGAGATCTATCATCTCCCGAAGGGTGTTTACGAAATCACTTTCGATTCGGAAGTGGATATTGGTAGTGACGAAGCGGGACTGATTGTTCCGCGCAGCACACTTAACAGGAACGGCGTTTTCATCACTTCTGGTCTTTGGGATTCAGGGTATAATGGCGTTCTTGGTGCAGCATTGCACAATTATGGCGGCCCAATGCTTGTGAAGCGTGGAACTCGCCTAGCTCAGCTCGTCATTTGGAAGGCTGAATCACTATTCGATTACAAGGGACAGTATGGTCGCAATGAAGACGGAACTGCTAAAGAAGAAGAGAAGAGATATCATGTATAATTTTGAAATGCCACGGCTCAATGGTTGGGCCAATGAGATCTACTCAAATAACGTCAACGCGGGTTGGTGGAAGAAGGATATCGATGGCCTTGTCATCCCACGTAATGTTGGTGAGCTTTTAGCTCTTGTTCACTCGGAAGTATCTGAAGCTCATTTTGGCCTAACAGGGCCAGGTGTAGTGTACGATGATCATCTTACTCATCGTGAGATGTACGAAGTTGAAATGGCAGATGCAGTAATTCGCATTCTTGATATTACCGGCCATTACCGGATTGACGTCGACGCAGTCATCTCGGAATATGAGACTCATTACGACGGTCGTTGGGTCATGTCGTCACTTACTGAGCAGATCGCTTACATCCACACTGAGATCTCTAATGCTCTTGAAGGAGCTCGTAAGAATGCTCCAAGTAAGATCATTCCTTCTCGTACTGCTTTTGAAGTTTCACTTGCCGCAACTCTAGTACGTATCATCCACACTTGTGATGATCAGAATCTTGACCTTATGGGGGCTCTTCAGGAGAAGTTCAACTATAACAAGAGTCGAGCTGATCACAAGTTGGAAAATCGTGCTGCCGCAGGTGGCAAGCAGTTTTGAGGTAAGCCAATGTCAGAACTTAACAAAGGCAAGCTCAAATTTGATGTAGATATCCCACGTCTACAGCAGACTGGCATTTTCGTAATGACACCAATGTATGGTGGACTCAATTACGGAGGATACTCCAAGAGTCTTATGTCTCTTGCAGTGATGTGTAACCAGTTTGGTATCCCTTTTCACGTATATTTCATGTATAATGAAAGCCTAATTCCACGGGCTCGTAATATGTGTTCGGATGCATTCATCCGTTCTGAGCAGAATATCGGCGTCTTTATTGACGCCGATATTGAATTTACTCCTCAGGATGTGTTAATCATGTCCGACATTATGCTCAAGAATGGTTATGACGTATTTTGCGGTGCATATCCTAAGAAGAATATCTCTTGGGAGAAGATCGTAGATGCAGTCAATGCGGGTGCTGGTGATGATAACCCTGAAAACCTTGAGAATTTCGTCGGCGATTATGTAGTCAATTGGTTACATGAAGGTAAAGTAGACCTATTAAAGCCTGTGGAAATTGCTGAAGGCGGCACTGGATTCATGTTCTTCCATAAGGATACGCTGATCAAGTATCGTGACGCATTTCCAGATCAGTCATATATCCCAGATCATCCTAGAACAAAGGATTTCGATGGCAGTCGAGAGATCCACGCATTTTTCGATTGTATTATCGACCCAGATACCAGACGATATCTATCAGAAGATTATTTCTTTTGTAGAAGAGTCCGTCAGGCTGGCATGAAGGTATGGCTCGCACCTTGGGTATCACTTAAGCATACTGGCACATATACTTTTGGCGGCTCATTGATTGCACTGTCCACCATTAATGCTAATGCAACTGCCGATCCAAAAAGGTTGAAGAAGAAGTGAAGCTGTCAAAATCAACAATTGAAGTGATCAATTGTATCAACCGTATTAATCCCGGAGCCGTGTTCAAGCGCGGCTCCGTTATCAAGGCTAAGCGACACAAAAGTAAAGCTCCGATCATCCGAGCTGATATTGAAGATGTATTTCCAAGAGATTTCGCAATCTTTGATCTCAAGAAATTTCTACTAATGTTCTCCTTGTTTAAGGATCCTGAGCTTGAATTTGGCGACGAATACGTCACGTTTCGAGATGAAACGAGTGGTAAGAGCGCAAATATCAAGTACGCAGTTCCAGCAGTAATCGATCATTTTGACTATAGTATTGACGTTAAGATGCCATCAATCGACGCCGAACTGTCAATTTCCGAAGAAAATTTCAAGAGCATACAGAGCGCCTGTAGTGCATTCACTGCTCCTGAATTTGCTTTCATTGGTAATGGTAAGAAAATCGTTCTGACAACGTATAACACTCAAAATAAGGGTGGGGATACGTTTGCAATTGACATTGGTAAGACTGATAAGAAGTTCACTATTATTCTATCCGCGGAATATCTAACTCAGTTTCTCGTTCGAGAATATGATGTTCTGATTTCGTTTAAGGGTATTTTACAATTCAATTCGAAGAACGTGACGTATTGGATTACGGCGTCCGAAAAAAGTAGGGTTAACTGATGTTTACACATAGAATGTGGGCAGAGAAATATCGCCCATCAACATTAAGCGAATGTTTCATTCCTGAAACAACTCGTACCGATCTTGAAGAGATCGTGAAGAATGACCAGCTACCATCAATGCTCTTTTCAGGCAGTCCTGGTATTGGTAAGACGACTGTAGCTATTGCAATAGCTAATGATCTTGGGTACGATTTCATTAAGATCAACGGGTCAATGGATGGAAACATTGACATGCTACGAACTGACATTCTACAGTTCGCCTCAACAGTCTCATTCAACTCCAAGCCAAAGGTCGTTATTCTTGATGAGGCAGACAATCTCTCTGCTGCGATGCAGAAGGCTCTGCGTGGATTCATTGACGAATTTTCAGCTAATTGCTCATTCATCCTAACAGCAAACTATCTCAACCGTCTAATTGAGCCTCTTCGCTCACGACTCGACCAAGAGATCACCTTTTCCTTTAGCTCTGAAGAGAAGGGGCAGCTTGCGAAGAATCTATATGTTCGGATGACAGAGATTTTCGAAGCTGAGAATGTTGAGTCTGACCCAAAGGCTCTTAAGCAGTTTATCGTTGAAAATCTCAGTAAAACGACTGATATTCGGGTTATTATCACGAAAGCTCAGAGTATTGTTCGTAAATCTCGAGGCAAATTCGACCTCAAGTCTCTAGATAACGATCTGGAGGAACGCTTTGTAGAGATGCAACAGGCTCTGCGCCGGCGAAGCTTCGAAGAAGTTCGAAAGTGGGTCGGTGAGAATAGCGACATCGATCCTACAGACATCTTCCGACATATCTATGATCATTGTAAGGACATTGTGCCACCAAAGGCGATTCCGCAACTGATTCTAGTTGTCAACGAGTACCAGTACAAGCACGCTTTCGTAGCTGATGCTGAAATGAATGTTGTAGCTTTAATGGTTGAAATTATGGCTGATTGTATTCCAAAATGATCTTTAAGTGTTTCTGCTGCGAGAAGTGGCGATTTCAAAGTAAAAAGGATCGAGGGGCATTGATCGTGCGTGCTAATGATGGCACGCGCGAATTGCCTTTATGCAGTGATTGTGCCGATGGTATTGACACAAGGTATCTGACTAACAAGAAATTGAGTGAAATGGATGGCGAGTGAAATATTTCAGTTTGCAAACGCGATCAATAATGGTAAACCTATTGAAGTGGATGATAGTTACAACACGTTCTTGACGGGTAGACTATTTTCAAATCATTTAGATACTGTGTTGATCGCTAATGAAGTGAATAAATTTCCTTCGATTGAGCCGGAACAGCATTATGAATTCCTGGCTAATATGGTGAGACCTCGTAAGAGGTTTGGTAAATGGCACAAGCCATTAAACCACAAGTCTGTAGGGATTATAAGTAGGTATTATGACGTGCCAATGCGTCTAGCCTATATGTATGTCCAGTTCTTCACAGAAGATGAAATCCGGACCATAGAGGAACAACTGTCCGGAGAGTAATTTGAACGACGAAAACGATGTTTTCAATGGTTATGGTATTCGCGTCAGGTTAAAGAGAGGCTTCACGAAAGTAACTGAGGCACTCTCAAGAATTGGTTATGCCAAACCTGGAGTGTCGGTATTATACCAATCTTGCCATTTGTTCCATAAACGTGGCGAATACGCCATAATGCATTTCAAAGAACTCCTTGAGTTCGACGGTAAAGATACTGACACCTCCGATAACGATATAGCTCGCCGTAATAGAATTGCTTCCCTTCTCGAAGAATGGGGATATGTCGAAATAATCGACAAAGACGAATGCTATCATGGAGAAGATCCTATGATAAGCATGTCCAACATCAAAATTGTTTCACTCATTGACAAGCCATATTGGCGTTTTGAGCCAAAATATACGTTTAATAAGCGTAGTGATGTTGTAGAGCCTGTAAGGATCATCGATAATGAATAAGATATGTGCAGCTATAATTGCAATAGTGATACTAACAGTTAGTACAACTGCTGCCAATTCAAATAATGAAATTCAGTGGACAATTCATGAGTACAGTTATTCTAGACACTGATGGTGTGTTGCTTGGTTATCGTGACGCATTTAATCAGTGGTTGGTCGAAAAGGGGTTCGTCAAGAACCTAAATTCTTGGCCAGAAAATCAATATTATGTTGACGACTATTTAACAGTTGATAAGCGACACGCTAAAAGCCTGATAACAGCTTTCAACGAATCTCATCACGTAGCCAAATTACCCTCAATCTCACGAGCACAGAGTGCCATTCGTCGTTTACGTGAGAGAGGATACATCCTTCGTGTCGTAACTTCATTCTCGGATCATTATGAATCTATGAAGCTACGTGAGACCAATCTGACAAACGTATTTGGATTGGACGCTTTTCAGTCTATCACCAGTCTCCCTTTGGGACAACCAAAAACTAAATACCTTGCACAGTATGCGTCTGACGACACATATTATGTAGATGATCTGCCACGACATATTACTGAAGCTTTAGAAGCAGGTCTGCCAGCAGATAACGTAATGTTGATGAGTCAACCTTACAATTTCAATTCAGATTACATTAATTATACTTGGCAGGAAGTGATTAGCAAGATTCTAGGAGAATATTATTGAGTAATCTAAATTATGAGGTTGTTAAGGCGGCCGTCGATCAGTATGGTAGCCAGCGGAAAGCTGCGGAAGCTCTAGAAGTAGCCCGTAGTACTGTTCAATATCACCTCAAAATGGGTGAAGTTTCGACGGATCCTGCCGAAAAAGTTCTGCATAGAAATTGTGTAGTGATTGGGGAAGATGTTAAGGATGTTCCATATTTTTGGTATAAAAATGAGGAAGTATCAGTCTTCATTGACCGACGTGAGAAGCCAAGAACATATGAAGATGTTCGGGATGAACTCATTGCAGCGATGTCTCAGCATGCTCCTGTATATGACAAGATCGAGTACAGCAACGATCGCGACCATCTGTTAGTTGTAGATCCTGCCGATATTCACATTGGTAAACTCTCAAAGGTCTACGAAACTGATTCCGAATACAATATCGATATTGCAATTGAGCGTGTAGATCGAGGTATCTCGGATGTAATTGCCAAGTCTTCAGCATTCAAGATCGAGAAGATCGTTTTTGTAATTGGTAACGATGTAATTCACATTGACAATATTCGTAGAACGACAACTGCAGGAACTCCTCAGGATACTACAGGTCAGTGGTGGGAGATGTTCTTTGAGGCGAAGGGTTGCTATGTTAGGGCAATCGAACGTTTGACTGAAATTGCTCCTGTTCACGTTGTTTTTTGTCCTTCTAACCACGATTTCCAGTCTGGTTGGATGCTTGCTGACACAATCTATTCTTGGTTTCGTAACAACCCGAATGTAGAATTCGGCGAAGACCAGCGAAATCTTTCAATGAAGCACCGTAAATACGTTGAATATGGTGACAATTTGATTGGGTTCACTCATGGAGATACGACCAAGGAAAAGGATCTTGTCACGTTAATGCAGCATGAAGCTCGAGCTTCATGGGGTAGAACGAAGTATAGTTATCTATATGTTCACCATTATCATCATAAGATTCGCAATACGTTTGGTAAGGATTCTCAGAAACTCGAAAAGGATCACATCGGTTTTACTGTGATCAATACTGCCCGTCAGAGTTCTCCAGAAAATAATACGTATGTTGAGTACGTTAGATCACCATCAGCTCCTGATGGTTGGCACTCTAGACAGGGACATGTTGCACGTCAGGCTGTCGAAGCTTTTGTCCATCATCCTGACAATGGACAGATTGCAAGATTCACGTCATTCTTTTGATAAATAGGTCAAAAGGATACGTATAATGGCTTTTGGCGATAAAAACAAGAAAAATCCGTTCGTCAAGAAGGATGCTGATGAGACAAAAAATGACGCCCCAGACAAGAAGGGCGGCTCATCAGATCAGCCTACTGAAGGTAAGTCAGATAATAAGTCTGACGATAAAGAAAAGAAATCCCCACCTCAGCCAGGTAAATCTGGGTCAAACAAGGGTGAGGGGATGGAGATCAAAGACAAGGTCAAAGTTGACCTAGAGCCAACTTACAAGTTGAAGGAAGATATCGAATTTATCTTTGATAATGACCTTTCGGATATCAGTGAACACGCTGATATTGTTGAGTGGTATGAGCGGGAAGCTCAGGAATTGGGTGAAGATATTTCATTCACGACCAGGCTCAAGCGTAAAGCTTTGATGAGACGTTTCAAGCAGCGTCTTAAGATCTCTCGTGAGAGATCGGTCAATCGTAGAGCTACAATCGATCGCATTGCGAATCGGGCTCGTAAAAGCGCCATTTCTACACTAAAAGCGAAGTTTTCAGGTGGTAAGAAGACATCAGATCTCTCGAATTCTGAAAAGAATCGTGTTGAGAGAATGGTTCATCAGCGCAAGAATTCAGTAATTCGTCTTACCAGAAAGCTGATCAGAAAGAAGCGTGAACTAGAGCGGGATCGCCTAAAGTGATTCCGTTTTCAGTATTTTCCGAGAACGTAAAGAAGAAATTCGTAGGGCTTTACTTTACAGAAGAAAGCACGGATGCTCTGCGAAATTGGGCATTGATGGCTGGTTTCGACTTGACAACTAAGTTTAACGGTAGTAAACAGTCAGTTCTAGAATTCGATTTCCATACTACAATATTCTTCACCAACAATTATGTTGATATCGCAAATGGCGAATACAAAATTGAGCCATTCACACTCTCGTTGTCACATTTCGAATTACTTGGACATGAACGCAATATTCCAGTGTTGAAAATTAACAGTGATAATTGGACACTTCAGTCTCTACGTCAGGGATTCGAAGAAATGGGATTTAGAGATGAGTGGCCAGAGTATAAACCACACATTTCGCTATCATATAACTGGGATGGCAGACCTAGAATGCAGAATCTAGAAGTCCCGTTGATTCATGTAGTGGCAGACCGAATTAAGGTTGAGGACGCAGACTAATGGAATATTCTGTCGTGATTGCACGCACAGATTCCCCTGATAGAACACAGAAAATGTTCACGTTGAAGGGAGTCAAAGATATGATGAACGATCTTTGGCGTCATCCAAAAGTCAAGGGTGCTATCGCATACCATCTAGATCGAGAAATTGACAGATTCGTTAAAAAGTCAATATAAAAGGGGCCTTTCGGCCCCTTTTTCTTACACTACTTTACAATATTTGGTTGACGCTGGAAATGCGGAAGGTTTCAACTTCCTGGGATCTACAATGATACCTCTAGACTCGAGACCTTTACGGTCATCATAATAGATTGCAAATGTTGTCAATGAAGTTGCGTCTGAATCGAAATAAACAGTTTTGACAGGAGCATGTTTAACTTCACCCATCTCAGTCCCTACATTATTAATAGCGCCTCTAACAGGACTAGCGGAAGCAACTGCTTTCACATCTCCGGAGGAAAGTGAGAGACTAGAAATCCCATAACACATGGGATCATGGTATGGTGTACCAGTGCTAATCCCCCAATGAAGCGGCTCATATCTATGAGTCGGAACTGGAATCGAGTAGGAATCTCGAAGTAGTTTGTTCAAATCATATACTGGAACTTTTTCCGGAATATACATCACTCCAATGACGCCGATATTAGAAACGTCATTTCCAGTTCGACCTGCATATGATGAAGATCGTGATCCAAACTTAAATACTCGAACTTCGTCATCTGAAGTTCTCCACCCGTCAATATATAATGTGCCATATGCTGCAACAATATAACCTTTACTGTGCTCAGAGGCCGGTTCTCCATCCATGACAGATAGACCGTCAACAGAAACAATAATTTCTGCGCGTCGAGGTCGATGGTTTATAACTCGGATTTTGTAGTTTGAGTTCGGCCGACCTTCTACGTAAGTATCTCCTTCGTGAAGATAGGTAGTGATCGGTTTATCGTTGATAAGGATATCAACTGAATAAGCTTTAGACATGATTTCTCCTTTTGGTCTTGTAGCTTAACTTGCTTTACTGCCAATACACAATTAACACTTGTGCAACAGTATTTATACATGTTAAAGCCACCTCCACAAATACATAAATACTCCAAAGACGATTTACATATTAGGAGATACATATGGCTTGGGGTAAGACTGACACCGCCAATAGCGCACCAACTTATATCACAGAGATTAAAAATGGTGACACTGGCATTGAACAGTATGGTAATACTGTTTTTGCTGTAGATGCTGTCGAAGCTTCTGTAACAAATGGTCCAGCATCGCCCGGCTGGGTTCGAGTCGTCCCGAAGGGCAGTCGCAAGTTGTATGAAACACTTGTAGCTATTCGTTCACTAGGACGTGATGCTAATCTTACAAATGGCGCAGACGACGCGGAATTCCCTAACTCCTGACCAAGAAGGTGACTGATATGGTTACCCAGCCAGAAAAAGGTTTTCTAGTAACAGGTAAAACGCTGACAGTATTAGTCAGCGTTATTACTATCGTTGGTGCCCTTTTCGCTGGTGTAACCAAAGTAAATAGCTGGGACAATCGATTGTCAAATCTTGAGATAAACTACTCAGCTCAAGACGAAAATGTGGTAAATTTAAGTAAAAACGTTCAGTCACTTGAACGTGTTATTATCGATTTGAAGTTGGTTCTAACACATAAGCAGCTTCTGTCGCCACCGGCACAGTGATATACAAGTATGAATTTTGAGGGCCAATGAAACAAGAGTTGAACGAAGATAACTTCGTGTTAACTGCAGCCAAGCACTATGACTGCGTATTTCTGAATACAGATGAGTTCCAAGAAGATATCAAACGAATAGCTTACATCAAGCGTTTATTCAATTCATATCGAAAGACTGGTGACCTTAAGGAACGATTGATCCTTAATCATCTGATTGTCATTTATAATGTATTTGGTCTTTTCGCGACGAAGATGTTATTCTTCAAGCTAGATGATTATGACCAATATTTGAAGACTTTCTTGACATTCCTCAGTTATATGCCAGACCATGTTAGTGGAATTGGTCGAGAAATCAGTAGTAAAGAAATACCGCTACACGACGATATTTGGCGTAAGCTTCATAACCTTTAGTAGTGCATAAATAGCTGATGGTAATATTTGGGGGTATTGATGGCTTCACTCGTTGACACATATCTATTGTATAGGTTCGTTCGCGGCCTCTCTACACCATTCACTGAATTGAAAACCTATAAATTAGGCTTGACTGACGACGAGGGCGAATGGGTCGTTCCAAAAGGAGATCGAACTCCTGAACAGAATAATGGTTACACTTACTGGGATATTTTGATCCTCAATATCAAGAAGATGCTTGCTAAGATTCCAGGTGGCAACACTAGATTAGGTACGTTTGCTGCAGCTTTATATCTGATCAAGGAGGGCGACGAAGAAGAAGCTGACCTCCTTAATGTTGACCTTCTTAAAGAAAAATACGATTATTACCTCACTGAGGCCGAGCTGTTCCTTGAAGATGAAGGTGGAGCTCCTACAAACAATATGGGTAGTGGCAATATCGCCGACCCCAAAGCCCCACTGAAGAGAAAGGTGTTGAAGAGATTCAAGGATTTAGTAGATCCTTCTTGACTCCAACTTAAGGATTCAGTAGTGTCGAAATATGAATTTCGACAAGATCATCTACCTCAAGCAAGCAGCTCAGCAGCTTTCCTTCAGGTTATCCCTTTATAAACAGCAATCAATTGCCCCGTTCAGGGGCAATTTTCGTTGCGATATATGTGGGGACTCCCAGAAGAATCGTTTCAAGCGGCGAGGCTTTATTCTTGAAGAAAACGGCAATCTCTTCAAATATTGTCATAACTGCGGTTACTCTGCGCCTCTTGAAATTTACCTCCGAGATCATCAGCCTGATATCTACCAACATTTCAAGTTTCAGATGATATCGGAGCCGGTTCAAGAATCAGAACCGGAACAAGAAACAATTGGCGAGTATTCGATATTATCGCAATACCAGGCACTTGATGGGCTAACTGATATTATCAAGTTGAGTAGAAACCATCCTGCTGTTCAATATGTGTTGGGACGTAAACTGCCAGTAGAAGTGGGGCGCTTCTTTTATACTGACAAGTTCTATTCGTATGTGAACGATATACTCCCAAACAAATTCAAGGAAAATTCTCTAAAAAGAGACCATCCTCGACTAATTCTGCCGTTAAAACGTGAGGATGGTACAGTATTTGGCGTTGTAGGACGTGACATTAAACCGGATAGTGAACTTCGTTATTTGACGATTAAGTTTGATGATTCTGCCGCTAAGATTTACGGTCTAGAGAGGCTCAATAGAGCTGAGCACGCTAAGATTGTAGAGGGTCCTTTCGACAGTCTGTTCCTAACGAACTGTATAGCGTTAGCAGGTACTGACGGCAAGCCAGATGATGTATTTGACAGTCACAGTCAGTACACTTTAATTCTGGATAACCAGCCTAGAAATGTCGAAGTGACGAATAAATATGCTAGATACATATCAGCCGGTTGCCAGATCGTCATCTGGCCCGATTTCTTGAAAGAAAAAGACATCAATGACCTCATCTTAGCAGGTAAAACCTCTGCCGAGATTGAATCTATTGTTGCAGAAAATACTTTTCAAGGGATCCAAGCTGAACTTAGATTCAAACGTTGGAAGAAGTGTAAATGAAGAAGAAATTCACGGTACGAGTTAATGACTACTCCTATGAAGGCGGAACCGCAATCGGGTTCGAGATTCCTGAAGACTTCCTAGAAGCAATGGATCTCAAACTACATGAGATTCTAGAATGGGAAGTTGACACAGAAACAAAGACTACAACCATTACTAAGACAAATACAGTAGTAAGCCAGTAATATGAAACTATTCGACACTCAGATCTCACGTAAGCCCAATCGTTATCCGTGGACTCAAGAATTCATCAATGCAATGTGGCAAGGATTTTGGACTCCAAATGAGTTCGATTTCAAGGGCGACAAACACAATTTCAAGCGGGATCTTACTGAAGAAGAGCGTCGCATTATCGTAAAGACTCTAACTGCAATTGGTCAGATCGAGATCGCAGTTAAGAAGTTTTGGGCTCAGCTTGGCGATCATCTTCCACATCCCTCCATGAGTGATCTTGGCTATGTTCTAGCCAATACTGAAGTGATCCATAATCAGGCGTATGAGAAACTACTTGACACACTTGGACTACAGAAGGCTTTTGAAGAGAATCTTCAGGAACCAGTTGTCAAGGGTCGCGTAGAATATCTTCGGAAGCACCTTGAAAATTCCTTCACAGACAATCGCAAGCAGTACATCTACTCAATTATTCTCTTCACCCTATTTGTAGAGAATGTAAGTCTGTTCAGCCAGTTTTACACGATTCTTTGGTTCAATCGATATAAAAACGTGCTACGTGACACTGCCCAGCAGGTTAAATATACTCGTAATGAAGAGATGATCCACGCTCAGGTTGGGATCAAGATTATCAATACACTTCGTCAGGAATATCCTGAATTGTTTGATCAGGAATTAGAGGATAAGATCCTCAAGGAATGTGCTAGTGCGTTCGAACATGAGAGTGCACTGATCGATTGGATGATTGGCACATATAGTGATGACAAGATTTCTGCGCCAATCTTAAAGGAATTCATCAAAAGTCGTTTCAACAGCTCGCTCTCGTCGATTGGATTCGGTAAACTGTTCAATATTGATTCTGAATTGATTGATGATACAATGTGGATGGATGAAGAGACTCTTGGTAATAATATGGTCGATTTTTTCCATTCCCGCCCAGTAGAATATACAAAGAAAAATAGGGCCTATACTGAAGATGACATTTTCTGATGCCAAATGGCATTATGAATTGATCGATTTAGCACGTTCGAAAGCAAAACAAAGAAGGTATTAATTAATGACTGCACGTTGGCTAAACAAGGAATCGCGACAGTTTCTCAGTCGTGGTTACTTGCAAGGAGAGCAGACCGCCGAAGAAAGAATTCGTGAAATAGCAGAAGGCGCTGAGCGATATCTTTCTAAGCCAGGATTTGCCGATAAATTTGAACAGTATGTGTTGAATGGCTGGGTATCTATGGCCTCCCCTGTATGGGCCAACTTTGCCACTGATAGAGGCCTTCCAATTAGCTGTAACGGCGTCTACGTAGACGACACTATGGACAGCATTCTCCACAAGGTCGCTGAAGTAGGGATGCAGACTAAGGAAGGTGCCGGCACTTCCGGGTATCTGGGAGCTCTAAGACATCGTGGCGCAGCAATTCGTACTGGCGGTGAATCATACGGTCCAGTACACTTCCTTGAGATGTTCGAAACAATCACGAATGTAGTCAGTCAGAGTAACGTTCGTAGAGGCTCATTTGCCGCATATCTCGACATTGAACACCCTGATATCAAGGAATTCCTCACTATTCGTGAAGAAAACTCACCAATGCAGAAGATGTCTTTCGGCGTTTGTGTGACGGATAAGTGGATGGAAGAGATGGTCAATGGCGATAAGGACAAGCGCAAGACCTGGGCCTCTGTCATTCGCCGGCGCTTCGAGACTGGTTATCCCTATATTTTCTATACTGATAACGTTAACAATGCTCGACCTCAAGTCTACAAGGATAAGGGTGTAAAGGTACACGCTTCTAATCTCTGCACTGAGATCATGCTACCTTCTTCCGAAGACGAATCATTCGTATGCTGCTTATCGTCACTTAACCTTTTATATTACCTCGAATGGAAGGATACTGATGTTGTAGAGACGCTAACTTACTTCCTTGATGCAGTGTTGACAGAGTATATCAACAAGACTCTTGGCAAGAAGTTCATGGAGCCCTCTCGCAATTTCTCGATTAATCATCGCGCTATTGGTGTAGGTATTCTCGGATGGCACTCATTCCTACAGTCTCAGAATATTGCTTTTGAATCGAGTGAAGCGCGCGACTATAACGTTGAAATCTTCAAGACTATCGATGAACGTACGCTTGAAGCTTCGAAAGAAATGGCAATTCTATATGGTGAGCCGCCTATGCTAAAGGGCTATGGCTTAAGAAACACAACTAGAATGGCCGTTGCACCGACAACGTCGTCTTCATTTATTCTAGGACAGGTTTCACCTTCTTCTGAGCCTGAAAATAGTAATTACTACACTAAGGATCTTGCAAAGGGCAAGCACACCTACAAGAATCCTTGGCTTAAGGATGTATTGAAGAGCCATAAGCAGGATAATCCAGAGGTTTGGAGATCTATTCTTGTAAATGGTGGTAGTGTTCAGCATCTATCCTTCTTGTCTGAACATGAAAAGAATGTATTCAAGACGTTCGGCGAGATCGCTCAGATCGAAATTATCACACAGGCTGCTGCTCGTCAGTTGTTTATCGATCAGGGACAGAGCATTAACCTGATGGTTCATCCTGAGGCAGACCTAAAGGATGTCAACAACCTGATGATTGAAGCGTGGAAGCTCGGAATCAAGAGCCTTTATTATCAGCGCTCAACCAATCCTGCTCAGCAGCTTGCTAGATCTCTACTGTCATGCGAATCATGTGAGGCGTAATGGAAGAATTAGAAAACGTTAGTGATGTCTACTACGATGACTCGTACATTAAGCTTACTGAGACCTACAGACTTGATGAGACCTACATCAAGTCTGTAGCACTTGATCCTTTCGAATTTAAGAATCGTCGTCAGGATCTTCGACTATCGGTTGGGATGGGAACACTATATTTGTCTGTTTTTCCTGACCCGTTCATAGAGGGAACCCGTATGTGCCAGACAATTGAATGGACACGTGATGAGTGATGAAGCAGTATTTTACGATGATCGTGAAGTAGACGGCATCTATGGCTGGTGGTGGAACCCAGTTGACACTGGTGCATGGGAAGGACCAAAGATCGATTGGGAGACCTCTCATAAACATCTTATTGACAGGCACTGTACACGTAAGCGAACTGTAATACAGGCTGGTGGCAACTTGGGGATGTATCCTAAGCTATTATCACGTCAGTTTGAGAAGGTAATAACATTCGAGCCAGATCTTTTGAATTACGATATTTTGCAGCGTAATTGTGTCGAAACCAATATTACCGCATTCCCACTTGCACTTGGATATGATCACGGCGTTGGGGTAATGAGAAGGCCTTCACGTATTAACGTCGGCATGAATTATGTTGAAAACGTTGGTGAGCTTGATAACTTGTCACCAATTCAAGACAAGGTCGACATAATTCCACTCGACCGTATTATGAAGCCAGATTTAAACGTCGATCTACTAATGTTGGATGTAGAGGGAAGTGAACTTAGTGTCCTTCTAGGTAGCAAAGAGATAATCACGATGTTTCGACCGGTGATTTTCTGTGAGCGTCCTACAATAAACGTGCATTCTTTTCTCGAAGCATATGGATATAGAAAAGCTGATACATCGGCGATGGATACAGTCTTTATTCCGTGGGATTGACGCCTAAATAGGCGTCATGACTCATGAAACAAATCAGTGGATCTACAAAAATAAGCCCTTTTTAGAATCAGATGTTGGCGATTTCGTAGGATTCGTCTATCTTATTACTGAGATATCAACAGGCCGAAAGTATATTGGCAAAAAGATATTCTATAATAAGGTTGTAAAACCACCTCTGAAAGGCAAGAGCCGTCGGAGGATATCTCGGAAGTTCTCCGATTGGCAAACCTATTACTCATCAAGCGATGAAATCAAAGATATTGTTGCTGGGCAGGGTGACGCCGACTATAAACGAGAGATATTACGGCTTTGTATGAGCAAGGCTGAAATGTCATATTTCGAAACGAAAGAAATATTCTCTCGCGATGCACTTCTCAAGGATGAGTACATTAATAAATGGGTCAGTTCACGAATTCAGAAAAACCAGCTAAAAAGCGTTATCGTATAACGCAATTCCTTGGCGATATTGATGCTAAGGATCAGCCTGAAGACACTGCAGTGGTGACTCTTGAGGGGGCATGTCCAAACTGTGCTTCTGGTGAAAACTCACTAATCATCCTTAATACTAAAGCAATTTCACCTACAGTGAAGAAGTTCTACTTTCGTTGCCTTCAATGCGACAGCGATGAAGGAAGTGTCCTACTTAATATGTGAGAATGTAATGAGAGAACATCTAGCCCTTACTATTTGTCTACAGTTGATGAGTGACTACGAAGACTTGACCGAGTCAATCGGTGAACCACGTCAGTTGACTTCACGTACTGCTGATGAAATACCTCCACTAAATTCCCCGTTTCCATCCTTGAATGTTATGCACGACAATGTGTTGGCTCAGTTCAAGGCTCATTATAGCCATGTTAAGGAGTTCAATTATGGCAGTTAAGACTCGCTCAAAGGTCGTTTCTAACGGTACTCGACGTTCAGTTCGGAAGATCAACACTCGTAAGGACCCAAGCGTTCGGTTTGCTAACCAGCTTGATGCCTTTCTTAGCGGTAAGAACGTCGTGATGACGATTCCTAACGGTAATCCGCTAGAGACCAACAAGCGCTTCATTAAGGTCAACGCTTCGCAGATCTATGGAGATTGGCGCGCGATGCGGTCAGGCCTCATCGACAAGACTGATCACAGCAAGAAGGGTAAGCGGAAGTGACCATCGAGGTATATGGCAAGCGAAATTGTTCGTATTGCTCTCTTGCCAAGAGCTTTCTAGATAAACAGAACATCGAATATTCATATTTCGATGTTGAAGCTGAAGGTTTCGACCTCACTACACTACTCAAGGTCACTGCTCCTGGTGCTAGAAGCGTACCCATTATAGTAGTTGATGGTAAATGGATTGGCGGTTATACAGAATTGACAAAGGAATTTAAGTGAATATCATTGAACTGCTTAGGAACGAGGTTCCAACTCGTATTAAGTTTACTAAGGCTGATGGATCCACTCGTGTAATGTGGGCAACTCTGAACTCTAAGTGGCTACCTCCTGTTGATCCTGACGCTAAACCTTCTACTAAGGTACGTCCTGAAGGTACGTTTGCCGTATTTGAAATCGACAATGGATGGCGATCCTTCAAGATCGAAAATCTCCTCGAAATTGCATCCTATCACACACTCGAACGCGCCAAGGAACATGGTTTGGTGCTAAAGGACTGATTATGGCTGACGTGATTGCTAAGAACTGGGCTATTTTTCAGGTATTCTACGGAGATAATACTTCTATTTTCTGTACTGTTACCAATGTGTTAGGTGTATCTGCCGACGTAACAGTTGCCAGTGAAGGTGATCAACTATACGTTATGACAGATAATAACACAATTTACTTGGATACCCTTAGAGAACCTCTAAAGTTGGGTCATCTATATGTATGGTCTACATGGCTAGATATGCACAAGCGTGACAACAATGTTATTGATGCTTGTGACGTAACTGAGGATTTTATGGGTTTTATGGATTTTACGGATGACTGAGATTGTTGAAGGTAAGTTCGTAACAAACGAACTATCTAAGAACGCAATGGGTGGCACAGAGCAGATGGCTCTTAGGATGATTCGGGATATTGATCCTGAACTCCTAAAGAAATTCCAAATCATCCATTCTCGCCCTCGTGAACTGCGAACTGACCTCAAGAAGATTCTCGTTTGCCATGATCTGGCCGGTGACGATGAGGTAGCCCAACTTGCTGATGTAAATTATCGTAAACAGTTTGACAAAATTGTGTTTGTGAGCAATTGGCAAGCTCAAATGTATAATCTTCAGCTCGGAATTCCTTATAGTGAATTTGTAGTGATTCCTAATGCGATCGAACCTTTCACTGCAGATCGTGAGGCTAGAAAGCCAAAGAGTCCAGATGAGCCTATTCGTTTGATCTATCATACTACTCCTCATCGAGGCTTAGTACTACTTTGTCACGCATATGAGGAATTCACTAATAGATTTCCTGATTTTAAGGTTGAATTGGACGTTTATTCGTCGTTTGATGTATACGGTTGGGGCGAACGAGACACTCCTTATAAGCCTCTGTTTGACCACATTAAATCGCTTCCTGGCGTCACATATCACGGATTTAAGCCGAATTCAGAGGTTCGCGAAGCTCTGACAAAGAGTGATATCTTTGCATACCCATGTGTTTGGCCTGAAACGTCGTGTATTGCAGCGATTGAAGCGTTGTGCTCAGGCAATCTAATGCTATATCCTAATTTAGCGGCATTGCCTGAAACAGTGTGGATGTCAGATCCTGTTTTTCAGTATCAGTGGACAGAAAAAGCTCAGGATCACGTCAATGTGTTTTTCACAGCATTGACCAATCTTCTATTCAAGATGAGAGAGCATCCTGAGCAAGTCTCTGAAGTAGCATTTCGTCAAATGCTTGTATATAATGCTGAATATAATTGGTATTCTAGAGTGAAGAGGTGGGAGTCTCTCCTTAATTCACTCGTCTAAGGAGAATAGAGTTGAAAACTAAGTTTGAGATGGCTCGAGAAGTCATTAGCACTCATCCCGGAGTATCTCGCAAAGAGATGATTGCAATCTTAGTTGATCGTGTAGGGCTGACTACTGCAGGAGCCTCAACATATCATTATAATATCACAAAGAAGGCTGCGAATACTGAAACGCAGCCTTCTCGCGCTGAAGCAGTAAAGACTCAGGTTTCCTTTAACAAGCGCGGTAGCAAGACAGCTACCAAGAAGAACTTGATCACATACAAAAATTCTCACGGCGCAGAGCCAACATCGATCAACTCGAAATGTGAACTGACCCGTGCCTTGAATTGGTACAACTATATCCATGAGCCTGTTCAGTCGAAAGAATGGCTTATCGAATATGTTACCAAGCATTTCCCTGATAAGACAGCGATTTTTAATCGGTTAGATATTAATAATTTCGGATATACGGCTGGTTGGATTGGTCGTATGATACTGAATGGATTGAATATCGATCCGGAAACTGTTAACTGGTTGCACTCGAAGATCAATTCATATATTGATGAATCTGCAACAAGTGATGAGACACTGGGTCGTCGTCCTACTGACAAAATCAGCCTTTATTTGCCCGATTTTGAGGATGCGGTTGACAGGTTTTATGATGGGGAAACAGAGTTCTCTGCATATAATTACTTAACGTCAAACGTCGTACCTCAGATTTATGCATCTCGAATTGCTGAATATTATCGGCCTTGGCTCGAAGAGCTCGAAGCTGCAATCAAAAATACGGATCCGCAGATCAAAGAAGGGTATGCGCATCTAACAAGTACTCAGAAGCGCGCACGAGCAGCCTTCATCAAAGCAATTATCGATGATTGCAGTCGATATGTGGGTAACACGCGTAAGGAACGTAAGCCCCGTCAGAAGCGGGCAACATCGAATGCAACAAAGCTCAAGCACTTCCGATATATGAGTAAACATGACGCTCTTAAGCTCGTTTCAGCTAATCCTGAAACGATCATTGGTGCATCTCAGTTGTTTGCATTGAATACAAAGAACAATGTACTAACCGTCTTTAACGCAAAGACGGGAGGTCTTGATGTAAGTCGCAGTTCTATCACAAATTATGATGAGACTACCACTAAATGTAAACGTGTAGGTCGGTCTCTTAGTACCGCAGTGCAGACAGTATTGACTGGCACTAAGTCAATGCGAAATCGAGTTCTTGATGCTGTCAAAACTGATTTTGCAGGTGTCATTGACCGCCTAAATAATGATACGATCCTATTGAAGGTCGTAAAATAAGAGGTAGCGTAGTGTCAACTGATGACGAAGAAGAAACAAATGTCTACCAGTTCCCTGATTTGCTAACAGAAGAGCGCAAATTTAACGCAAATTCGGCCAGGAATTTTCTGGAAATGACTAAGAAGGAATTTGTCGAAGAGGCGGCAGATTCGATCTACGAGGAAACAATCCATCATCTCAAACAGTTTGGATTTTATAACGGCATCGGCAAGTACGACGGACGTGATCTGCACTTGATCAAAGAGATGTTAACTAGTATTATGTATCGTCATTATGGCTTCGAGCATTTCTTGCATAACATCGTTGAACAGCTTATGCCATACGAACTTGAAGATTCCGAAAAAACTGAGCCTGAGCCTGAGCCTGCTCTACAAGATTGAGAATATCATTTGATTTTAGTCGATTATAGCCAGATCTCGACTGCAGCATTTGCTGCAGCGGCACGAGAAGCGTCGTACGATATTCAGCTTGAAGTTGAGCTCGAACAGGTACGGCATATGATTCTGAACTCCATTAGGTTGATCAATTCAACATACTCCCATGAATATGGAGAGGTTGTGATTGCTGCAGATATGCCTAATTCGTGGAGAAAGCAGATCTTCCCTTATTATAAGGCGAATCGAAAGGCTGAGCATGACGCTCAGGATGTTATCGATTGGCCTAAGCTTCGCGAAGTATGTAAGACTGTACTAAGTGAAATGGAGCAATATCTTCCATACAGGGTTGTTCGAGTAGAAAACTCTGAAGCTGACGATATCATCGGAGTTCTAGCTCGAAAGGCAAGTGACGAAGGTGAATTGACTCTGATCCTATCAGGAGATAAGGATTTCGTGCAGCTTCAGGCTGATACAATCTGGATTAAGCAGTATTGCCCGCGCAGATCAGTATTTCTAGGTCATCAAGAACCCAAGCGACTGCTCTTTGAGCACGTATGTAAGGGTGATAGGGGTGACGGCATTCCTAACATACTGTCTCCAGCCGATTCGCTAGTAGCAAAGATCCGTCAGAAGCCTGTCAGACAGACAAAGCTAGATCTTTGGTGGGAAGATCCTTCAGAGATCAAAGATCTTCCACGATTCAGAGAAAATATCCGCCTGATCGACTTAAAGAAAACGCCTAAAGGACTGCAGGAAGAAATCACAAATAAATTTGACACCTTTCAGGTCGCAGATCGCCGTGATCTACTCAATTACTTTGTGAAATTCAAGCTTCCTAAGCTTGCCAAGCAGATCAATGATTTCTAAATACCCCATGAGCTTTTGGAGACTTAATGATGTTACGTGAAACTGCCTTTGCCACGCTATCCCGTGTAGCGAAGATTAATGACCGAGATGAACGGGCCGCTGAACTTCGGCGGGTATGTCGAGAACGCCCTGCTATCGCAATGTACATTCAGTATGTGTATCACCCGAATGTAGCATTTGACCTTCCCAAGGGAAAGATTGAATATCAGCGGTCAGGTGAAGACCAGTACGGGATGTTCTATTCGCAGGTTCGCAAGCTGAAGAATTTCTTCACGACCTCGCCCGTTTCAAAGGAACGGAAGCTAGAAAATTTCATTGTCCTTCTAGAGACTGTCACGGGATCAGACTCCGATCTATTGATTGCTGCAAAGGATAAGTCGCTGCCTTGGAATAGAATGGGTCGACAGTTTTGCGTAGAAGCTCTTCCAGAGTTATTTCCGCAGGAAGCTAGTTGATGCCAATTTACACATTTGAACATCGTGAAACTGGCGAGCAGAAGACTGAATGGATGTCGGATGCAGAACGAGTTGTCTATCTTAAGGACAACCCCCAGTTGATGCAAATTATTGTTAACGCCAATGGATTTATTGGCGGAATCAATCAAAAGCCCGATGATGGGTTTAGGGATATCTTGCGAGAGATTAAGAGAGTCAATCCAAGAAATACCATTGATACGATGTAACCAAGGAGCATAAATTGGATCGTACCCGAGTAACAAAGAAGCGTGTAAAGACTAGTGAAGACAAGTCTCAGAAGCCAAATACCTCATTACGATTGAATCAAATAACGCCGCTGACATCTGTTCAGTCGGCGTTTTTTAATGTCTATAATGAGTACGATGTACTGTCGTTGACAGGATCTCCAGGTACTGGCAAGTCTTTCCTAGCTTTATTCAAGGCTCTCGAAGATTTTGAAGCTGGCGAACAATACCAGAAAATCGTTATTGTTAGAAGCTCAGTTTCTGGACGAGCTATGGGGTTTTTGCCTGGTAGTAGCAAAGAAAAGATGGAAGTTTTCGAAGCTCCGTACATTTCAATTGTTAACGAATTGTATGGTAGAGGTGATGCATACTCGATTCTGAAGAATAAGGGTATAATCGAGTTCATTTCATCATCATTCTTGCGTGGAACCACGTGGAACAACATGATCGTCATTGTTGATGAGTGCCAGAATATGTCTTACCAGGAACTTTCCACAATTCTTACAAGGTTCGGTAGCAATTGTAAGCTAATACTTTGTGGTGATGTCAATCAAGATGATCTCACAAGCGAGAGATACAACGAAACTTCAGGATATGCTAAAATTCTTGAGATTCTTCAAGGGGTTAAACGTGCATATTCTCTAACATTCGGTGTTGACGACATTGTACGTAGTGGTTTCGTAAAAGACTTCATTATTGCAGCTAATCGGTATGAGAAGAGGGCCAAGAGATCTCTAAATCGTCAGGGCAATGATCAAATAATTGTTACTTCACTTCAATTATTAGATCCAGTCGCTTAAAAAGACTTGCATATCTGTTGAAACGAAGGTATACTCCATGAGTTGAGTAAGTGGAGTGCGTCATGAAGTATAAGCAGATTTCAATTACGAAGGATGATCCCAAGTCCAAGATTCTTGGAGAAAGCATCTCAGTTTTTCTTGAACCGCGACAAGCGTCGGTTTACATCGGCCTGATTAAGTCAACATGGCCTGAAACAACAATCTCAACTCGTTTTCCAGCGTGAATTGAGTATAATACACAAATAACGGGCAAAAGTTGCCCGTTATTTCTATTACATGGGTAGCATGGATACATTTTATACGTATGTCGGTCAGCATTGGGATGATATCTTAGTGTCTGGGTATGAAAACGGCATCAAATTTAATCGCAAAGTCAAGTATACTCCTTATCTTTTCGTACCAGGCAATGGCGAATTCAAGACTGTTGACGGTAAGAATCTCTCACGGATTGACTTCGATTCGATCAAAGAAGCTCGTGAATTTGCAAAACAATACGATGAGATCGCTAATTTTAAGATTTACGGTCTTTCAAACTATCCTTACGTGTATCTCTATGAGAAATACCGTAAACTTAGTGTAGATGCTAAGAAGATTCGAGTTGGTAATCTCGATATTGAGACTGATTCACAGGATGGGTATGGCAATATCCAGTTGGCTGATAGAGCCATTGTATCAATTACAATTAAGGTACTCCGCGAAAAGGAAATTTTCGTACTCGGGCTCAAGCCATACCAGACGGAAGAGCCTGAATTGCTCGATATGATCACCAAAGGCTACAAGATCAAGTATGTTGAGTGTGTAAATGAAGCAATGCTGTTGCGTCGTTTCATCAAGATATGGCAGCATTTAGAGCTCGACGCCACGATGGGGTGGAACTCTAAAATGTTCGATATTCCATATATTATCAAGCGGATTAAGCAGACCCTTACAGAAAAGGATGCTCTTGAACTGTCGCCTTTCAATCGAATTGACAAGGGCGAAGTCACTATGTATGGAAGAGTGAACGATGTGTTCACTATTTGTGGCGTTCCTCACCTTGATTACATTGAGGTATACCAAAAGTTCTCCACGCCTGCGAACGGTAGAGAGGAGTCATATACTCTTAACTATATCTCAGGTAAGATTTTGAAAGCAACTAAGCTCGATTATTCTGAGTATAGAACGCTTGCTGCACTATATAATCAGAATTTCAACAAGTTCATCGACTACAATATCATCGACGTTCTACGTGTTGAGCAGCTTGAAGAGTACCTAAAATATCTTGAACTAGTGTTCACGATTGCGTATTTTGCAGGCATCAATTATGAAGATACGTTTGGAACGATTCGACCTTGGGATATTATGATCCATAATTACCTTATGGATCGCGGGATTGCAATTCCCACAAAGGTTAGAAACACCAAAGAACGTCAGATCGCAGGTGGACATGTTAAGGATCCACATGTTGGCCGCCATGAACATGTAATTTCATTCGATTTTACAAGCCTCTATCCGATGTTGATTCAATCTTTCAATATTTCTCCTGAGACTCTTCTAGGGTCTTTCGACCCAGTTGTTGGTGATTATTCAGTTGATAAGATCCTTTCAGGTATAATGTCACAGTATGTTGACGAGATGGTCGAAAATAACGTGGCTATTACGGGTAAGGGAACTGTTTTTTCACGAGATAAACAAGGATTCATGCCGGCTTTGATGCAAGAGTTATTTGCCGAACGTAAGCGATATACTGCGATCGAAGAGGCGGCAGATGCTAAGTTAGCTCCGGTGATGACTGAAATTGAGCGTAGAGGAATTAAGACGAAGTGACAATTAAGCTAAATAGAGGATGAAACCAAACAGTAAAAAACAGTATATTCAAGAATTGGCCCCAATAATCCAGAACCTCTTAGATTCTGGACTCTCACTAAGTGAGGGTTGTACTAAACTGGGATTAATATACCACGCGACCTACGCTTTGTTAAAACGTCATACTAATTTAGTAATATCTACTAAGACTAACGGTAAAAGTGCATCAACATTAAAGGCCTTTCAAAATAAGATCAAAATTCCTGATTCCGAATTAGAAACGATAAAAGATCTATATTTCAATGAAATGATGTGTTTGAGCGCAATAGGTAAACGTTATAATACAACAGGTGCGACAATTATGTCTTTTATGAAAAGACATAATATCGTTAGACGAACTCATCTCGAAAACAAAATTCGAATGCTAGATCGACCTGAGTATAGAGCTCAACTAAAAGATTGGGGTGTTCAAGGATATCTAGCTAGACGAACTACACGAACTAAACCTGAACGATTGTTTGCAGAATTTCTTGAACGTAATAATATAAAATATGAAGAGCAATTTAGACGAGTAGGTAACAAGCACCCTTACGATTTTCGATTGAAAGACTACAATACGTTAGTTGAAATAGATGGACATTATTGGCACTCCAAACCTGAACAAAAACTGAAGGATGATATTCATACTAATGATGCAATTTCTAAAGGATTTTATGTGGTCCGTATTTGCACCAGTCAGTTAAAAAATGATAGTTTTAAAGTTATATTAGAGAGATTTTTGAATGAATGTGGATACTCTGTCGAATTTATCGAATGAGGAACTGACTAAACACCGTGATTCTCTCGAGCAAGAAGTGTTCCAGAATCATGGGTTTAGCAGCGCGATAAAGGTGTTACTTTAACGGGGGGTACGGCGCACTTTCGAACGAACACATGAGGTGGTATGCCGATGATCTAGCAGAGAGTATTACTCTTTCCGGCCAGCTCTCGGTTAAATGGGTAGAGCGTGACGTCAATTTGTTCCTCAACAACCTATTGAAGACCACTGATGTCGATTATATTGTTGCGATTGACACCGATTCTTGTTATGTGAAGGCTGACGCAGTTGTAAAACGCGCCTTCAAGGAAGAAACATACGATCAGGAAGAAGTCACTGTATTCCTTGAGAATTTTGCTGCAAAACTTGAACAGGTGATCGCTAACAGCCTTGAAGAACTATATATATCAACCAATATCTTCGAGAAGAAGCTTCATATGAAGCTGGAAGCAATTGGTTCTGCTATTTGGACTTCCAAAAAGCACTATGTAATGGCTCTGAAGTCGTTCAAGGGAGTTCATCACTTCCCTCCAAAGATCAAGATGCAGGGAATCGAGGCAGTTAGATCATCAACGCCTAAGTTCTGCCGTGAGGCAATTAAGGAAGCTATTCCTAAGATCATTGAGGCAGATCGGGATTGGTTGAAAGCATTCATTGAAACCAAGCGTGAAGAGTTCTCCGAACTACCATTTGATCAAGTAGCATCTCCTAGAGGTGTTAGTGATATCGACAAGTGGTTCGACAAGGACTCAATTTACATCAAGCGTACGCCGATCCAAGTGCGTGGAGCATTGCTATATAATAACAAGGTAGCAACGACGAAGCTCAATTACGATCTTCCAATGATTCGTAGCGGTGACAAAATTCGATTCTGCTATATGAGACTACCAAATCCGTTAATGGAGAACGTGTTTGCTGTTCCGGATGAGATGCCAGAAGCGTTCCAATTGGATGACTACATCGATTATAGCAAGCAGTTCGATAAAACGTTCATGGAGCCAATCAAGAATCTAATCAAAGCAGCAGGTATCGATATATCTGACAAGATCGACATCACTCAATTCTTCTCGGAGCCGCTTGCAGAGGAAGACCAGGATCCTACTGCAGGTCTCGATCTAATTGAAGACGATGGGTTCTGGGATAATACTGAAGAGGAAGATACAGTTTGGATAAACTAGACGAGAATGGCCCAACTATTGACTTTACCAGAAGTGAACTCAAGGATTTCGGGTTTACTTTTGAAGAAGACTTGAGTAATGTATCTGTTACTGAGCTAGAAGAATTGCAAGCTCTAGTCAAGAAGCAAGAAAAATCGCTTAAGGTTCATGATGCAGTCGCTAGAGAGTTAATCAAGCGAGTCATTTCATTTACCAATAATCTCAAGAGAAGTCCAGAAAAGCCTACTATCAATTGGCCAAATAGAGTTGAGTCTATTGACAAGTGGGTAGCTGAGCTGCACGAAATTTACGCTAAGATCAAGGAATAATAATGTCTAATGAACTAATGAAGCGTTTCAAGAACAATTCTACTCTTGAATACGCTGGAGTAATGTCCGGCTCTGATATCTTTAATACTCGTGATGAAGTAGCAACTCCGATTCTTGCACTGAATATTGCATATTCATCGAGAATTGATGGTGGTCTCGGCGCAGGTATTACCTTATGGGCAGGTCCATCCAAGCACTTTAAATCGATGTTCTGCCTAATTTCGGCTGCGTCATACTTGAAGAAGTATCCAGATGCAGTGTGTCTATTCTATGATAATGAGTTTGGTTCGCCGAAGGCCTACTTTGAATCTGTAGGAATCGATCCAGACAGAGTCCTACATTCGCCATTCTTCACTTTGGAAGAGCTTCGTACTGATATCGTTAATCAGCTTAAGATGGTTAAGCGTGGCGATAAGGTAGTAATCGTTATTGATTCGCTTGGGCTTGCAGCTTCTGAGAAAGAAGTCAAGGATGCAGAGGATGGAAGCGAAAAGGCTGACATGACTCGTGCTAAGATCAACAAGTCACTATTCCGTATCATCACTCCTCACCTTCGCATCAAGGATATCCCACTTCTAGCTGTAGCTCACGTGTATGATACGATTGAGATGTATTCTAAGAAGGTAGTTTCAGGTGGTTCTGGTCAGTATCTTGCCGCTGATAACATCTATATTATTGGTCGTCAGCAGGATAAGCAGGGTAAGGAACTTCTTGGTTATGACTTTATTATCAATGTAGAAAAGAGTCGATATACGCGCGAGAAGTCGAAGATTCCTGTCAAGGTTTCTGCTGAAAATGGCATCGACAAGTGGACAGGTCTGTTTGATATGGCAATTCAGGCTGGTATCATCGAGCGTACTGGCAAGCGATATCATGTAATCGATACTCGGAGCGGTGAAGTTCTACGCGAATCCTTCTATCGAAAGGCAGTTGAGCGTTCCGGTGATTTCTGGCGAATGGTGTTCGAAGGAACAGCCTTCGAAGAATGGATCACTAATGAATACCGTGTAACGCACGGAGATATCATCTCCGATGTCAACGATGAAGATGAGATCGACCTCAATCTCGAGGATTGATCAGTATGGAGAAGATGATCCTCTCCTCATTGCTGTTCAATGAGGATTATACTCGTAAAGTGCTCCCCTATCTGAAGAAGGATTACTTTCATCAGATGGGGGATCAGGTTGTATATAAGCTGATTCGGGATCACTATGTCAAATACAACAAGTTGCCGAGTGCAGCTACACTCCAGGTTGATCTTGACAATAGTTCGTTAAAGGAAAATGCATATGATCAAGCAGTCACAGCGATTCAAGATCTGTCGAACCCTCATGCAGAATTTGATTGGCTAGTTGATAACACAGAACTATTCTGTCAGAAGCAAGCATTCTATAACGCTCTATCGAAGGCCTCAGGCCTAATTGAGAGTGACACAGTAGATGATTATGGTCAGGCATTAGGTCTAGTTCAGGATGCTCTTGCGGTTACCTTTAATAATCACATTGGTCACGACTATTTTGAAGATGCTGAAGCTCGATTTCTAGCATACCATGAGAAGAAAGATCATCTTTCTTGTGATCTACAGATCTTTAACAAGGTCACAAAGGGCGGGTTCAGAGAGAAATCTCTAACTCTGTTCCTTGCGCCAACTGGCGTTGGTAAGTCGCTTGCTCTGTGTCATATGGCGAGCTCATTCTTGTCTATGGGTAAGAATGTTCTATATATCACGCTTGAAATGTCAGAAAAGCAGGTGGCTGAACGTATTGACGCCAATCTGCTCGACATTCCCTTTGAGCAGCTTGATAAAATTGAGCGTGGCGGGTTTATCGCACGTGTAAATCGTCTTCGCAAGAAGACTACAGGACAGTTAATTATCCACGAATACCCTGCTCATCAGGCTCATAGTGGACATTTTCGTCATCTAATCAACGAATTACGGATCAAGAAAGACTTTGTTCCTGACGTAATTGTAATTGACTATCTAGGAATTTGTGGTTCATCTACAACTTCTCGTAATGATAATATGTTCGAGAAGGGCAAGCGGATTGCGGAAGAGATTCGCGCACTTGCACAGGAATTTAAGTGTAGAGCATTCTCTGCAGTGCAGGTCAATCGTGAAGGCACGAAGGCCGGAGATTTCAGTCTGACTGATATCGCTGAAAGTTGGGGCATTGCAAACACGGCCGACTATGCATACGGCATCGTGGCAACGGAAGAGCTTTTGAAGCTCAAGAAGTGGAAGATTCTACGTCTAAAGGATCGATACAACAACTATACGACCTATTATCCATCATTTATCATTGGAATTGACCACGACAAGATGAGAATGTACGATATTGATAGTGATAATGACGATGAAGATAGTGATAACCCAGTGTTTGACAGTACATCGATTGGCGATCAGAGATTTATGGGCCTGATCTCATAAATATGAGAAAGGAACACTCTGATGCTTACAATTGCACTAGGCGCTTTCACTTGGATCAAGTCAAACATTAAATGGATTGTTATAGGACTATGCGTCATTATGGCGTCCATTACGCTAAACAAACTATATAATATGGTTCTAGAGAATGGACAATATAGAATCCATGTTGAAGAACAGCAGAAAACTATCGCCAATAAGGACAATATTATTCGGAAACTCGAGCAAGATAAGCTAGATGTTCAGATTATATTGATGGATCGTGATGCGAAAGTCAAAGAGCTTGAGCTTCAGATGGATGGAATAACTGTTGATCTTGGTTCAGATGCAAACGATCAAGCGCCTGAAGCAATTAAAGAATTCTTCAGGCGCTTGAATAAAAGGTATGTAAAATGAACACGGCGTATAAGATTGCTGTTCTAGTCGCACTCGGTTCCGTTATGGCCGCATGCGCTAAACCTCCAGCGCCAGTAGTAATTGATCAGACGAGGACTGTTGTAATTGCGCCTCCGGAAACTCTTTTGAAATGTCCTGAGTTGAAACAACTGCCTAATCCTGATACTCTAACAAATCAGCAGGCTGTGTCAGTTATATCTAAGCTGGTTGAAAATAACCAAACCTGTGCAATCAATATGGCTCAAATTAAAGCCTATGTAACCCGAGCTAAGGTCACTCATGCTGACTAGTTTTATTATAATGTATCTAATAGTGAGTGGATCACTTTTGATCCAGACTCTACTATCAGATAACCTCGTTAATATGAGGTTGCGAGAGCGTTTCCGCAATACAAATATGGTGACCACTAGTGTATTTCTACTAGTGTTCTGGCCTCTAATCGTTATTATACACGGCCGATGAAATTAATCATTGCTGGCAGTAGAACCATCAATTCGATGGACGTTTTGTGCCGTGCTTTTGGCAAATTCTCTGACAAATTTGTTGGATTAGACATAATCGTCTCTGGGCATCAACCTAAAGGCGTGGATGCTCTTGGAGAGAAATTTGCAGAGGATTTTGATCTAGATATCAAGACATTTCCTCCTGACTACGACAATTATCCTCCAAAAGTTGCTCCGCTAATGCGTAATAAGCAAATGGCTCATTATGCAGATAAGGCGTTGATTGTATGGGACGGAATCTCAACTGGCTCTAAAAATATGGAGTGGAACATGAAACAGTTGAGGAAGCCTGTCTTCGTCTATAAGGTGGAAATCATCAAGGCGTTTGATGACTCAAATAGGGTATTCTACCAGTTACCGACTGGTGAGATTTTGGAGTAGACTATGGATTATGCTGCTAAAATTCAGATCGGAAAGCATAGCTATAACTGGATGAAACGTGGATATTACGAGCGGATTGTATCTGGTCCTAAAGGAATGGAAATATTCATTGTAGTCCCGTTTGAAGGCGTCGATCCTGAAAATTGGCGGTTCTCTTATTCTCGTTTTGCGTATACTCCGACCCCGTGGGAATATTCGAAGCTGGTCAACGATATTCTGCTGCAGGTGTCGGATAATGCTCAGTCATCGGAAGAAATTCCCGAAATCAAATCTAAGCCTAGCCTTGTTGTGGTGAAGTGATGATTAACGTATACGACTATGTGTGGCCAACATCCAAATACGATAAGCCGGGTTGGTTCGACAAGATCAAATCCAAGATTAGGGCATACAGACTGAAGCGATCGATCAAAAAGATCATCGTTGAAGTTGATCAAGTGATGAAGGATCATAATGGAAATCGATAATCACGAAGTAAGATTGTACGTCATTGTCCGAACTGATATGGATTCGATGAATCCAGGTCGTGTTGCAGCTCAGGTCAGTCATGCCGCTTCACAGGTAGCGTGGGCAGCGTTCATTGTTCCTCGCGACTCCGAAATCCAGGCTCTATATGCGGAGTGGGTCGGCACGAGGGCTGCTGACCAAATTCGAGGTTTTGGAACCACTATTGTTCTCGACGGCGGTGACAATTTCAATGAACTCTGTGAACTCGGAACACATCATGGCGTCGTAATCGACCCAACCTATCCGATTTTGGACGGTAAAATCGTTCATTTGGTCAACATTCCTACTTGCTCTTGGATCCTAGCACGTGTTAAGGATGTGCCTGAACAGATCCGAAATCTCCCTCTATACAAAGGATAATAACGATGATTTACCGTGATAACTGCTTTTCGCCCGCAGATTGGAACAAGCTGAAGCTTGAGCTTGAGGTTGAATACTCTGAAATTCGACTCGATGTCTTTGATCTCTGCGCAGTTGACACTCTTACTCTCGATTATGAGACGTACAGCCTCTGGGTACATACCTGGAAGAGTGTTTACAGTGCCCTATCGGATATGATCCGTGAACTCAAGGAAGAGCAGGAATTCCACTACGTCAACAAGTATGCAAAGCTAGTGAACACTCTGCTGAATGCTCGAGCTTTTGCCAAACAGGAGCATCGGAAGCGTGTCAAGCCACTTATTGAAGACGATCAGTCGTAAAGAACTGGCTGTAACTAAGGGTCAGAAGTGGATCGCTGATAGCCTTCAATATGAAGTAATCATGGGTTCAACTGCCTATGGCGTATCAACGGACACTTCTGACCTCGATATCTATGGTTGGTGTATCCCACCTAAATCGTTTGTCTTCCCTCATACAGAGGGTTATATTGACGGTTTAGGCCCTTCACCTCCTAGATTTGAACAGTTTTCACAGCACCATGTGAAAACTGCACGTCACGAGTACGATTTCACAATCTATAACCTCGTCAAATACGTTCAGTTAGTCGCTGAAAACAATCCAAACATGATTGATTCACTGTTTGTACCTCCAAACTGTGTCACACATATTACCGAAGTTGGCAATATGTTGCGTGATCGACGTAAAGATCTCCTACACAAGGGATCGTGGCACAAGTTCAAAGGATATGCTTACTCTCAGATTCACAAGATCAAGAACAAGGAATTCAACCCTAATTGGACAACGAAGCGTAAAGACCGAATCCAAGAAATTGGCTTCGACAGCAAGCAGTCATACCACGCTGTCCGTTTGATCGACGAAGCCGAGCAGATCCTGCTTCACGGTGACATTGACCTACAGAGAAATCGTGAGCACTACAAGGCTATTCGTCGCGGTGATCTGACTTTCGACCAGGTTGCTGAATACTTCTTCAACAAAGAACGCGACCTCGAGAAAGTGTATCTCGAGTGTAAACTGCCTCATGGTCCCAATTGGCCCATGATTAATGGACTAGTTTATGATATTTTGGAACAGTTTTACGGGTCTATTTCTGAAGTACCGAGGCATAATGATGTCTCATTACTTCTAAATGATCTAGAGAAACTATTCCATAGGTATAAACAAGCATGAAATATCTAGACGCTGTTGTATTAATTCTTCTGTCAGTATTCGTCTATGCGGCAATGACAGACAGTAATTGGTACGAGTTTCGACACAATATTCTTGGTGAAAACCCGAGAAGTATTGCAGAAAATGTTGAATCTACTACTGAGATATTGGTAATCAACTCTGAAAACCCTAAAGAGATGGGATCTGGTACGGGAGTGCTAATTAACTCACGTCAGATCCTGTCTGCTGCCCACATATTTGACCCCAAGTGGAATAATCCTACTATCAAAGTCAAGGTATTAGGTGAAGATATTGTAGCTAAAGTTGACAACGTTTTCATTGAAAACGGAGAGGATCTAGCGGTACTAACGCTTGAAAAGGCAGTACCGCTAGATCCTATATCTATTGATTGCACTCCATTGCAATATTCTGCTGAAGATGTATACACTATTGGTTCGCCATATGGTACTGAAAAGTTAATCCGGTTCGGCAATATTGCGAGATTGAGCCCAACTTTATACAAACGAGCTTGGCAACAGGATAAAACTGAAGAAGAAAAACTTGAGTGGAAGAAGAATCATAAATCACTCAACACGATTGATATGACAGCTTTTCCTGGTAATTCCGGCGGTCCTGTCTTCAATAAGCGCAATAATATGATTGGGATAGTCAGTAGTATCATGACTGTTATAAATTTAAATGGGCGTGGATACGAAAATAACCATTATACATTCACTATTAAGCCGGAATTAGTGTGTCAAGTTCTCACTGATGGCAAATATAAATTCATGAAAGCATAATATGACAACAATTAGTGCCAAATCGGTACAGTCGTCTCGCGGTCTATCAACGGGCGAAACTGTCCATTCAATTGAGGCTAGATATCCTCGATTTATCCACGCAGAAGTAATGACTCATCGCGATTTCTCGCGAAATGCAGCTAGCTCTCGAGCTATTCCGATCCTTAAAATGATCAAGGATATCATCAAGGATCCGGCAGTCCCACTGCACCTTGGAGCCGCCCAGAAGGGAATGCAGGCAGATGTTGAGCTGACAGGATGGCGCCGTTGGCTTGTTCGGACTGCTTGGCTTACTGCAATGTGGTTCGTAATTGTACTAGCTTTGATTGCATACGCAGCCGGTGCTCATAAGCAAGTTGTAAATCGAATGCTGGAGCCTTGGTCGCATATCACAGTAATCATTACCTCTTCGAGTTGGAATAACTTCTTCCATCTAAGGCGTCATCGAGATGCTGAGCCGCATATTCATATGCTCGCCGATAGGATTTACGAAGCAATCCAGAACGCTGATGTGTATACTATTGGTGATGGTGAATGGCACGTGCCATACGTAGATCGCGCTGTTGACATGTATAGTAAAACCGTGTATTCAGTGCGAGATGAGACTGGCAATGTTATCGTCTTGAGTCTAGACGAAGCTCTGATTGTATCAGCAGCACGTTGTGCATCAACATCTTATCGAACTGTTGACGGTAAGATCATGAGCTATGAACGCGCCAAGATTGTAGCTGACAAACTCGTTAAGGCAGACGTTCTACACGCTTCACCTTTCGAACATCAGTGCACTCCTGATCGTAAGGGTCCAGGTGATCAGTGGGATAATCCTAGACTGCACGGCAATCTACGTGGTTTCAAGCAGGCTCGTAAGCTATATCCAAACGAATCTGTACCGGGATAATGTGTTGACTTGTAACATAAACATCGTATAATTTCGATAATAATGGAGATGTGATATGCGTGTTTATGAAGTTGGCGGCAAAGTTAGAGACTCTATATTGGGGATGGCATCAAATGACATTGATTATGTCATTGTTGGAGGCACCCATGAAGAGATGATTGCTGCCGGTTATAAGCAGGTTGGGGTCGATTTTCCAGTCTACATTGATGAAAAGGGTATCGAGCATGCTTTCGCTCGCACTGAGCGAAAGACTGGTGATGGATACACGAGTTTCACTGTATCGACTCTGAATGTCACACTCGAAGAAGATCTTGCCCGCCGCGACCTCACTATCAACGCCATGGCGCAGCGAGCGAGATCTCACCCACTCGATGATGGGTCCGACGATGGATATGACCATCATTGGATGGATACTGCCGCGGTAATCGATCCTTATAAGGGTCGTCGTGATCTCGACACTTGTGTGATTCGGCACGTGACAGACGCCGGGTTTGTTGAAGATCCTGTCCGAATCTTGCGAGTTGCGCGATTTTTGGCACGATTCCCCACGTTTGATGTCCATCCTGACACCTTCAAGTTGATCAAGAAAATGGTCGACGACGGGATGGTTCATCATCTTGTACCTGATCGAGTCGCGCTAGAGCTCAAGAAGGCTCTATCATCATCGGTTCCTTCTAGGTTCTTCTACTTCCTTCAAATGGTAGGGGCACTGGAAATACTGTTTCCTGAACTCCACGCTTTGATCGGAAAAACTCAGCCTTCTCGTCATCATCCTGAAGGGGATGCGTTCGTTCATACGATGCTCGTCCTCGAAGAGAGTGCAAATCGATCCGACATCATGTATCGTTGGGCAGCTCTCGTGCATGATCTTGGGAAGGGGACTTCTGATATAGCGAATCTCCCTCATCATTATGGGCATGAAGATCGTGGGCCTGCTCTTGTAGAGAAGATGGTTAAGCGTCTCAACCTGTCGAATGACTTCTTGAAGGTCGGGCAGTTTGTGGCGAAGTATCATACTCATGTTCATCGTGTCTTTGTGATGAAGGCTAGCACTATTGCCAATATCGCAGAGCTCTCGGTCGTTCGAGATCGAAAGATGATAGAGTATCTGTGCATCACATCTAGCAACGATGCACGTGGGCGTGGGCCATACTATGCGCGCGTATCGTATCCAAATTGCGCTGCAATGTCCTCTGCTTTGCACGCTGCAGTAGATATCAACCTACGAGATGTAATGACTGAGGAAGAGATTGAAAAGGCTTCGATCGATAAGCGGAAACAAGTTCTGTTTCGAGCTCGAACCAACGCTGTCAGTAATGCACTCGCAAGATTCAAGTAGGATTTACATTGGACTATAATTTCCCAATCATTGCCAATTATGATGCTATCAAGTTTGCTCTAGAAGGCCCAGGTAGTGATGACTTTGTAGAGGTCGTAAAAGGCTCCTACAAAGTCATCAACTACATTAAGATCTCTTCGGACACATTTCGACCAATTAATGTCGAAGGTATTGGTCACGAAGAACGTCAGAGACGTATCATTCGCCGCGAATTCCGTGGCTTGATCTTTGATGATAAGTCCGGTGATCTAATTCGTCGACCATATTCCAAGTTTTTCAACTTGAATGAACGTGAAGAAACGTTGAAGGAAACGATTGACTTCAATCAGCCTCATGATATTCTTCAAAAACTCGACGGGAGTATGGTGGCACCCTTCATCACAAGTGATGGAGTACTCCGCTTTGGAACAAAGATGGGAGAGACTGATATCTCTCAACAGGCTCTCGACTACTGTAAAAAAAACGATAAAGATCTCGATTTCATTCGTTGGGTAATTGAAGAGCTCGGAAGCACACCCATTTTTGAGTGGTGTTCTAGGGCAAATCGTGTAGTAATCGACTACCCTCAGCCGCGATTCGTGTTGACCGCTTGTCGTGATATAGTATCAGGGACTTACTGGAGTTTCGATGAAATGCATGCTACCTTTGGCATGCAAAATTTCGAAATCGTGGGACATTTTAAGGTATAATTAGTGAAAACTGATATTGATTCCTTGCTTCAGGTCATTGTGGACCTTGAAGGGCAAGAAGGTGTAGTCGTTCGCTTTAGTGACGGCCACATGACAAAAATCAAGAGCTCCATTTACGTCAATATCCATCGTGCTAAGGATAATCTCCTGTACGAACGTCACGTCATTGAGATGATTCTTAATGAAACAGTGGATGATGTGAAGGCATTCTTGCCTGATATTGACAAGCAGAACCTAGATCAGTACCAAGATAATATCTCAAAGTGGATCGACTCCACAGTTGAGCGCCTGTATTTACTTTGCTATAAGCCAATGATTGAAGAGAAATACTCTCGTAAACAGTTTGCAATCAATGTATCTGCTCAGGCTAAACCATTCGATTCATTTCTGTTTAAGAATTATGAGCAGATTCAGGAAGCTGACCCCAGTATATACCATGAGTTTCTTGTTGAAGGTGTGGAACAAGCTCTACTGAAAGCCTGTAGTTCTAACTCTAGCTTGACAACGTTCAAGTCTATCGCAAATATCCATTTCAATTGGAGTCTATAATGCCTAATTGTGTGCTTTTGGTAGGTCTGCCATGTTCTGGCAAGACCACTTTTGTTCGGAATCACCCCGAATATTGTGACAATCGTCGTTATGAAATCCTGAGCAGCGACGATATTCTTGAAGAGATGGCTGAGATCCTTGGTAAGACATACAATGAAGCTTGGCCTGATTATTATGCGTGGGCCGATTTCCTTTTCTGGGAAAGGCTTGATAAGGCAATCGCTGATAAGCGTAATTTTATTGTCGATCGCACGAGTCTGACGGTCAATACACGTCGTAAGATCCTCAGTAGAGTTCCTAAATCCTACAAGAAAATCGCTATCGATTTTAAGCCAAACCCGACTGTGACTAACAAGCGGAACGTTCGGCCTGGAAAGATTATCCCTAATGGGACTCTTTGGTCCATGCTTTGCGCTTATGAAATGCCCTCCTTCTTTGAAGGCTTTGATGATATTGAGCAGCGCCATGTTTGAAGCTCACGTAATTAATGGAATTAAATTCGTATATCGTGTTACTATTAATGGCAATACCAACCGTAGGATTGAGTTGGTTGCTACATACCCAGATTGGAATGATTGATGAGTGGTTTACAGAAGAAACAGATCAGCAAGCTAGTTGCTGACCGAGTAAAGTATTGGGCATTCTCTTTCAAGGATGCCAAGAACTTCAAGGACGGAAAGATTCTTGAACTAGAGAACTTTGAAGAGCCGACCGACGACGATAAGTCCAAGATTCGAGATTTCCAGCAGAGTATTATCCATAACACTGTAGTTACTGGCGGTGCGATCGCCTCAATGCTTCTAGGAGAAGAAGTTAACGATCTCGACATCTATTTTAAGGATCGTGAAATCGCCAAGAAGGTTGCTCATTATTACATCAACACTATGAAGGAAAAGCTTGGTACAACCAATCAGGTTTCACGTGTCGAAGTTATGGACAACACAACTGGAGGCGTTGATATCGTCATCAAGTCCATGGGTGTCGTATCCGACGATAGCGGTGGTACTGGCGACTATGATTACTTCGAGGGTCGTACGGAAAACGATGTCAACGAATTCTTTAACAAATATAAGAAGGTTGCTGGTAAGAATGACGAGGGTCCGAAGCATGCGGTCTCATTCATCTCGTCTAACGCAATCACACTGAAGAACGATATCCAGATTATTCTACGATTCTGTGGCGATCCAAGTGAGATCCATAAGAACTTCGACTTCGCACATTGTACGAATTATTGGACTAGCCACACTGGCACAGTATATAATGAGGAAGCTCTGTCAGCACTGTTGGAAAGGCGGCTATATTACATTGGCTCACGTTACCCTGTAGCATCTCTGTTCCGAATTCGTAAGTTTGTTGAGCGTGGATATAGAATTTCTGGTGGAGAGATCCTCAAGATTGCATATGACGTATCCAAGTTGGACTTAGATGAGGCGCATACACTCAAAGATCAGCTTTGTGGTATGGATCTAGCATTTTTCTCACAGGTCATTTCAATGCTCAATAACCGCGAACCTGGAACAACAATAGATAGGACATATCTTTTTAACGTCGTGGATCGGATATTCAAACTCGGAGAGACTGATGCTGATAATGGCATGGAACTTCATAACGACTGACCATTCCACACTATTGTGCTATATGGAGCAGTAAAGAATCGGAAACGTTGATGTGTAATGTAATGTGTAACGATTGCGTCCTAAATCAAAACGCAAAGATCGTGTATGAGATTCATGTTACAGTTGATAGTTCTAGTCTATGTGACCTAGATATTCAGTGGTTTCAAAGGATGTGTTCAGCATGGGGAATCAAAGGTATCGTAATCGAAAACCTTAGTCCATCTGGAGAAGTCTCCGTCGATGTGATGACATCAAGCGTCGTTAAGACAACATACCTTGATGCCTTTAATGAAATGAATGAGATTGCATCTGAGCTAACAGCGTTAGATTTTGATGTTATCAGGCGTAAAATTGAGACTGTTTCCTGGAATTTCCCCGATAATCCGGACCAAAAGGGATATTTCGAAACACACATCGAATTCGACGTTGCTGACATCGATCATTTCAGTGTACTAGTGCGGCAGTTGGGTGGATATGTCAGTAGAAATGCGAATAAGCCTGGAAAGGCTATCGCTACTCTACGTAGAAATGCCCGCTCGTGGTTCCTATATGGCTACGATCTAGGTCCATTTGTGGATGGGATTGAGTCGGCAGGATACGTAGCAAACAAAACACTTAATGAGTATTGTCCGTACGATGACAATCCAACTCATGATGATTCGTGGATTAAAGGGTAATATTATGTCTCTATTCGAGAAGATTAAGAAAGATTATTACCGAACTCGCCTCGCTAAGGAAACAATCAGAATCAACCTATTGTCAACTCTGATTGGCGATCTCGAGAGCTCTGCTAAGTTCGTTGATGGCAAGAAAGTTGTTGACGATCAGGCTGTAATCGGTATGATCAAAAAGTACCTCAAGAATAATGAAATCATTCTCGAGGCAGTTAAGCGAGTACCAGGTCGTTCTCCTGAAGAGGTGACCGCGCAGAGTGAATCAATCTATCGCACAACGAAGGAAATCGAAGTGTTGAACAGTTTTCTTCCTCAGCAGTTGTCTGAACAAGAGCTCAAAGATATCCTGAAGACTCTTTCGCAGCGGCCTGATTTCCCAAACTGGATGAAGTTCTTGAAGGCGAACTTCGCTGGACTGTATGATGGCAAGGTTGCTGCAGAAATCTTCAAGAATGCCTGAATGGTCAGCCATAGACACAAATCTAGGCACATCTCCTATGATGCCAACTGATCCAACATTTAATTGGAGAGAATTTATGCTTGAAACTATTGACGTTATCGAACACGTTGCAATGGATGTTGATATGACTGGCGGACGAGCGCTAGCCACCGTCCGTCGCATTTCTGCACTAGATCCGATTCCAAACGCAGATCGGATCGAGCTTGCTACCGTCGATGGTTGGCAGGTTGTTGTCGCCAAGAATGTTGGTCATAAGGTAGGCGATCTTATCATTTATTTTGAAATCGACTCATTTTTGCCAATTGAGCCACAGTATGAGTTTCTTCGCAAGGGATGTTACACCAAGAATACTGTTTACGGTGAAGGGTTCCGCCTCAAGACGATCCGCCTTCGCGGTGCCCTAAGTCAAGGGCTCATTATGCCTATGAGTGATATGTATAGCTCTCTGCTTGGGTCTAATGATTTTTACGAAGGACAGGACGTTACCGAAATCCTCGGCGTCAAGAAGTATGAGAAGCCTCTTCCTGCATCTCTTGGGGGCATTGCTCGCGGCAATTTCCCGAGTTTCATCCCGAAGACTGATGAGGATCGTATCCAGAACTGCTTCGGTCGTCTGAAGCATAAGGTTCCAGACCAGCTCTACGAGGCTACAATCAAGCTTGATGGTACATCATTCACGGCGTATTATCATCGTGAGACTGATCGTTTCGGTGTCTGTTCGCGTAACCTCGATCTAGAGGAAACGGAAGGTAACCTATATTGGCAGATCGCTCGCCAGTTCAATATCGAAGATATTCTTTGCAATGCTGTCAGTGGATCTTTCGCCATTCAGGGTGAAATTATCGGCTCGGGTGTCAACGGCAACTGGGAAGGAATTGGTCACAACGAGCTTTATATTTTCAATGTATGGGACATTGAAAATCAGAAGTATCTTGATTCCGAAGAGCGAATCGCTTTTGTCCAGGATATGGCTGGTCTCAAGAACGCGCCTGTAGTTGGCTATTATCGGTTCAGTGAATTTGATAGTGTCAATGACTTCCTCCAGTTTGCTGATGGTCCTTCTATCTATAATGATCAGCGTGAAGGTGTTGTTTTCAAGGGTGTTGACGATCCTTCGATCAGTTTTAAAGTTATTAGCAACGCCTGGTTGATTTCATCTGGAGAATAATATGAACGGAACTGCACTAGTATTCGTAGCGATTGCTATAGGATGTCTTACTATCGCTTGGTGGCTAGACTATAGATTTGCCAAGGATTACTACGAGATTATCGATGAATGACATGTCCAATTTCGTCCGTGTAGACGTTTCAGTTGTCAAGGAACGATACGAGGAGCTTAAACATCAAGAGACTCAGCGTAATTGGGCACATACTGTGTTGAAGTGGCATGAAGAATTCAATAGTATGGGGCTTCAACCAATAATTATGCACAACCCATTTGGAGGAGAGTGGGTTGTGACTTCCGACGAATCAATTAGGAATTGGTATCACTGATGGCTGCAATTTTCACAATGATCGGAGCACTTGTAGTGTTGATGATCATCCTAGCAGGTGTTTATTGGGTTTCCAAGAACATCTATTTTTCTTCCTACACCCCTAATGGAGATTCAAAATGACTTTCGGTCGCGGCGTTACGCTTGCAGTAACGCTTCTAATCGCCCTCGTGGGACTCTCGTTTGTATTTGGTACCTGGTATACAGTTAATCAGGGCGAACGTGGCGTCATCGTACGAAATGGTGCTGTTGTAGGTACCGCTGAACCTGGTCTAGGGTTCAAGATTCCGTGGATTGACAATGTTGTTGATGTGAACGTTCAGACTAACGTTCGTGAATACGACAAGATGTCAGTGTATTCTCGTGATCAGCAGCCTGCAGTGATTCGAGTATCGATCAACTATCGTATTCCCGCTGATCGAGCTGCAGAGGTATACGGTGAGTATGGCGGTCAGGAAGGTATCGTGACTCGACTACTCGACCGCCAGGCATTTGAGAAGATCAAGAACGTTTTTGGTCGTTACAATGCTATCAATGCGATTCAGGAACGTACTCGACTGAATGCTGATATTACTGAGATCGTACGATCTGGCATCGGTGATGCGCCTATTGTGATCGAAACAGTTCAGCTTGAGAACATTGACTTCTCTGATGCATATGAGTCTGCGATTGAAGCTCGTATGACGGCAGAAGTTGGTGTCGAGAAGGAAAAGCAGGGACTAGCTCGAGAGAAGGTATCTGCTGAGATTGCAGTGACTCAGGCTCAGGCTCAGGCTGATTCGAAGCTTGCAGTTGCTCGATCTAACGCAGAGGCAACTCGACTACAGGGTCTTGCTGAAGCTGATGCGATCAAGGCTCGAGGTGATGCTCTACGTGAGAATCCAGGCATTCCTGCACTGATTCAGGCGGAAAAGTGGAATGGTCAGCTACCTCAGACGATGGTGCCAGGATCAGCCGTACCGTTTATCAGCGTCAAGTGACTAAGAAATCGCCCTTCGGGGCGATTTTTCGTTGCCTCAGTATGTGATTTCGAGGAGTATCTCATTACCACAACCGATGGAGTAATCAAATGACGACCTTCAATCGCACCATTCTCCGTGAAATTTCGGCTGATATTGATGTGGCACTCGCTGAAGTTGCTCGCAAGCATGGAATCAACCTTGAAAAGGGTACGATCCGTTTCAGTGCCGATTCCTTCAAGGTTTCCGTTTCTGGTTCGCAGAAGACTTCTGGTTCCTTGATTGATGTGATCAAGGAAAACGATACTGGCACTGATTTGTTTCCGATCAACACTCGAATCCTTGTGAAGCGTACTGTGTATACGATCACTGGCTATAACAAGAATGCTCCCAAGTACCAGTACAATGTCGTCACCGATAAGGGCGCCAAGTGGCGTGCCTCGCACTCGATGCTCGCTAAGGGCGTTCGTATCTGAATAGGAAAATATAATGTCTGTAAAGACTGTTGAAGATATTGTTGACCAGCTTAATCAGGCAGCTCTCGCATATGCCGAGGGCTTCCCGATTATGACTGATGAAGAGTTTGACGCACTTGAAATTCTTCTCAAGCTACGTGATCCTAAGAATGACTACTTCAAGGAAGTAGGCGCACCCGTTCGTGGTGCGAAGACTGCACTACCTGTAGCTATGGGTAGTCTCGATCAGGTGTATGGCAATGATCTGCTCTCTACTGTTCGTCAGTATTGGCTTACAGATGATGTAGCTATCCTCACGGCAAAGCTCGATGGCGCTTCACTACTACTTGAGTATGTGGATGGCGTTTTCAAGCGTGCGCTGACACGTGGTGATGGATATGAAGGCCAGGACGTAACGCAGATTTTCACTCATTGTGAGTGTGTTCCGAAGAAGGTTCCGGGCATTTTTATGCCGAATCCTCTCTACATTCGGGCAGAAGCTATCTTTACTGAGAGTGATTTCAAGTCACTCAATGAGGCTGGAAAGCTCGGCCGAACGTACAAGAACGCTCGAAACTACGTCGCTGGACAGCTAAATCGGCAGTATGCTGATGCTGAAAGCGTGTTTGTCAAGAACATTCACGTTATTGCATACCAGATCTTCGGCGATTTCAGCAAGTCACATCAGCTTGACATGCTCCGATTATTCGGGTTTGAGATCGCTGAAAACCTGACTTCGACGTTCGAATCGCTGGATGAATCGAAGCTTGAGCGTGTCCTACGTCAGTTCAAGTCGAGTGAAATCTCATCAAAGTATGCTATTGATGGCGTCGTAGTCGATGTGGACGCCAATGATACTCGCGTTCGCCTCGCTGAATCCGACAATCGTGGTAGCATCAACCCGAACTTTCAGTGGAAGTTCAAGATCAATGACAACCGCACGATCACAACAGTTGTCGATGTCGAGTGGAACATCTCCAAGAATGGATATCTGAAGCCTCGAGTGCAGGTTGAACCTGTTGAGCTCGCTGGTGTCACTATTTCATTCGCAACAGGCTTCAATGCGAAGTTCATTGAGCTCAATGGTATTGGCAAGGGTGCCAAGATCCAGATTACTCGCTCCGGAGACGTTATTCCACTCATCGAGAAGGTTGTGGAACGAGTAGAACCGTCTCTTCCAACTGAGGAAGAATATGGCGAACTTGAGTGGACGCCTAACCGCGTTGACCTCAAACTTGTACATGATCACGACGACGCTAAGATTGGTCGGATGATTGATCTGTTTTCGTCACTCGACGTTCCTCAGCTTCGTGAAGGAACTGTGATTAAGCTGTTTGACGCTGGCTTCCAGGACCCTGCTTCAGTGATTAACGCTAGCCTTGATGCACTGATTCATGCGGTAGGTGATGCTGCTGGTCGCAAGGTGTTCAACGGTATTCAATCGAAACTGAACCCTGTCACGATCTCTGATCTCGCTGGTTCTTCGCAGGTATTCGGTCGAGGACTCGGGAAGAGGAAGTTCAAGAAGCTGTTTGAGCAGTATCAGGACATCCTCGGACTGACTCGTGAGCAGATCATCGCTGCCGAAGGGTTCGATGTTAAGAGTGCTGACAAGATTATCGGTGGGATGGGAGCGTTTAAGCAGTTCTTGGCCGACATCGAAGGGAAGTATACTCTCAAGATCGAAGGTAAGATCGAGGGTCCCTTGACTGGTATTGGCGTCTGTTTCACTGGAGTTCGCAGCAAGGAACTAGAGGAAGCTATCACTTCAAAGGGTGGTCGAATCGATAGTTCCGTCAGCAAGAAGACGACTCACCTCGTCTGCAAGGATCCGAATAGCGGGTCTGCGAAGCTCAAGAAGGCTTCTGATAGTGGCGTAAACGTTCTCTCGATCGAGAATGCATGGAAGCTGTGGGGTTGATATGGAAATTGAGACCTCTGAGCTCTCATTCAACGCTACTATCGTTAACCGCTTGAAAGAACTAGGGTATTCCAAGTTCTTCACAACTGATGTCCGCCTTGGAAACTATGAAGGACGCAACTTCATCGTACGAGGTTGGGCTGTTGACGATGATTTCGAGTATCAGTTCACCAATCGTTTTCCTAAGGATACCACAATCATCGTCTATGAAGGATATGTTAAGGATCCTTCTGCCCCAATTTTCTCATTTGCTCCAATTCTATCAGAAAGTGATATCAATGAAGTTCAACGCTAACTATCAGTCTATCGATTCCCTGATCGGCACCACTGTTATTCTCAACAGTGGCGGCCCTCGTATGACAATCAAGAAGGCTCGTGTCACAACCACCCGCCCCACTCTCGATAAGGAAATCACCAATGTGTATGTCACATGCACTTGGTTGAACGATGAATATGGGATCGGTGAAGCTGAATACCCAATCGAATGTGTAAAGGTTAACTGAGATGAAGAAGTATATCAAAGTAATCGCAATCTCTCTCGCAGCTCTCTCACTCGCTGGCTGTCTAACATCTGAAGAGAAGTACTGGAAGCAGGCGACTCCTGTTATCTCTGACATCCTCAATAGCCCAAAATGAAGATAGAGCTCATCAAGCACGAGCCAAAAAGGTTCCCAGATATCAACAATCCAGACGAATTCGCACTCAAGATCACGAACGACTTCAAATGAAACTGACAATCATTCCATCTAGCAATCCCGATCGTCCCTGGGTCCTAGTGCCAACTCACACAATCAGTAAGTCAATCCCTCTCGCTGAGCTTACTGACGAAGGCGCTAAGATCGTATCAGAAGCTATCTATAACGGAGAAAAGATAGGCTTCCTCAATGGTCCGCCAGACTGGAACCGTATCGATAAGGTCCGGCGTTACAATAAGCTCAATATCAAAGACGTTTTCCCGAAGTATGTGATTGTTCAGGGAGACCCCAACAAATATAGTAAGCCTGTTTGGTATGTTGAACAGATTACAGGTAAAGGTCCTAAGTATCGCTTAATCAATTGTGATTCCGAAGCAAGGTGTAGGCAGTATCTGGATAATTTGGGAAAGGCTTGCTGGACCGTTAGATATTTTTGACAAAGATTCGAACGTAGACGGGTAATAATATTACCCTTTTATACCATGGTATAAAAACGGTCCAAATTAAATGATTGGAGAGATATAAATGTTGGTAATCGCGGTACTTTTTATTTGGTTTTTGAGCGGATTTCTGCCCGCGATTTACATGTGGTATAGGGATCCATCGTATACCGAATTGACCGTGCGCGAGCTCGCACAGATGTGTACCGTTGGCGCATTTGGCCCCGTTGCACTCGTTTGTTGGATCTATCACAATGTTGATACCGACAAGTTCTGGAATTTCACGCTGATTACGAAGAAAGAAAAGTCATGATTACATGCTCGTTCCAAATGATGATTACAACGAGTTAATGAGTGAAAAAGTTAACCTCGCTCAGTGTTAGTAGGTAACAAATGATGAAGGAAATGAGCTCCTAAAATGCTGAATCGCATTGTATATTACGGTAATGACGGGGCAGTTGTAAGTGAAGTCGAGAATCAGTCGCTCGATATCTCAATTGACTTCCGTTTTGCAAGTCTCTACACTGACTGTAAGTCTCTCACTTTGACCAAGAAAGAGATCGACCAGTTGTGGCCTGTTACTAGCAATGGTAGGTGGGAGAAAGAGAGATCCTCTGGAACTCCGAAAAGGATCGCCGCCTCGCAGTTCATGTCCTACCTGTTCGGCAAATATTACGAAAATAAGGTGCGAAAACGCATTGAGGACCGTAAATTGCTCGACTATCTTCGGTGATAACCACGAATTATTGCCCGAAACCTGCGGTAGAATACATTCCCCGTCTAGGCCGGGCGGCTCGCGTGGACGTGCGCGTCCACGGCCAGCACGGCCGGCTGCTGATGATCGAGATCAAGGCAGAGGCGGGCAAGGCCAGCGAGGAGCAGCAGGACCGGCACGCGCTGCTTATCGGGCTCGGATACATGGTGGTGACGATCCACGCCAGCACCGAAGACGAATGCGCCGACTTGGTGGAGTCGATCGTTGAAGAGTGGCTGGCGGTGGGCGCGGCGGCGAATGACAATGAGTTACCGGCCAAGAAAACGCGAATTAGGGCTTGACGCCCTAGGGCATTTAGCCTATATTCACATCCATGGACAGCGGCGGTGCCGCAACGAGATGGAGACGGAAATGACCAAGGCACAGGCAATCAGCCAGATGATCCTCGATCAGGCTCAAGCAAAAGCGAACTTCCGATTTTCATCGATGGCCACCGACGTAACCGCCATGAAAGAAGCCATCGACTTCGTGCTTGGCGCTGGCACCTACGACCGTCTCGTCTCCGACTTGTATGACGAGCTCCGCGCTAAGGCGAGCAAATAGCCCACCACACCACTAACCACAGCCCGGCCACGTGCCGGGCTTTTTCGTTCGGACTTAGGACAACTCTGCCGCACCGATCTAATCCAGCCCGCCACGCCTCCAGAGCGCCTATATCGTGGCAGTTCACCGTGGGGAGGCATCTGGTGCAGCCAGACAACGACAACACAAAATGGACGGCCGAGCAGCGCGAGGAGCGCAGCTAGGCCCCCAGGGGGTGGTCCGCGTGATCCCGGCCTCAATATGTGGCTGGTTTTCAAGAATAACGGCACGGATGATTACATGCTTGTGCCGCATGATGTCTATAACGAGTATATTTGTAAACTGGTGAACCTCGCCCAGTGTTAGTAGGTAACAAATGATCTGCAGAACGATCGAAGAAGCCTTATTTCACGCTCAGCAGACTGCGAATCACTTGATTTCTCTCGGCTGCAATGACGTTTGGATCGAATATAATCGCGAAATATGCGCTGTAAACGTGTATTATTGCCCGAAACCTGTGGTAGAATGCATCGAATTGAGCTGCATCAGAGATGTTGAAGGGAATTATGTTCATGTTGAACTTTGAAGAAGTGAAGGCAAACCGCAGGAAGTGGATCGATTTTCTTCGTGAAGATGGCCGTAAGAAAGCGGTCGATGCTCTCGATGTAGGTAATGAAGAACGTTGCTGCTTAGGTCACGCTTGTTTCGTCCTCGGCGTCGAACAGCATGTCAGTGTTAGCCAGGAAAATTCTAATGGAATCTTTTACGGAAAGGGATGGAATTGTGGAGCAGCTCCTGCAGAGCTGATAGAGCTCGTTGGACTAAGAAGCAGTGGCGGTTCATTCGCACCATTCACATTTGCAGTAGAAATGAACCTGCAGTCGTTGATGATAACTTCTCTCGCTGAACTCAACGACAAGACCAATTATACGCCAAAAGAAATTGGCGACTTCATTGAGAGCCACTATGACTACGTGTTCCTCAACGAGGAAGAATATATGGAAAAGTATGAGGTGGTTTCACCGTGGACCCTTCGTTAGAAATAGCGGAGGGTCCTTTATCAACTGAGGGAGATCTTGTCATGAAAGACTTCAACGTTAAGCAGGCTCAGCGATGATGATGCGTTCGGACAAGGATTTCGAGCAGTATGTTAAGGAAAATCTACCGAATTCCTATGCTGCGAAGAACAAGCTGATGGAAATGCTCCACGAAAAGTTCAAGATCTGAAGGGGTTACACAATGATCGAAGATATCACGAAGACCAGGACTATCGAGCTGACCGAATGTGAGCTCACCCATCTGTACCACTTGATGCAGATGGTTGGCGGCCATCCTGACAATACTGGCCGGGGAGTAACTGATAGTGTTGGCCGCAAGATCCACGCTATGATCGATGAGGGTGATGAAGACGAGGGGTTTGAATGGCGCGAAGCTAATATCAGGGGATCGATATATTTCAACGACATCTCACCGATCTTCAGGTTTAATGACTAGTTGTTGACCTTCTCGGAGAAATCTGGGAAGGTCTTTCATCAACTGAGGGAGAGCTCAAATGGCGAAGACGCCCCGTATGTCGATCGTTTGGGAAGTGCTTGAAGGCGCGAAGGATGCTCAGGACGACGTTGTTATCGCAGCGTGCCGTCGTCTGATTTGGGCGAATACTCTCGGCTGGAAGCGGCACGCTACTGCCGAAGATAAGGCGCTCGTTTTCGCGTTTGCTAGTTGACCTTTAGTCCAAGTTGGAGTAAGGTCAATCTATCAACTGAGGGAGAGATCAAATGTATCCGGCTGGGAGTTTCTTGCATGACCCAGTGTTGCTGATCACTCAAGTCGAGGATGATCTCACGATCACTATCCTTAAGGACCGCAGCGGAAGACTGCGTGATACGTGACGATATACGTTTATTGAGTGCTGCATAGACGCCAAAAGACCGTAAATAGCGAAATTTGCCCTTGTAAACCACTGTGTTTGCAGGGGTATTTTTGCGTTTATTCGTGTAATTGACTGTTCAGACGTGTTTAAATTTCGGGAATGTATACATTCCACTTGTCGCAAATGTACCTTTGAACCTTGGATCTGCACGAAGATATCCGACATCCTTTGTATCTTTACCGCGGAATTCGCGGATCCAAATACCGGTTAGAGCTGCCCCTACGCTGATCTTCTTCGCAAATATCATCTCTTCAAACTCGTGGAAGTGATCTGGAAGGTCATACTTGTCGAAAACGGCACTGTTGCGGATCGGTTCAAGTTTGTATCTGTTGGCGATTCTGTCACGTGAAAATTCGAGAATCACTGGGAAGTCTGCAGCACGTTGATAGCTTCGTGTGAATGAGATTGTACGCGCTTTCCAAGCACCATCCTCATGATAAGCCACCTCGACTGCATGTGCTGGGAACTCAATTTGAGGCGGAATAACGGTCCAAGTATTTTGGTTTGAAGAGGAGTGCAGTTCACCGGATTTGATGATGCTTACAGCAGCCTTGATATTTGTACCGTGAAAAAGCATATTACGGGCCGATGCGGCTTCGGATATGAATTGAGAGAAGGTTTTCATGACCTATTTATCAACTGACATATCATCATTTCAATAGGTCAGACTTGACCGGAAATCCGAAGTGTTCGATTCGCTCGAATGCAGTAGGCGATGCTACGTGGAAGGCTGTTATATAGCTTCGGATATTAGTCAAGTTTTTGTTAACAATCCGCTCTTCATATTCGTTCATACCGTACACAGGATCGTCCTTTAGATACCGACTCTTCGCCATATGGAACGGTACCTGTGTATGATAGAAATTGTAAGTCTGTAACTTGTATCGCTGACGGATTTTTCTTTGGTCGAGCTCTATAACAACAGCATTGATCTTGCTGCGTGAAAGAGTAGTCGCCCAATCTAAGGCGTATTTGAGACTGCGGGTTAATGATACTACCTTCGTCTTATTGTCATCTTCACCCTCAGATATCCTACCTTCTAAGGTATTCTGATGCATTATAGACTCGAGTCTATCAACCGTAGTGCCGTGATATAGTGGTGCTGAGTGGCTTTCCGCCAGGAATTCGAGGAAGGTTTTCATCACCTATTTATATCCGTTGCCTCAATCTCATTTAGGAGCGATATTATCTTCACGTTCAAATGAGGAGTGATTCAAATGACCGATATTATACACGTCGTTCATGGTAAAAACATGAGTGCTCGAGTAGTTAATGCTCGTAGTCTCCCTGGGAAGCTCGGTCATTTCGAAGTGCAGAGTGAATACTCCCGCAAGACCAATATGTGGAAGTATCATACTGATCGTAGCGGCCACATGAAGACGTTTACAACGAAAGCGCTTGCCGTAGCGGCGGCGAAGCGTATTGTTTGGTGAAACGAGGAGATACACAAATGTCTGGTCATGCTGTTAACTGGCGCAAGTTCAAGGCTTACGAAAAGCTCCATATGTCTGCGGTCGAGAAGGCTTATCATGAGGGTGGGAATGCCGTATATTCCCGCAAGCCCCGGATCAACCCGTATCCTGCCGGCCGTCGTCATGACGAGTGGAATCGAGGATACAATCTTTCGGATCCGCTCGGTGATTACTACGGCAGAAATTACTGATCGTCCGTCAAATAAATGTGGACCTTCCTATAGAAATCTGGGAAGGTCTTTTTATCAACTGAGGAGTGATTCAAATGCGCCCTTATGGTGGAGATCGTACTTATTACGACTGCCGGACTTCCAAGAAGGTTGGTAAGCCGATCAAGGTCGAGCAGGATCACCACGCGAAAAAGTCTCGCGCTCGTCGTGAGGGCAAGGTTGACCTTCTCGGGGAAATCAGTGAAGGTCCTTTATCAAATGAGGAGAGCACGTCATGAAGGCCTTCAACATTGAATTCGAATTTACTTCGTCGAAGGCCTATGGCGACAATTACAAGCTGTATGCGACTGTGGAAGCGAAGAATGCTGAGCAGGCCCTTAACATCGCGCATATAGTTGGCTTCAAACAATTCGGTGCGCGGTTTAACGACAACTGCATCGATTGGCGGATCAAGAACGATTGATTGGCCCTACCAAGAGGAGATCGCATCATGAAAACGGTTCTGGTTCACTACCGCACGAATCCCGACTATTATGATGATGACGTCGAGCTTTACCACGCCGATTATGTTCTCGATGTCGCGAAGCTTCGCGCTGTTGTTGACACTGATGACTGCTACTATGCTCAGAATGAGATCAAGAAGATCCTGTGGCTCGTTGACAATCCCACGAAGCTCTGCGATCTCCACGAGCACGACAAATATACGCTCTATGATACGTCGTGGGAGCTTGAGCTCGTTCTCGCTGATGATCAGGAGAGCAAGGCCGATCTCGAGATCACTGTCCTTCTCAACGCGTGAAAAGAGGAGTTTCGAATAATGTTTATGGTCTGCGTTTACCATACTGAGTATGGATCTGACAGCATTCATGGTCACATCGACGAATCTACGATGAAACTCGAAGAAACTGCCGAACGATGTTTCGATCAGATCATCGAGTGGCAGATCGGTGGTGGAGGAAATTCCTTCGAAGGATATACGTTCTCTCACTACCGGATCTTCGAGATCAAACACTCCAAATTCGTTCCGTTCCGCACGTATCATGACCTCGATGATTTCCTGGCCGATATGCGGCAGCGGAAAATCAAAGTCAAATTATACACGATTTAATGAACAGGAGTTACTACAATGCGTAGTATCAAAATTTCCAATGGCATGAAGATCTGTATTGAGAACTCGATCGTTCCTCGAGGCCAGTCAATCTTCATTGAGACTGCCGAAGGTCCAGCCTACAGGAGCTCTAGTGTCGCTGAGTTTCTTATCAGGCTCGAAGCTGGGCGATACCTCGAGCGTACCGACTACGTTGATATCATCTCTCTCTGGTTTGGCCAGGAGAACAACACGAAGATCGATGCCTATATTCGGAACACCGTGACAGGCGGATTCTATCGTTTCAATTGCGATTATCCGGATCAGCCCAATTGTCTCAAGCTGTTTGATGCTACTGGAGGCCGTGGAGATTACATCTTCGAGAAAGATTCGATGCCTTATGAGCGAGACAATCTCGAGGTCACTGAATATAAGATCTACGCGTTTCCGACCGGCCGAAAAGTCTATGAAAACGGTACTCTTGTCGGTTATGACAGGCACGGCGATAAGATCAAGGAAGAAGTTGAAGAGGATTTCGACTAATGGCACAACATTGCGCAGCGTGTGGAAGAGCACTTATTCGCGGCGATACGAGGTGGGAATCGGCTATATACGGCTCGCATCACATCCTATGCGAACCATGTGGTCACGATGAAGAGCAGTTGATTGACAATGTCGGAACGAATGACCTTCCGAACATTCTCGAGCTCTATGGCCCGCCAAATGATCGATAACAGTGGACCTTCTCGGAGAAATCTGGGAAGGTCTTTTATCAACTGAGGGAGAGACCAAATGTCGACCGAAACCAAGTTCGTTCTGTTCAACATGCATCGCAAGCAGTATGTCACGAAGGTTTTCACGCACTCTCATGACCTCCAAAATGCTATGCAGTGGGACAGTTTTGCTGAGGCGTGCATTGCGCTTGATATCTTCTCTGAAGCGCAGGCTGAAATGATCGAGATTCGTGAGCTTCGGATCTCGTATAGCATCGTTGGTTAATCAGGAGAGATCCAATGTTCGCAATTCGTCGCAAGTCTGATCGAGCGTTTGCTGGCTTCACAACTTACGCAACGCGCGATGGATATGTTGAAGTGTCAATCACTTTCGCCGACTGGAAGGAAACGATCGCTGTCTTCCGGGAGAGGGTAGAAGCGATAAGCGCAGTCGATCCTAGTATACGGTCCGGGGAATTTCTAAAGTCGTTGGAATATCCTTCTCGTGAGCGCGATTTTCGTGACGCAATCGATGCAGATGACGTCGAAATCGTTGATCTGACTCCCGCAACGTAATATGCAGTAGTTAACAATAGTTTGACAGGAGAGCAATATGCTCACTAAGCAAGAAATTTTTACCAAGGCGTATGAGGGTCTTAAGGCCCAAGGCTTTGAAAAATCTGCTGGATATGACCTCAGCGGCAATTTTACATGCATGTATCGCTTTGACAATTTGAAGTGCGCTATCGGCCATTGTATCCCTGACGAGAGGTACAATACTGACCTCGAAAATATCAGAGCACGTGATCCGATGATTCGTCGGGCTGCAGGGATCCACCCTGACGTGCCAGATGAGTGGCTGGTTGATCTTCAGCATTGCCATGACGCGTCGTTGGATCCTGAAGATATGAAGCTGCGCCTCTCCGATTTCGCCAGATTTTACGATCTCAAGATCGAGGAATGACGAATGCTAACTAAGCAGGAAATCTTCAATAAGGCGTATGCCGGCCTTAAGGCGCAGGGCTTTCAGCGAGCTGTTCGTGATGCTGGTCCGTTAGCAATTTGTCAGTATCGTGGAAGAAATGGTCTCAAGTGTGCTATCGGTCACTTGATTCCTGATGAGAATTACTGCCCAACACTCGAAGGTAAAGGCGCTGAACTATTAGTTGTTCGTGAGGCTGCGAATATTCCACTTGACGTGCCAATTAGCTTCCTTGTTGATCTTCAGACGTGCCATGACGCTGGCAGTTCTCCGGAAGCGATGAAGCGGTCACTGACCGTGTTTTCTCATCAGTATAATCTCAAGATTGAGGATTGAAAATGCTTACCCAACAGGAAATCTTTAATAGGGTGTATACCGGTCTTAAGGCTCAAGGCTTTAAGAGGTCGCTTTCAGGGCCCGATGATGCCGTTTCACGGTGTCGATATCGTGGCGAGGATGGTCTCAAGTGTGCTATTGGGCACCTGATTCCTGATGAAAAATATGAAGAGGGTTTGGAAGGTCTATGTGCTTCTGTTGTTGAAGTTCGTAACGCTTCAGGCACTAGCGGGATCGATTGGAACTTTCTCGATGATCTCCAGGTTTGCCATGACGAGGGTAACACTCCTGCAGATATGGAGAGACTCCTTAAGCGTTTTGCTGCAGATTACGAGCTCGTCATCGAGGAATCGATTTGATGGAGCTGATCCTTATACTATCATGGTGGCTTGTTGGTATCATCTCAAGCATCATCTTTTGGTGGTGCGCCGCATCTAAGGGTGAGCCATTTACTACAGCAACTTTCTGCCGCTGTTTGCTATTTGGTCTCGCTGGTTGGATTGTAACATATGTACTTGTTACATTTTTTCTTGTATATATCTGTGTAAAGATATATGATAGATACGACAAGTTTATGAAGGATCGTGAGTGGAATGTTTGGTTCAGGCGATGAGTGACGACCTTATTCGAAAGATACGAGCTACGACTCCGGATCAACTCGCGAGAGAATTACTACTTGTTCAGCCAATGCCTAACAATACGTTTGAGGTGTTGTATAACGAATCCAAGAGTCAAGCAGAATTGAAGGCGGAGGGATATAAGCCCGTATCCAGCCTTGGTCTAATGTGGATTAAAGACAATGACAGTTGATCAAGCTCAACGCAAGATTACAGATCTTCTACTCGAACTCAAAGAAGCTAGACTGCTGACAATTGAGAAGGTAACTGATGAAGGAACTGGCCATCAACTGCTGATGTTCTCTGCAGATCTACCGGATCTTTGTCTCGTTGTGTCTGCTGATATTCAAGTGACGCCAGAAGTATTCGAGTTGCTGTGATGGAATATTTGGTCGTTCACATGATTTGGGCCGTATTTGGCGTCGCATCCGCATTCGGATTTTGGTGGATGTTCTCTCAAAAGGGTGACGAATTCCGTGGGTATCATGCCGTTACATGTGCTATTGTCGGCGGCATTGGCGGGGGACTTCTCGCCTTTGTCCTAGGGCTGTTCTTGATCTTTGTAGCGGCGATATGGGCGTATCAGAAATATGCCTCGACGCGCGTCGAGGTATTCATGAACAAAAGGATGTTCAAGAAATGAATGAAAATGTCAATGTTGTTTTGGAGTCGCTAACACTGGGTGAGGTTCATTTCTCGAAGATTGTTCCGCTCCATGTTCTTTATGGTCGTCAGATCATTAGTCGGAATCACCGCTATTATGTGTTCCATCATAGTAAGTTGGAGGATGGTGTCCAACGGATTGTCTATACTGAGACGCAGCAACCACTCTTGATCGAATTCGTGGACCTAGAGGAAACTAATGTTGACTCATTTTGAAGCTCATCAGCAGATATGGGATCTACTTCAGTCATATAAAAATTTTCTGAAGTATGAGTCGCATTTTGAAAAGGGATCTGGCAAGAAGTTTGGGCCCGGAGAATTTGTCGAGGCGTGTGAACTAATGGGACAATACCACAAACTTCGTGATCAGATGATCTTGACTCTCTCGAGGTGCTCTGATGAACAGACTTGACAGGATCCATGTGGTGAATGTCAGATCTCGGAAGGACCGCTTCTATGTGGTCCTTTCAGACTCTTCCGAAGTTCAGTGGGACATCTGGATAAAGATGTCCGAGGAAGAAAGGTTCTCGCAATGAGTGAAGATCAGACCGAGAATTTTCTGAAAGACGTCAGGAAGAATACTCCTATGTGCTTGGCTGTAGACATCTTGAGTGTACAGCCATTCAAAGGCGACGAGTTTTCGATCTTCTCAACAGGTTTGATGTCTGAGAAGGAACTGACAGAGAAGGGCTACTCTCCAGTATCTCGGATGGGACTCCTGTGGATCAAGAAGGAGGATCCTGATGGAAACGCCACTCGAACTTGAGAAGATCGAAGAGTTCGCGAAGGAGAAAGGTTTGGATCCTATTCTCCTCCGGCTTTTTCTAAGAGGTCTTCGAGCGAAGGCGCCTTCGAACACTCTGGTCCAGGCTGCAAGAATGCACGGCGAAGATCAAGGATCCCAGTCCAATGTTTCTGATATACTCTGTGGAAGGAAACCAGATGAGCGGTGAACTCGAACCTGATGCCTGGGATCTACTCGGAAGAGATTCTGAGAGTGACCTGCTGGTCCTGAAGAAGAGGGAAGGAGCTTGTCTCTATAGCATCGCTCTGTCCCTGAAGCGTATCGCTGATGCTCTCACCGATGAAGAAGGCATCGGCAAGAAACTCGGGGCCGACTTCATCGAGTCGATAATCCACACTTCTGCAAACTGCTACGGCGAGAACATAGTCGAAGGAATGCAGAATAGCATCGAACGCGGCCTCCGTGGCATCAACACCAACCGATAAGAATGTGAACTTCGTTAGTCACATCTGACAAATATGGTTTACGAAGTTCCCAAATGTGATATGATGAAATTGTCTCAAACAGAAGGCTACTAAAATGGCTAACATCGTCTACCGCGACAATGCTTTCGAACCGATCGACTGGAAGTATCTCGACATCGACACCGAGATCCAGTACAAGGAGAACGAGTTCGGCACCATCATCATGGCTTCCTCTGTCGAAGAGGCTGGTCTCGAAGATGCATGAGAATTATACACTTCGAGAACGCCTGCCGCTAATTGAGTATGAGTCTGTAGAATGGATGAAGGTTCATCGTCAGCCGTTCATTGACGCGCTAATAGCGGCTAATTCGCTATGACTGTCAATGTCAAAGAGTTGATCAAATTGCTCGAAAAGTATCCAGAAGATACTGAAGTGATTATTGATATCGGTCTTGAAAATGTGCCGATTAGTATCAAATACCGCGAAATCAAGAGTCTCAGATACAACATCGCTGACAAGAAATTGATTATTGGGTGATCGGCACTATTGACCTTCGTCATAAAGGTCGTATAATACTCTCTTAAACAGGGAGATAACTTATGGCCAATCTCAAGGGAACTCTGGAAGTTGAAGCGGTAATTGATAGCCGAAAGGGTCTTTCGGAAGATTTCGTACCGGCAGGCTCCATTGGATATGTTCTCGGAGTTCATCCCAATGGAGCCGATTGGCTCGTGCACTGGCCTAACGCCGAACGAGCCTACAAGTCTGATTGCCGCACATCTTCGCATGCGAAGATTACTCTTCGCCCTACAGGCAATCGTCATCCTTGACGATAGACTAAATAGACGATGATCACTTTCAACCAATACATCACCGAGCTCTTCGATAAGGCCGCACCATACCAGATAGTAAATGAGAAGCTCACTCATTTTGGAGGGTACGTAAGATATCATTTCGAAATTGACTCGCTACAATACGACGCTTATGTTACATACTCGTCCAAAGACAAGAGTATCAGCGTGGATTTTAAGCTAAAAAGATCCGATGGAACCTCAACTGTAGAAACTACAGGTGAAGCTGGTCACGACGCATCTCTAAAGGTGTTCGGAACGTTAGCTGAGATATTGAGACACGCTCTCGGTAAATGGCCAAAAGCCAGAATCTTGTTCAATGGCGATGGCGATTCTAGAGTCAAACTGTACCGATCTCTCGGCATGAAGATAGCAAAGATCCTTGGATATAATTACGAGGCTGATGGCGGCGGCAACCATATTTCGATAACACTGACGCCAAAATAACAGTGGTCTTCTAATTCAAAATATGATAATCTCCATTAGTTGATAATGGAGATTATCAAATGTCGATTTTTGACAAAATCCAGAACCGAGAGTATGTTAACAAGATGACATATTCATTTGATACTCGAGACGATTATGATGACGAAGGTAATCGCCTGTTTTGGCTGTTTAAGTGCGATCTTGAATCTTACTTTAGTCAAACTGGAGAGCCGAAGGCGGACATGCTTTTCGAAATAGCCTGTGAATTGGCTCGCAGCAGACATCCGCGCCCTTGCCGACAAGTCGGAGGAGGCGGAGAGTTGGACGATTCTGTGCTTTGACGACCCTCCGCCTACCCCGGAAGGATACACCCTTGAAGTTCAATGTCAGATGACTGAAGAACGTAATTTCCGACAAAAGGTCTTTATCCGAGTCTGTAGAGATAGCGGTTTCAAACTAGAACCGAGTAGAGCCGCACAGTTTGCGGCTCAACTTATTGGTATACATCCGTTTGAAATCCTAAACGCAATCGGCTGTCTCAACACAATGAACCAGATCGCAGATGGCACTCATCCTGTACTACAAATGGAAGAATATAAATGATCAAGCCTGGAACATACACCCAAAATCCATACCAGTCCCATTATGGCCAGGGATCTCTATTAATTGCAGATGAGTTGATTGGCAGAATTCTCGACGACGACTGTATGGCTGTTCTCTGGAGCTACGATCCACACTGCATCCGAGTATCAACAGGATCGTTGACGTGTGACGGCCACTCTAATCGGATTACAGTGATCGTTAGCCAGCTTGGACGTGTCGAAGGCGTTTGGTGGGAGCATAATATATACCTGCCAGATGATGTTAAGGGTGGATCTGGTTCACTAAGACATCGTATGAAGAGCAATCCACAGCTACTCGATCAGATCGATCTTGACAGGGCTGACCGTTATAGGAGAGTTTGACGTGAATCTGCAAGAAATTTTCGATAAGGTATATCTCGGTCTCAAACAACAGAACTTCGATAAGTCGATCAATGTTATACATGGGACTCGAACCTGTCAGTACCGTGAAGTCCATGTAAATAATTTTGTAGCTCAGGAAACGGCCGCATGATTAACTGGTTTAAAGATCGATATTGGCCAATGGAATATGTCGAATTTGATTTCATTGACATCGTATCCGGAAACAGTGTCAATCGATATCGCACCGCCGGCACCGGCCAGATTGTGATGGCTGAAAGTCGTTGGTCATTTTTCCGAGTTCCTTCGTCAAAAGGTGTGAAATGAATATCGAACGGTTGATCGAAATCGCTGAAATCCTCGAGACGCGATCCTACACTGAGCAATTTGATGTAGGATTCAACATGGCGTATGTTATTACGCCAGCCGCCGAACCAACCCACCTAGGCCCTTTGACAAATAAGGAGGAGCATGAGTGTGGGACGACCTGCTGTATTGCAGGTATCGCTGCGCTTAGATACCGGCCGGAAATGTTCCACAAAGATTACGTCATTTATGATTCAGTATTCATCAGCCCGTTGTATGGCGTAGTTGATATTGCCGAGGAGGTTCTTGGGCTAGATTCCGAAACGGCAGAAAGTCTGTTCTTTCCGTTGGATGGAATAGTCGCAGGCAGCAACATTAATTGGCGTGACATCAAACCTGAGACTGCTGCCAAAGTGATTCGTAATTTGGTCGCAACTGGTAAGGTTGATTGGACAACTCCCGTACTCGAGCAGATAGCTGAGACAGCACCACATCTATAGGAGCATTAACAATGTATATCGTTTATTCGTTCGGCGACTACTATTTGACATCTATTCCGGAAACGTGGACATGTCCTGGCCCTTCGGACAGTGTTACGCTGATTCCAGGAACCCTGGACCCCAACGAAGATTGAAACAAATTCACTAGGTATGCAGAATGGGGCTGCCGGCTGCTCATAACGGTCTCCCGCAAGGGCGAGTAGGTTCGATTCCTACACCTAGTACCAATTTCCAGAGGTTGTTATGATTATAGTTGTCTGGTTTGTTGTGGGGTTTGCGTCCTCAGTATATCTGTGGCGGATAATGTCTTATGATCACTCTGACTTCAAAGTGTCATCCTTAATTGGATGTTTACTGGCCGCAATTCCTGCTCCTATCACTTTTGGTGTGGCAGTTGTAAGTGCTATTGTCGAGCTGGCGATGTGGCTATATGACTTGGCCGTCAACTGCGACCTCAACAAAGTGATTATTCGAAGAAAGCCAAAATATGGAAACTACGACAATGTCAGATTCTGAACCTGAAGATCCGCTACTGAACAGACTCCGAGCACTGGCGCTTGATGCCAGTCTTTCCGATGGATGGGAAGACACTGAAGCTGATATTCTATTAGCAGTGGAGATTATCAAGAATCTCACGGCTTTCAATCTGGCCTCTCTCGAGAAAGACAAGACTCATCGTGAAGAGTTGGAACGTTATATCAAGATGATCAAGGATCTTGAAGAGCAGATCAACAAAAAGGACGAAGCTCTCGATTGGTATGATGAGCACGGTGCTGGTTGTCGTAAACTAGGTAGTGTCGGCGATCCGTTTCGCCACGCACTTGATGCAGATGGCGGAAAGCGAGCTCGTGAAGCTAGAATGTGTTGACCTTAAACTGATGAAGTGATATGATCCTTTATCAACCAAGGGAGACTCCAATGACGATGATTGTGCACTATCCGTCCAAGAAAGTCCTGAAGGAAAATATCGGCGAGAAGCTCAACTATACCGAGACGTCGATGTTCGGTGAAGAATACAAGAGCAACGGAACTTTTGCTGTCGCGAATCGGCCGCATATTACCAAGATTGGTCGAGAATTTTTCGCTGAAGTGACGATGGAAAATGATCTGATCAAGAAGGTCGTTTGAGTCGTCAGTTAATACCCTGGAGAATTCTCCAGGGTATTTGCGGGTGTCTTGCCCTGTTTGGAGAAGTCAAATGAACCTTCGTCAGATGAAGACCAATGAACTTGCCCTACTTTTGCACGGCCTTCGTGCTGTTATGGTTGCTGATGAGGAAGAAACTCGTCAGCGATTGATTTCGAAGCTGGAAAGCGAGCTTGCGGCGCGTGGAGTAGCACTCGCCGAAGTGTGAAACTAACAGTGGGCCCTCTTCCGGAAATGGTAGAGGGTCTTTCTGCGTTCAGAACAGGAGATCAATATGTCACGGAACTTCAACGTCACCGCAATTTATGTGATCACCGAGCAGGTTCCAGTTCCGGATCATTCAGGAAATCCATACACACCTGAAGTATATAAAGCTGGTACAATTTGCGCTCTCGGAGAGGATCGTGAATGGTATCTCTATACCCATAGATTCACTGATGAAGGCGATCTACATTCCAGCTCATGGCCTCGAATCAATAAAGGACTTATCAGTCTGTTTCGTGATTATTGGCGCGTCATAGTGCACGATGATCATCTATATCTACCTTCTGATCGGATTTCTCCTATTAATAAGTCATTTAAGGCTGCTAAAAAGCGCCTTATCAAGGGCACTCATGTTAAGGGAGTTGTGTGATGACACATTATGCTTTAGCAATATGTGAGAACCGCAGGTGGTCGGTAGTTGCATCACACTCATTATATGGAGTCCTTTTAGGTACACGGGATTCCTTATATGATCAAATTCCAATTAAAATGACCAAAATCCTTGTTTTGGAGACGGCCGACCAAGAGGAGATTGATCGACGAATCGCAGAATTGAACCGAAAGAAATAATAGTGGACCCTCTTCCAGAAATGGTGGAGGGTCTTAATATGTTCGGTTGAGGAGACATCAAATGTTGAAGCTCTGGGAAGTTCGGCAGGATGGTAAGCGAGTCGCTACTTATTACGCGAAGAATGAAAAGCATGCAGTGCAGCGTCATAAGGATGACCAGATGCAATATGCAGCTTCCTTTCGACGTTCCCATGGAATCGGCACACTCGAAAATCTGACCGCTGTTCAGATTGAACCTCATAAGGATTGAATATGAATGCTCCTTTAATTTCTAAGGTTGATCGTCCACTCAAAGGAGTGGATCTATCGCCGTACCTCCCTGATCTAATCAAATTCGACCAGCCTCCATTCGTGCTCGAAATTGGTCCTTTGGATGAACTTCGGGCTCGAATTTGGCCTCAGTTGGCTGAGCGAACGGTACTAACGCTTGTCTGCATCACTCGTGAAATATACCGAGAGTTGGCGCTCAGAGCGTTGATGGGTGAATATGTGCCAGAGTATAATGGGGTTGACACCAAGTGATTTAATTATCTCATAAATAATCGATGATCACTTTCAACCAATATCTCACTGAACTCTTTGACAAAGCTGTGCCGTACCAGTCGGTAAAGACTACAATAAACAGCTATGGAAGCTTCACTAAATTTAAATTTACAGTTGGTTCGCACTATTTCGAAGTCAATATAGCTTATACGACAGGTGATAATAACATCGAAGTAGACTTTTACCTACTAAACCCTGATGGCAGCACGACAGTAAAAACTACAGGGGAGGCTGGTCATCAGGTTTCCGTAAAAGTATTTGCCACTGTGGCTGACATTCTCAAGCATGCTCTCAAGAATTGGCCAAATGCTAGAATCACGTTTATTGGAGATGGTTTATCTAAAGTAAAACTGTACCGATCTCTTGGGATGAAATTAGCGAAAGTCCTCAATTACAAATATGATGAGCGCGGTGCAGGTGATTGGATCGGAGTCGTCCTAACACCAAAATAACAGTGGTCTTCTAATTCAAAATATGATAATCTCCTTTATCAACTGAGGGAGAGTTCAAATGTCCATGTCATTCATCGGCGCAAAGCGTTCCTCGAACAATAACCTTGTTCCTGTCTATGACCTTGTGAAGATCCTCAACGAACGGATCTATGGAGATCCTCTTGATGTCGAGGACATGGGTGAACCCAATCCTTACTACGAGCCTGATGCTGATTTCAATGTAGCTAGCGGAAATGCTAAGTGGATCATCGAAGATCTCCTCGGTTACAAGATCGAGGATGGCTACGTTGAGATGGAGATCGAAGATCTCGAGAGGAGAATCGTTGAAGCTTCTTCGAAGCTATCGAGCAGAAAATATTATTCGGAACGTAATTATGCTATGAGCTTCTTCGTCCGGACGAAGAAGCTCATCGACTTCTCCCAGGCACGTGGTGCCACACATATCTATGGAGCCTAACAGTGATTCATATTGATTCTATCCGGCATATTGCCAAGCTGATTCGACCCTCTAACGGTGTTCGGGCAAATGTGATGTACCGCGACCCGGAACCTATTCGAATCGCTGCAGATTTTATCGACCAGGAAGTTGCTCGACGTGACCTTGCACTTAAAACTCCGTGGTCTGAACAGCCACTCGAAGTGTTGTACGAAGCCGTCAATCAGCTTCAAGACCCTTATGATCCTAACAGTAAGGATGGCCAACTTAATTACAAGATTGCAGAATCTCTCATGACGATTGAATCCGCTCTGAAACAGCTTGAGGATCTGATCAGTATGAATGAGACTTATACTGACGATCGTGGAACAGTTTGGACTCGACCAACCGCAGAAGCGTATGCCCGTGCTTGTCGCACGATTGAAAATCTGAGGAAGGAACACTCTGATGAACGTTGAGCGATTGACTGAAATTGCAGCGATTCTCGAGACTGAATCTTACTCCAAAGAGTTGGGCGTTGGGTTCAGCATGGATCGAATCTTCGGCCACGTGGAAACTATGGAAGGCGTTGAACTCCAATTTTCACATGGTTGCGGAACGGTATGTTGCATTGCAGGACTTGCGGCGGTCAAATATACACCTAATTCATTTTTGGTCGTCGATGGGAAATGTCGTCAAATTTCTGGTTTCAAGAACGGCATCGAGTTTCTCGCAATAACGGCACTTGACCTCAGTTTTGACGAGGCTGAAGAGCTCTTTTACCCCACTATTGAAGGTGCAGATATAATTGATTATCAAGGAATCTCGCCAAGTGAGGCCGCGAAAGTAATTCGAAATTTTATTGAGAATAAGAGGATTGATTGGAGCATCATTCTATGAGCCACACTATCAGATATCCCGTGTTCGTTACACCGGACGGAGATCGTTTTGTCTTTCCGAGCATCGTTGAAGACCTCTCGAGGGACAAAACGATTGACTTTTTCCAATGTTTGGAGCTGACCATGACGCTCGGTCTCGAAAAAGGAAGAGTCGCCAATTGAAGCGATCGTCGAAGGCGATTATGTCATGCTTCCTCATATCGACACTGAAATGGGACATAGTTCATTCCTTCATGGCCGTGCGACTGTCTGGCTAATTGGCGGCCCGACGTTTGAATCAGTTAAAAATGGAACATCAACATGAGTTTTATCTCAGCAATTATTGACTTCTTTCGTGGACTATTTGGTGGAAAGAAGTCCAAGGCTCCGACTGAATTTCCAATTGTTCAGCGACCCGTACCACCTGATGAACTAACGGCAGATGTGGTTGTTACTCTTGATGGTAACAGCATGTCATATGCGTATGCTCCGATTCTGAAAGAGAAGCTGAAGGCTGCATACGGTGACAATGTCCAGTTCTTTGACTTCTCGATTCCTGGACAGACGACTCGGCAGATGTCTGCTTCTGCGAAGGAAGTTGACGCGATCCCTGCGAAGGATCAGTCCAAACGACATATTCTTGTTGTATGGGAAATCCGCAACGAGATGAACCTAGGAATTGCCAGTTCGGCCAGAGAAGCCGTTGACAATATGAAGAGGTATTGTCACGAACGTTTCCTTGCCGGGTTTGACACGATCATTCTTCTTGGTCCTCTTCCATCCGGAGGCAGTTTTGGCGGATCGTGGAATGCCATATCTCACATTGAGGTTACGAGTATTCTGGCAAAAGAGACGCCGGCTTTCTGTGATTATTTTGTCAACCTATATCAGCTTTGTCCGCAGCTTCGTACGCCGAGTGATCGAAAGTACTTCAAGGAAGACATGTTGCATTTAACTGATGCTGGCAGTGAAATCGTTGCGAGTGAAGTAATCGACTCAATTGACGAATTACTTCAACTGGATGGGAATGTGTAATGGAAGCAAAGAAACTGGCTACACTCCCATGAATCCTTACTGTGTCCTTCACAAGAACCTTACTCCAGGCTTCTGGTATCTGAGAGTGGATTATGAGCCATTCTACGATATTGTCAGCATCGTAAAAATGATGGTTGGGCCGGATGAAGGTGAACTTGTCGTTTTCTCGATTGACCACGAAGGTTATCACTATATTGCAGACTTTGCGAACGATCAGTTTATCTGTAGGGTTCCAGGTCCATGACCCCTTTATACGATCCTGAACTAGCAGCCAAAGTCACTAAATCTGGACAAGAAGCGATTAAGTCGATGACAGCCTCAATCAAAGTATGGGTGATTCGTGGCCAGATGATGGTCAACACGAGTGCACTTGAGTGGCATGACCCTGATCATCCGTACAACCAGATTAAGTCGCAAGGCCTAATACCTGAGTACTACGGATACTCCCATCCGCTACATGAGCGATTCAAGGACAACTCTAGAGGTGACTTGATCGACATGATTGTAGATCTTGAAACACAGTTAGTTGGTTATATGAGGGAATTTGGATGAGCAAGATTACCAAGGAACAGATCACTCAGTGGATTGAGGATCTCAGGTCAGGAAATTACCGAAAGTGTACAGGTGTCCTAAAGATGATTGGTGTCGACAATGATTGTTCATATTGTGCGCTCGGCGTTCTTGCACTACAGCTTCAGGATCAGTATATGATCGAAGTGAATAAATCGAGTATTTCAGCTGAATTGGTTGAACGCAATGGTACCCCTGTTGGGTATCGCCCTTTCGATGAATTGCTGGGCGGTTTTGAGGAAACCCAATCAATCTATCGACTTTCCGATGGAAGCGCTACATTTGACGCCGTGATTCAGTATTTGGAGAATAAGCTCAATGGCTAAGGTCACCATCACTAAACGTATCGAATACGATGTTAAGTATCTATACGTAGTTGCCAACGTTCGATACTGGGAAGACGCTGATATCAATGGCGTATCTGACGTAAATGGAACTCTGACGCCGTGCAAAGAAGGCCCACTCTGGTGTCCAATTATTGACGTTGATAGTGGACAGATCACTAATTGGAAGCAGGGAACGACTGCTTCCATCCATTTCAAGGTATGTGACGAAGGCGAATATACGCTCAAGGATGTCAATCGTACCACTATCACTTCGTATGCTGGCTACGTTCCTAACATGATGAGTCCTGCTGAACCCGGATATGGTGACTACATCATTATGAATATCGATGAGAACGGATATATCGACAGTTGGAAATTTACGCCGTGGGTATTTGAAGATTGAACCGGGAGAATAGAAATGTCGGCAGCAACTCGTCAAGAAATTTCTGAATGGTTCGATCGTGGTCGTGACCAGAAGTCTCGATATATGGTTGTAGTGTGCGACACATATGACCATGATGACTATCCGAGCTACTTCGCCACTCGTGAAGGTGTGGTCGATAAGATCGCAAATCCCGGGAATATGCAGCGAGTTATGGAAGTGTACGATCTCAACAAGAACAAGGAAGAACAGCTCGATCTTCCTCGGGCGTGGTCAATAAGGTGATTCATGAACTATTTTGTCCTTCTCGATTATATTAATTGGAGTGCACTTGCCTCCTGGTGTTGGCCAGGACTGCTTGTGGCAATTGTATTGGCGTATATCCAATGGTATAGTGGCAATCCAATTACAGTGAGAACGCTGTTTGCGGCTTGCCTGCTGACGTTGGTGGGCCCTATTTCGGTGATTCTTGCACTAGGTCTGTTCATTGTTGTATGTGCCGATACTGCTGTCATTCCTGGTCGTAAGGGTTAGTCGATTTGGCAGTTGACCTATTCCGGATATGACATATAGTCCTTATATCGTCAATTGGGAGAAATCAAATGTTCCTCGGCATCCTTCTGGCAATCCTCAGCGGTCCCTTTTGGTTTTTCGGTATTGTATTTTGGATTGCCGCAGTCTTCAACGTACTGACCATAACGGGGCGACACTCAGTTTTGGGTAGGGATTTCTCGGTAAACGCAAGGCTACGTCCAAAGAGCGCTTTTGGTTCATGTTGGGTAGTTCCTGTGTGATCCTGTTCGCGTATTTCCTTGCTACGATCGGTTTCTGATTATGAGTGAGATCAAGTATATCAAGGTTCCTAAGAAGGTTGGGGATATCTGGGTACTCTCTGTCGTCAAGACGAAATTCGGTGGCGAAGCCAGAAATTTCATAGCCTCAGTTTCGAACGACGCAGAAGCTGATCAGGTGATCACACACGTCAAATCGGCTCTTGCACATCAAAAACGTATTAGTGGCCGATAAATACTGACACACAGTCCAAACGGGGCAAGCTTGCCCCGTTTTTGGCGTTTGAGGTTGAAAAGTGACCACACTTTTGTCTGCTGCCCTATCGATACTTTTTATTTTTGTGGTAATGGGTGGCACTATTGTTTTTCTGTTGCCTGTCTTGGCAATCTTCAGTATATTGATGCTAATTGCTGCACTTTGCCTGGAGAAGACAAATGGTCGTGGAAAAGCCTAAGTTCCGATTCCGTACTGGCTTTCGTGGAAAGTTGATTCTGCAGGTTCAAGAGAGGCTCGAATATACCGACCCTCAGTGCTTCGACACGACATATTACAATCAGTGGCGTGATGCGACCGTGTCAGATATGACTGTCGATTGTCTGCTGATGTTGGATAACCTTTCGAAGGATCATTGAAATGACTCAGCTTCTTCGCACTCGCCATGGCCGGATGTCCTGCGCGTTCGTGGCAATGTATTTCGCAACGTTTTTGTTTGTCGTATTCCACTAAGGATGCTATCATGACTAAAGACAAGGGCCGATTCGAAGCATGGTACGATCGTAAATCCGCATCAGAGAAATATTCTGATAGGGTAGTGGCACAGTTTGCCTTTTACTCGATCATTGCGCTTTTTATTGCGGCTCTCGCAGGGGCAACATTCGCGGGCGGAATAGGGCTTAGCATTGCGCTAGAAGCGATCCATGGCTGGTTTAGCTTGCCTGGCCTGTTTCTGACTATTGTGATCATTGGCGTCAGTGTAATGGCACTTATTACTGCCAGAAAGAAGTGAAAATTGGCCGGATTTAACAAGAACTTTAGTGTTGACGAACGTGTTAAAATCGTCAACACTAATGAATTACTTGATGGAACGACTGGAACCATTCTGGGCCAGTCGACAACCGGCGTTATAAACAACGCATACATTGTGTTGTTGGACGTCCCTCTTACAACTCATAAGGCAATTACAATGCCTGAAAGCCTACTGGAAAGAATTCCATGAAAACATTTCGCCTGACTGCCGCAATTCGTGACGAAATCATCGAGGATATGATCAGTCATCGATACCTTGAAGAATGTCATGAGCACATCATGCATATGAAGTGCTTTGCTGAAGCCGTGTATGAGGATATTTATTCCGAGAAGACTCGTGCTGAATTTGAAGCTCTTCCGAAGGGCTGGCTGCCTGAGTCAACGATGATCAAGGTTATTTTCGGCAATAGTCACGCTGAACTCAATTTCAATGGTCTATTCGAAACCCGTTATTCGAATCAGGAATTTAGCTTCCTGAAAGATTTCGACACTAAGGTTTACCAGCCAATTTCGAAGAGACTTCCTGATAAGGATAAGGGGAGTTGGATCAAGCGGTATGAAGCCAACTCGTCAATGGCGATCGAGTATGACCAGTTGATCAATGACCGTAAGACAATCATTGCCGAGATGAAGGATTCGAAAACAAAGCTCGGAGGAGTCCTAAATAGCTTCTCTTCTTCTGGACCTCTGGTCGAATCCTGGCCTGAAATTGCTCCTTTCCTGAAGAAGTTCATTAAGGAGCCGGCTCCTCTTCCTGCAATCCCAGTCGAGTCGTTTAACGCCACATTCAAGCTTCCTATCACGACCGAAAATAAAATCGCAGCCTGAATAAAAATCTCAAATAACAGTTGTCTGCGAGAAGCGAATATCGGATAAAGATCTTGTTGAGATTGGTTGCCACGAGCAACCGCACTTGAGAGCGAAAGCAATCAAACAGCAGGAGGTTATCATGTAGCAATCTGGATTTTTATCTTTTGGAAACAGTTGAAAAAGTTTAGATTAGATGTGATAAAGATATAGACGATGCTAACAAGCTTAGTCTACCGTCCAGGTGCTAGCGGGTGGATAATACCCCTGGGTAATACGTCCTAGTCTTAGTGGCGTGACAGTCCGGAGAGTGGTTCAAGTGAACGGACAAGGAATGCAGAATTCCTGAACATTAAACGCTTGATATTCTATCTGCATTGGGGTATCAAGACGGAAGCCTGATTGCGACGAACGGGTTTAATTAAAAGATTGAGGTGTTGCAATCGCACCTCTTTCTCTCTAATTAGATGGGTAGAGATAGGAAGAATGAATGATTGCAATCATTCATATCTTCTGACAAGATCAGTAAAATGCAGTGAAAGTCTAGGGATCCCGCTTGACCGTTGTGTGGGACAAGGCAAGTATCTGATAGTGTTTGGTTCAGCGATATCGAGATGACTCAGTAAAATGGTCCTGTTTGGTCATCACGCTTAAGACCAGCCGAAAGATCTTCTCTACCTTTCTAATTAGAGAGGCGAGTATTTAGTGAAGCAGAGGGCTATTAGGTATAGATCTCCCACGCATGCAGGAGGTCGAGAAGGGTACAACGACACCGTCCCTTACCTGAGTTGCTATTGCGGGGACAAACGGCACTCGATGATTCTAGATCAATTCGATGCCTCTGTTTCACTAAGTATTTGTTGACTTTATACGCCTGTAGATTGAATATCTACGTGCACAGTAGTAAACGGATGTGTGGTGGACCACAGGGCCCTCTGAAAAGGGCCCGTTCTGGGTTCGATTCCTGGCTCTGGTTTGATCTACAGGCGTATAAAGTCAAGCTGTTTGAAATGTGAATTAGAACTTCTGAACTGAGCTTTGATGGTATATCACCTTATGGGAGAATGGCCCATGGGTAGATATTCGGGAACAATCGTATGGAATGCTGCAACATTCCTATATAAACCCCGACCATTTGCAGATGGCTCGCTTGAACTAGCGACGAGTCAAGGCTCTGTTCAGAAGTTCTTTAGTGTCATATTCGCAAATTATAGAATACAACGTTGAGTGTTGAATCAAGCGAAAGAACGGGTCGACCGATCAGGCAACTTCGTGGAAATAAATACACTAGCGGCGAGTTAGGCTACCTGAAAGCAATCCTCGTGTAACAGAGTTAGGGTGATGTAAACTGTGGCAAGTAGTGAATTGGTCGAAATTCACGAAAGGATCATAGGCTAAGTTGGATAGTAGTCGAAGAGGTTCGGCCGAACTTTTAGGTGAAATTTGGCGATGCAGCATGACAGGTCCAAAAATAAATCCTGCTGTGTAGGTGGAATCCCTACCCCTTACAGATTTGAATTGACTGAGTGACGGTTTCCAAGGTATGCGAAAGTAGGAGCGTCGTTTCACTCTGAGGATAGCAGAAAAAGGCGGGTAGAGCTTAATAGGCTCCTGTGGGGTTTGCCGCCAGGTATTAGTACGGAACGTGAGTTTGGCAGAAATGCCGGAAACGGAACTCTCTCCTGAAAGTTATCTGTCCACCGACAATACGAATTGGCTCTCTGGCGAAATGGTAGACGCACCTCGCGAAGAGTTGATGGAAGTAGTAAGCGAAGGATATCATGTATTAGCTAGTGCATGATTTGAGAATGCGCTGCGAAACGGGATGCGAAGATTCTAGCTGGATAGAGGCGCCGCGATACCAGTGAGGAATAATAGCAGAACACCATTGTTCCAGGTTCGAGTCCTGGGAGGGCCACCAAATTAGAACCCCGTTCCTTGATTGGAACGGGGTTCATTCGTTGATAAATAGGTTCATGCAACCAACTCTCTCACTATATCTAAACACAAATGCCCCTGCTAAAAGAATTCAATTCTTAGGAGTTGACTTTACAGGATCTGTCGTTGAACTTGTTCTAACGAACCTAGTGACATCAGAGGAGATCACTCTTTCGACAGCAGATGATGAGATCTCAATTGATCAAGACATTGTTGTTTGGGATTACGATCAAACAATTTTGGAACAGCTTCCGGTAGGAAATTGGACATCCTTTTCTGTGTATCGCAGTATTGGTGAAACGCGCGAATTCATTGGGTCCGGTCGCGTCTCCATAATTGCAAATGGTGGATACCAGGTCGACAACGGTACAATGGTTATCAACGTACCAGGTGTTAGAGGACCTGCTGGTACGCTTGAGGTTGATAGTGTTGTCACTCTCGATCCCGATGAAGATGCATATATTGAAGAGCTCGGTACCAACACTGAGTCCGCGTGGAGAGTAGGCATCCCTCGTGGATACACTGGGTTAACTCCAGATATAGAGATTTTATCAACCACAACTCTAGCTGCAGGACAGCCCGCCACGGTGACGCTCGATCCGAGCAGCACGCCGGAAGAGCCGAAGCTGGTGTTCGGGGTGCCGAAGGGCGACACGGGCGCGACGCCGGACATCTCGGTGCTCTCGACCGCCACGCTGGCGCCCAGCCAGCCCGCCACGGTGACGCTTGACCCGAGCAGCACGCCGGAAGAGCCGAAGCTGGTATTCGGCGTCCCGCGCGGTGACACGGGCGCGACGGGTCTGACGCCTGCAATCTCGGTGCTCTCGACTTCTACCCTTGCGCCGGGATCGCAGGCAACCGTCGCGCTCGATCCCTCCAGCACCCCGGAAGCGCCTAAGCTCAACTTCGGCGTCCCGCGCGGCGACACGGGAGACACGGGCGCCGCTGCGACGATCGTGATTGCTGGCACGGACACGCTTGCCCCCGGCGCGCCGGCAACCGTCGTTAATGAGGGCACGTCCGCAGCGGCAAGCCTGCGTGTTGGCATCCCTGCCGGCGTGCAGGGCCTGCCCGGCGCCCCCGGCGAGCCGCTGGCGCTGGTGGTGAGCGACACGACAGATATCGGCCTCGGTGGATGGTGGGTGGCGCGAGATTATCACGGTGCCGCCACCTGCGATTATCTCCGCGCGGAAATGCTGGTTGGTGAGGCCGACGCTGTGACGCTTGCCGTGCGGAAGAATGGCGCGACCGTCCGCAGTGGTATCGCACTCGGTGCCGGTGTGACTGTGATCACAGATCTTGGCCTTGTGCTCGCAGAAGGCGACCAAGTATCCGTACATCGCGTTGGCGGCGGTACGCTCACAGGACCATGGATGATGCTAGTTCAAATCGACGGAAGGACGCCCTGATGCCTACGCTTACCTATGCCAATATCGGCAAGCTCCCGATCAAGCCGACGCTGCAAGATTTTTTCAGCAATGGTGAGGCTGGCGCCGCTTCAGCTTTTCCCGATTTGTCGTCGCTCTATCAGGACGCGGCAGGCACGGTGCCGGTGACGGCGATTGGTCAACAGGTCTACCGGGTCAACGACCTCAGCGGCCGCAACAATCACCTCTTGCAGGCGACGGCGCTTGCTCGCCCTCGGCTTGGGCGAACGCCGGCGGGTGGCGTACGGAATTTGCTTCAACAGACTGAAGCATTTGACAATACCTTTTGGACAAAGACAAACGTGTCTGTAGCACCGAGCGCTACAGCTGCGCCTGATGGTGTATCCGCAGTATATGAAATAACGCCATCTGCTGTGCTTGGCTATGCTCATGGCGTCTCTGTAATCGTGGCACTTACCAGTGTAGCGTATACTGTTTCATGCTATGCAAAGGCAAATGAATACAATGTCCTCGTGTTTGTGCTTAACAATAGCTCAAGCACGAGTATAAGCTTCGACTTGAGCACTGGTGTTTTGGGGGCCAATCCACAAGGATATGGTTTTAGCATAGAAAATTCGGGCAACGGATGGTTTCGGTGTTCGTTCACATTTACGCCGGGCGCGGGAAACAATACCATCAGAATAATAGCCAGGAACGACAGCGTTGTCGCAAACTGGACGCCAGACGGTACATCCGGCATCTGCATCTGTGGCGCTCAACTCGAACTTGGCTCCACTGTCACCCCTTACCAGCGCGTCACAACACAATGGGACGTCACCGAGGCCGGCAAGCGCGACTGCTATTGCCTCTATGGCGACGGCATCGACGACACGATGGCGACCGCTGGTGCCGTCCTGCCCGTGCGAAATGGCTTGTCGCTGATTGGCGCCTTTAACGCTGTCACACCGGGGGCGTCCTCCTCCTTCGCTACAACCTTTGGCCTCGTCTCGGGAGCGGTCGGGTTCACCCTCTTAACCCGCAGACAGGCTGATTTCCGTCAGGTGGGCGCTTATGTGCGTGGTGCTGGTGGCGCAACTATCACGCCGATCACAAATCTTGGAAACGCAGGGTTTGACTACGGGCGCCCATTCATAACGTCGGCGACGCAGAATGCTGATAATTTACAGGTGTTGTCGATTAACCCGGAAGGCAACGCTTCTGCGCCATCCGCGCTTGGCTTGACAACCACAGCGTTTCTTCCTCTGGGCGCTTTCATTGTGGCGGGCAATTCCCCGATTTTCTGGTATGGCGGGCTGGCAATTGATCGCCCGCTCACTTCGCTGGAACGTGAAATTGCAATGGAGTACTACGCCTATATCTCAGGAGCAATCGAATGACACAAATGACTTATACTGAAATCGGAAAACCTGTCATTGATCCTGCGATGTTAGACCTGTTTGTTTATAATGAACAGGGCCTCTGGCTCGACCCCTCCGACCTCTCGACGCTCTTTCAGGACACGGCCGGGACCACCCCTGTAACGGCTCCGGGGCAGACCGTGGCGCTTGCGTTGGATAAGCGCTTGGGGCTTCGACGCGGGCCGGAATTGGTATCGAACGGCGACTTCTCGAATGGGCCAGCGGGGTATGTTGAAGCTCTGAACGGCACAATCAGCTACGCAAACGCAACCATGTTGGCGACGGGGACGACTGGCAATACTGGCGTGTATCGGGATGTTGCAGTTGTTGCCGGCCGCCCATATCAGGTATCGTGGCGGCAGGTTTCGGGCTCCAATAATCGCATCAACATCTATAACGGCGCGTCCTTCGCGTCTTCACTTTACAACAATGGGGTGGGTGACACTATAACGGGCACGAGGTCTGTAATAGTTCTGCCTACCGCAACAGTGCTCCGAATTTATATCCACACTGCTCCGGGCTTCACGGCAGAGTTCGACAACGTTTCTGTGCGCGATCTTGAGGGTAATCACCTAATCCAGCCTGTAGCCCTCTCGCGCCCGACGCTGGGGCGACATCCGGTGGGCGGGCGGCGGAATTTGCTGACGTATACAGAGGACCTGTTGAGTTCCCGGTGGAGCAAATTGCAAGTGTCAGTGGTGCTTAGCGGGATGCCTCTGCCGAGCGGTGTCGCGGCAGCGTTTAAGCTGACAGAAACCACCTCAGACTCCACCCACTCTACCTTTCAGCAATTCAGCTTTGTGGCGGGCGTAGAATACACGATATGGACGAGAGCCAAATTTGACGGCCGCCACCTACAGCTTATACCACCCACGGCAGCTTTGGCTGGAGGGTATGCCAACTTCGACCTCCAGACCGGAGTAAAGGGTCCATTTGGTGGATCGGGCCTGACGAGTGAAATGATCCCCGAGAGCGACGGGTGGCATCTTTGCTCGATCACCTTCACTGCTACTGGTTCAACGACTGGCTCTCCTACATTCTTATTGGTCCCATCTCCCGAGTCCACTAGGTTGCAGCCATATACAGGTGACGGTGTGAGCGGCGTCTACCTGGGCGGGCCTCAGATCGAAGTGGGTGATCGAACTCCTTACCAGCGCGTCACCTCCGATTGGGACGTGACTGAGGCCGGTAAGCGTGACTGTTGGTATCTCGGTTTCGATGGTGTCGATGACTTCATGTCATCTATCGCAAATCTCGACCTCACTGCTTCTGATAAGCTCACTATCTGGGCAGGACTCGAGAAGTTGTCAGACACGCCAACTGGTATCTTCTTCGAGACTTCGCCAAGTGTTCTCTCGGCATCGTATCCGGGTAGTGCTGGATGGGTAATTCCATCCGTTAGCGGAGCTACGAGTGCTGGATTCAATGTAAGAGGATCCGCGGCTATTTGTGGAAGAACAGGGTCATGGAGTCCGGCTCCTGCACGTGCAGTTCTATCTTCCGCTTATGACATTGCTGGTGCTATACAAGCTGACGAGGTCTTTCCTCGGATCAATGGTGTGATTCCTACTCTAGTCTCCGTTGGTTTACCGTCAGGAACCGGCGACTTTGGGAACTATAAGTCTTACCTCGGTCGTAGAGGAGAAGGGGGACTCTCTTTCAACGGTCGTATGTATGGGTTGATTGTTCGTGGTAAAAGTGCTACATCTGCTCAAATCAATTTTGTAGAACAAATTCTAGCTTATAATACAGGAATTACAATATGAGTGAAACTGTCAACATCACAATCGCTGTACCACACAACCTCGTCGACGATGCAAATCAACTTGCACGTTGCGTAGGATATGGCCCTGAAGACGACAGAACTTTCCAAGGAAATACTTGGCAGGATGTGGATGGTAACCTATATGCTGTCGCCTCAGGCCCAGTATGGCCAGCATTTATGGAAAATGCTCTTGCACCATTAGTAGAACCTCAATGGGGTGCAGATTTAACTGCCGCGACACGTGCCCAGATGAATCTTGTTGTTTTTGATCTACGTATTCCAGAAACTGAAGTCACTCCTGCTAACCATACACTAATTAATGCAGTCGTAGGAGTTGAAGGTTTATATGCTTTATCACTACTCGGTATTGCAGCAGTTCCAGAGTTGACTTCCGAATAATATACAACTAATCTGTTCCGATGAACAATATTCTCGGAACACAAATTATCATCAACGATTTATTGGTTGATACTGTTGAAGATTGGTCACAGTGCCGATCTAGATCTCGTGCCGAACGTCGAAGACGTAAGGGGCACCATCAGCGCGTAGCTACCAAATCCATACCGAGTACCAAGATCCTGAATTTCGCAGGCAAACTCGTCATGCACTCTTCAATGTATAAACTTCTTAGAGATCAAACTTGAAACCACATATTGATATTGCGGCCGTTTGTCGTGAACTATGCACTCGATATTATCCGCACAATTCTTCAATCCAAGATCAAATTCGCTCTGGCAAATTGGACTATCAATTCGATGTGTATTATGCCATTTTAGGAGCTAAAGCTCTTCTTGCAGAATTGAAAAGACAGCAAATTATCTCTGATGCCGTCGAAATTGTTGACAATTCGCGGTTTTCAGACGATATTGGCTTGTAGGAGTAATACACATGAGTAAGACATTTGCAATTGCCGATCTTCACGGGAGATTCGATCTCCTATTGATGGCTTTGCGTGAAATTGACAATCGCGCTGAAAGCGGCGATACGGTTGTCTTCACAGGAGATTATATCGATCGTGGGCCCGAAAGTGCGAACATTCTCACGACTCTGATTGAAGGCCCTGTGAAATATCATGGTAAGGATCGTGATATTACGTGGGTTTGCCTCAAGGGTAATCATGAAGAAATCATGCGTCTTTCCGCGACGCAGGACAATGATGCTCTCACGCATCATATGGGGTCGTGGTGGGTCAAGAATGGTGGCGGTAAGACGTTATTGTCGTATGGAGCTCCCAGCAATTCAACGATAATCGACGCTATCAAGTTTATCCCCCAGTCTCACGTTGACTGGATCTCAAATCTGAACCATGTTCACGTCGATGAACATCGAATCTTCGTGCATGCTGGTCTCAATCACAATGTGAGTCTCGAAGATCAGGATGAAGAAACTCTGATCTGGAAGATCAACCACGAAGGTGATGAGCGCGATTATCGTGGACTCCATATTGTTCATGGTCACGATCAGTTCGCGGAAGGCCCGATCTTGCTCAAAGGTCGGACTGATCTCGACACTTTTGCCTGGGCAACTGGACGAATTGTTATCGGCGTTTTTGATGACGATATTGCTGGAGGACCTGTTGATCTGATCGAAGTGAAGGGCGATCCTCACGCTTCTTATTTCGCACCAAAACAGTCTGATTTGGTTGTTGGTGGATCTGCGTACCTAAGAGGTCGTGATGGATGAGACTTATTCTAAATGGCTTCGAATCCAGTATCTAATTTCTAAGGTTTCATGTATGGAAGATGAAATCTTGAATCCTCTTGAACGAGTGTGGAAGACGCGTCAGCTTGAAAGGTCGGCGCGTCTTCTATGGTCTCGATATTCGAACATCGTATGGTGCTGAAATGACGTATGAAATTGATTTCGAGAAGGTAAATCGTGCGATTGTATGGGCACGCCAGCGACATGCCGGCCAGACACTCAAGAGTGGCGAGGATTATTTCGAGAATCATGTCATTCAGGTCTACACTCACGTTCTTGATAATGTAACAATTTTCAAGACTGAGAACGCCACTGACATCGTTATTGCAGCTCTTCTGCACGACGTTCTCGAAGATACGTCTACGACGTGGCAGGAAATTGCTTGCGAATTTGGTGACTACGTTACCGAGCTCGTTGATCGAGTCACTGATGAACCTGCTCCAAATCGTAAGGAGCGGAAGCTCACTTCCTATTGGAAGATTCGTGGAGATGAAAACGCGCTTGTGATCAAGCTGTGCGATCGGATCGTTAACGTCAACTTGTGCATTGGATCGAATCGTGAGTTCGGCAAGATGTACCTCAAGGAAGCGTATGTGTTCAAGTGCGCGGTGTGGTCTCCTGAGCATGGTGCTCGCATTGGCAATCTGTGGAACCATCTCGAGAATCAGTATAATCTACTCGAACATATGATCAAAATGGATTCCAAATGATCTTTATCGCCCTAATTGTCGTTATGATTGCCCATTATGCAGGTGATTTTCTGTTTCAAACACGTGAAATGGCGGAAAATAAGAGCCGAAGCATAATGGTTCTACTCGACCATGTGTTCGTATATACTAGGACTCTTGGATCGATCATCATTGGCACTTTTATTGCTGCATTGTTGATTTTTCCAGGATTTCTAACGATTTTCATGTTGCCAATGATCGGCGCTTACATGATTATCAATGGTGTACTACACTTTGCAGTTGATTATGTCACTAGTAAAGTGTCAGCATATTACTTTCGCGTCGACAACATGAAGGCGTTCTGGAACACGATTGGCTTAGACCAGTTTCTACATGCGTCATGTTTAATCGGAACCGCTGCTCTTCTCACACTTTGAGGTAACATCATGGCTAATCCTGTTCCTGAATATCTCCGTGAATTGATCGGAAAGTGCGTCCGTTTCAATAAGAAGGCCGAGGATCTCGAGTCCTACGTTGAATTGAATGTCTGTGGTCGAATCACCGATATCTTTCTGAATCATTATTCCGATGATCCTAATGAACAGGTGTTCATGGTCATTGTCGATTTCTCTGAATTTGATGAGATGAACCGTCAGTTTGAATCTCGGAACTATTACGATAGTGACGGCAACCCGACCAAGAATGCACGTGAAGCAGGATATTACGAAGTCGTCGATCACCTTTGGGTCGGACCCAATTTCAATGAAATGGTTGAGGTGATCGCAGAACCAGTCACTGAAACGATCGTCGGCGTCTCCATCATGCGTGATGGTATTCCGGCCTCGCTTCCGAAGCCGTATCGTCATCATCACCTCATCCTGATGCTAGCTTCTATCGGCGAAGATACTCCTATCACGGGCGAACAAGGATTCTGGACGAGTAATGGACGTTTTGTCGATCGAGTCGAAGGAAAGAAGATCGCAGTTGCAGCTGGACAATACAAGGCCGCAACTGATCCGGATTTGGTCGATCTTTACTCCGAAGACCTGTGGTGATCTGTTGACTTAATGATCTGAACGATAGATCATTATCTCCAGATCAACCGAGCAGCTCTGGAGAGCTTATGTTGTATACTCTGACGGATCCGAATAACTTCTACTGCGGCCAAGATGTTGTGGTGACGGGCGCTCCAGCCGATCTTCCGATGTATCGGAGTGTACGACTGGTGGAAGGTCATGACTCATTCTTCGTAGAACCGAGGCATCTGGAGCCTAATCTTCAACCTTTCGACATGATTCCGCTACCTCCTCTAGAGGAGCGGTGATATTGAGTCGGTAGCTTAATGGGTAAAGCGAGGGACTTTTAATCCCGAGACTGTGGGTTCAAGTCCCACCCGACTCACCATTTTTCAAAAGCCCTGTCTAGACAGGGCTTTTCCTGTTGATAAATAGTTGATGATTCCTTTCAAGCAATATATCACCGAATTATCCAAGCCAAATGACGTAGACCTCGTGAAAGCAGCTTTCAGAGATCTACGGGATGAAATGGGGCAGGAGTATTTTACTAACACGTTTTATCGCTTTGGGGTGTGGCATTCTCCCTCTACTATGAAACGTAAAATTGAAGCTCGAAGTGTAATGAAGCGGGCACTTGGAAAATATGGTTTCGAATTAATTGGAGCCGGTGCTAAAGGAGCAGCCTTTGCTCACGACAAATACCCATATATTATCAAGATATTTAGCTATGATGATGGATATATGGATTATTTGAGATTCGCAGCAAAACATCCAAACAACAAATATGTTCCTAAATTCAAGGGGCAAGCAACAAAAATTTTCGACGAAATATATTATGTTCGGGTAGAAAAACTTGAAGAAATTGCAAGTCTTACGCCTAAGCTAGTTAGTATTATGAGTGAATTTGAGGATATTTCAAGGTTGCTGCGCAAGTATGGCGAACGTGCACTGACGGAAAAAAATCTCCGTGTTGAGAAAGACATGTTGGAATTTTGCAGGTACTTATCCAAAGTCCCCGAAAATTTTGGAGTTGATCTGCACGATGGCAACTTCATGCAGCGTCCTAATGGACAGATTGTAGTGATTGATCCCCTCATTGGGTGATTGACTTTTCGCCGAAATGATCTATGATTCCTCTAGTAATGGAGGATACTATGGCCGATGTTATTGACATGATTATGAGTTTGATCGTTCTGTTTGCGATCCTCGGCTTTTGCTGGGGATTTCTTGTTGGTATGGTCAAGGGGATCACTAAGTTCTTCAGGGGTTGATCATGGTTTCACTTGTTCCAAAACGAAAGCATCCTGATCAACTCGGCCCTTTGAAAGTGGCACTCGGAACTCCTCCTGATACAGGTTGTTGTGGAATTGCTGCAGTTGCTGCCGTATCAGGAGTTGATTTTCCAACTGCGTTCAGATTCTTCCGAGCTGGACGTTCCAGAAAATATATGGGTCGGACTAATCATTATGACAGAGTCCGTGCGCTTAATAATTTCGGGATTGATTACACGGATCTAACAGACAAAGTTCGTGGTAAGCTGCCATTAGCGTCATGGGTAAGACATTTCGCTGACAAGAACGCTACATACCTTGTTACGACCAGAAATCACGCTCAAGTGATTAGTGGTGACTATGTTCTTGATCAAAGTGGTGTTCGACCAGTCTATAATGATTGGACTGGTAGCCGTGGAGTATTGTCAGTGTTGGAGATTCACAATGCTCGATTCACGTGAACTAGCTGCATTCGCAAATGTCTGCAGTATCAAGGGATATCTAAAGGACGATAAAGCTCAGGAAATCACTGATCAAATCAACCGCGATATGAAACTTCGTGATCGTGCAGCTCTTTCCGAGTTCATCGACAACAAACTCGCTGGAGATGCATTTTCACGAACTGATTGTCTGACTATCACAACTTGGATTCTAGGAGAAGTCAATGGCGATTAATTCGTTCTCGGGAAAATATCACTTTCTTTCCAACTTCTATCCTGTCAAAATCTCACTCGATGAAGTCGTCTATCCGACGGTAGAACACGCGTATCAGGCCGCAAAGACGTTCAGTGAAGACCAGCGGGCGGCTATTCTGAAGAGTGAAACGCCTGGTATAGCGAAGCGTCTCGGCCGACTCGTCACTTTGCGGAACGACTGGGAAGACGTCAAATTCCTTTTGATGAAGGAACTAGTAACCCAGAAATTCTGCTATCCTGAGCTTGAGGATCTGCTTAAGAGCACGTATCCTCATGAGCTGATCGAAGGAAACACATGGGGTGATACTTACTGGGGCGTTTGCAACGGTGTAGGACACAGCCATCTTGGAAACATCTTGACTGAGATTAGATTCCGCCTTATGTTCACTTAATCAAATTCGCTCACGTGGTCCAAAGGATGGTCAGCAATCTTCTAAATTGCCCTATGTAGGTTCGAGTCCTACCGTGAGCTCCATCATAAATACCGAAAGGATGGGATAGACCCATCCTATAACATAATTCGAAGAGGTTTCGAATGACTAAGAAATATGATTACCTCGTGTTCATCGCGAGGATGCAGCCTTATCACATCGGGCATCATGCAATTATCGAGCGAGCTCTCGAATTGTCCGAAAATGTGATTATTGTGCTTGGCTCGCACAATTCCTCTCGCACAATCCGCAATCCACTAACCTGCTGGGAACGTGAACAGCTCGTTATCGCTGCTTTTGACGATAACCTCCCAGCAGGTGGACGGCTGATCTTCCATTATCAGGAAGATCACATGTACAATGATCAGCGTTGGCTCGCTGAAGTGCAGAGTGCGATTCATCGGATTGTGTACAGTCGTTGGCAGGCTGGCCCATACAGGATTGGCCTGATCGGACATGAGAAGGACGCGTCGAGCTATTACCTCAAGCTATTCCCTGAGTGGGAAGCTGAAGGCGTGGCACCTGTTCTACTCAATGGAGCTGTAATCGATTCGACGAAGATTCGCGAAATCACATTCGGCGGTCTTGAATTCAACAAAGAATCTGTCCTCAATCCGATGTTTCCGAGTCCTCTCGTTCACGCGTATTGGTATCATTTTCTCCAAGATACCAAACTGTTTGAGGAATATGAGTTCGTCCTCAAGTACAAGGAACAGTGGAAGCATTCGCCATATCCGCCAACGTTCGTCACCGTTGACGCAGTTGTGACTATTTCCGGACACGTTCTACTGATTCGTCGTGGTGCAATGCCTGGTTTGGGTCTGTGGGCGCTTCCTGGCGGCTTTCTTGAACAGGGTGAGCGAGTCCGTGACGGTGCGATTCGTGAGCTCTATGAGGAAACGAAGCTCGCTGTCCCTCGTGCAGTGATTGAAGGTTCGATCGTCGGAATAAAGGTATACGATCACGTTCATCGCTCTTCACGTGGAAGAACTATCACTCATACGACGCATGTGGCGTTGAAAGATGCCACAAAGTTGCCTAAGATCAAAGGATCGGATGACGCTGCGAAGGCCAAGTGGGTGCCTATTGGTGAAGTACTCAACATGAAGCATCTCTTCTTCGAAGATCATTACTCTATGTTGGAAGACACACTCGGTCTCTGAGGGTATCATGAAACACGTCCTTATTTCGATCGCAATCGGCACGATTCTGACTGCAATTTCCTATTTTGTGGGAATCCATTATCTGTGGATCACGGAGGTCAACTGGCTGGAAGTATTCAGCGTCTTCACGGCGTATGCATGTACGTATCTTTGTGTGCAACAGTCGAGAAACAACTATTTCTTCGGAATCGTCTCAGTGGCGGCGCTGTCTCTTCTTTTCTATCAGGCAGAGTTATTCTCGTCTATGGCGCTCAACATCTACCTGTTTCCGACTCTGGTTTACGGGTATTTCTTCTGGCGTCCTGACGATAACACTCGACCGGTAACGAGTATTCGGGATTATTCCAATCTTTGGGTCGGAGCATTCACTGCACTCGTTGCTGCTACATATGGCGTAGTGATTCTCGTGTCGAGTCAGTTTGGAGCGGCTCTTCCCTTCGCAGACTCAGCGATTCTTGTGCTTAGCATAGCAGCTCAGTTTCTACTCGATCGCAAGATCAAAGAGACGTGGATCGTCTGGATTGCTGTTAACATTATCTCGATTCCAGTGTATATAAGTGCAGGACTTCCTCTGGTGGCATTCCAGTACGTTTTCTTCCTGTTCAACGCCATCTGGGGATTCAAAATGTGGAATGAATCGCAGAGGAAAATGAATCATGCTTAAGACTGTGTTCGTCCTCGGCACTTTCATGCCGCTTCATATCGGACATGAGCAACTTCTGCGATTTGCAGTCAAGATTGCGTCGCAGCAGGAATCTCCGACGCGCGTTAACGTCTTGATCAATACACGTGATTGTGAACCGATCCCATCTCATGTAAGAGAATGGGCGCTCCATCAATTGATGGAGCGCCTGGACCGAGAGAACTCCACCAAGTACAAATCAGTCGTGTCGTGCTACCACGGTGATGTGCCGCAGAATCCTTCGGAAGCAGATTCCGAGGAAATGTTCTGGGAGATTTGGAAGTTTCTTCTCCTGAAGAACACGTTGGTTCGCCCAGGTGACATCATCGTTGGTTCAGAGACGTATTGCATCAAGCTTGCCGAAGTGATGAGGTGCACGTTTCTGCCATACGACGTCGGGCGCAATACGAACCAGATTTCCGCGACTGAAATCCGCAAGAATCCGTACAATCATTTCAGCAAGATTGTGCCAGAAGCTCGATCCTTCTTCCAGACAAAGGTCACTCTGTTTGGTGCCGAATCAACTGGGAAAAGCTCGATGACAGCTCGTTTGGCATCGCGCATATTCCCAAATGTGGTAGTTACTGAGTGGGCGCGCCCATATCTTGAAATGTGTGGAACGGAACTGACTCAGGATAAGATGAACGCAATTGAAAAGGGACAGTATGCTGTGCAGTGTTGTGCAGCGTCCAATCCCGAAGCAATGTTCATTTTCCAAGATACCGACCTGATCAGCACGTTTGGATATCACAAGATATTCAATAGTGTTCCAGGGAAGTGGCTGTACTACAACATGGTAGAAACTATCTCCGATTTGTATGTCGTGATGAATGATCAGATTCCCTTTGAAAAGGATCCAATTAGGTATGGTGGCGACGTTCGTCAGTCCAATACCGATTTCTGGGTTGACCTTTTACAGGAATTTGGATGCAATTATATGGTCGTGAAATCAGTTGATCCTCGCGAACAATTCGACGAAATTACGACTGCAATCGATGATTTGATTGCACCCAAATTCAATAAACTCGCTGAATTTCAGCGAACCTAACCACTGTAGAGATAGACTTTACAGTTTCAACCGCAAAGGAATTTTGCAAAATGACTAACCTGAACAATTGTCTATTGAATATTGATTCCTACAAAATTTCGCACAAATCTCTCTATCCCGATGATCTGGAGTTTGTTAGCTCCTATATCGAATCGAGGGGCGGACGCTGGGGGCATGTGATGTTCTTTGGTCTGCAGATGTTTCTGCAGAAGATGAAGCCGTTCACGGCCGATGATATCACAGAATTCCATATCGTGTCTTCGATGCATGGGTTTGATGTGAAGGATCTGGTGCAGGATTTGCGCAAGATTCTTACTCGCTACGGCGGACATTGGCCTGTTGAAATCCAGGCAGTGAAGGAAGGGACGATCGTTCCTACTGGAAACGTGTTGGTTCAGATTCACAACACCGATCCCGAATTCCCTTGGGTCACTCAGTTTCTCGAGACTGAGTTGCTTCGAGCAATTTGGTATCCTACAACTGTTGCGACTCTGTCGTACCACATCAAGCAATCTTTCAAGGATGCTCTTGATCGGACATCTGATATCGGCGACGCTGTGCTCAGCACTCGTCTGCATGATTTCGGTGCACGTGGAGCAACTTCAAGGGAAGCTGCAGGTATTGGTGGCGTCGCCCATCTTGCTAATTTCATCGGCACCGATAATATGACTGCGCTGATGTATGCTCAGAAGTTCTACTCTGAGCCTATGGCTGGCTTCTCGATTCCTGCGACTGAACACAGCATCTCCTGCTCGTTCGGCCAGGATAATGAGCTCGGATACGCGCAGCAGGTTGTTTCGCTGCTCGAAACTGGGAAATACCCGTATGTTGCGTGTGTTTCTGACACTTACAACGTGTATAACTTCGTTTCAGACGTAATTGGCACGCAACTGCGTGAACGGATTATCGCTACTGGAAAGACGCTCGTTATTCGTCCTGATTCGGGCGATCCGACGATCGTTCCTCTCGAGATCATCGAAATCCTCGGTGACAAGTTTGGATACACTACGAATTCGAAGGGGTTCAAAGTGCTCCACTCTGCCGTTCGAGTTGTTCAGGGTGACGGGATGAATGAAAAGAAGATTGGCATTCTTCTCGCCAATCTTGAAGTTGCAGGCTGGTCGGCCGAGAACATCGTTGTAGGTATGGGTGGCGGTTTGCTTCAGAGCGTTAATCGTGACACCCTGAAGTTTGCTCAGAAGGCCTCTGCTATCCGTAAGCGTTGCACTCAAATTGAAGGTATTTCGAAGGATCCGATTACTGATCCTGGCAAAACTTCCAAGAAAGGATGTCTTGCTTTGGTCAAATCAAACGGTCACTTCGAAACTGTGGTATGCAATCCTGGTGACGAGTATCTGATCCAGAACAACCTTCTTGACGATGTCTGGACGAATGGTCAGCAGCTCCGTCATCAGACTCTTGCAGAAATTCGTGCTCTTAGCGAATTATCTTGAGTATGATAAATACTGGATGAAATCGTTCAATCAGTATATCACAGAAATGCCATATTTTCTCGGTAACCTGTCGTCACTCACTGCTGACAATGAGATAGAGCAGCAGTTCCTAAATCAGGAAGCGAGACGGTTAGGAAGAAAAGTCGGCACCGTTAACGGTGCCGATTTTTACCTAGCAAAAGTTGGAAATGAAATGAAGTTTATCGCTGTTAGAGGCGAACGCGAGGTTGTATTTCAAGTTTACTATAGTATCACCACTAAACCAAATCGTTGGGAACCATTTAAAGGTTTACGCATTTTAACCCAGTCTTATATCGAGTTGATTGATAAAAGCTGGAATCGAGAAATCCTCCTTACAATTCCTACAAAGTATCTGACTAAAAATAGGTGCGCAATTCTAACTGATCGTGATCAGTCTAGTGGTGGACGTAATTTATGGATTCGAATGATGCGTAAATTTTCCGCCGAAGGCCATCAAATTGGATGGTGTTATCATGGCGGTGAAAGTTATCAGATCAAGCCTGACGACGTTGACTTTGACGCTTGGATCAAGGACAATTACTTCTGGGGTCAGGAGACTCGATATGAATACTACCAGTATTTCATACTTCCTAAGTGATGAAACGCTTGATTACGATAGTTTCAAGCGTCAAATCCTCACAGCTCCCAATCCAAACAGAGCGCTATACGACTTCATCATGATCGCAGGAAATCCACTTGCGCTTGCATCGACTGAATTTGAGATTCGGGACGATTTTGATCGAAAGATCGACGACTACAAGTTCCGCGTCGCGAACTACGTGGACAATGTCAGGAAGCTGGTCTTTGGAGGTTGACTTCTTCCTAGATTTCAGTAGTATGTCAGTATCGCAACATCTAGGAGATTCCAAATGGTCTCGCTTGATTATAAAGTAATTCGTCCGCACGATAAGGTCGAATATGAGTTCAACGGCATGCTCAATTACGAGCGAGCTGTAACCATTCTCAATGAGATTGGATATGCCGTTGACATTCCATCTCCATACAGCTTGTACAATCTCATTCGCAATGATCCAACCGTGAAGATGATCTCGGCAAAATGGATGGGTAGTGATGCTAAGTTCAAGAATCGTGATCCCGACATGAAGAATGACAACACGTATGAAGAATGTGTTGTGATCAGACTATTTTCCTATGAAGGGACTCAGATCGGCATTCGCGTTGACGTGTGGGACGGCGATTCTTGTTATGGTTATCCGACGACTCGCCGCTCGTCGTATGAGTGCGTAATCACCGAATATCGAGCTTGGATCGATCATATCATGCTTCAGTTGTTGAATCTGAAGGCACTGGCTGCCGTCATTGCTGAAGAAGAGATCGAGCGACTTGCTAAGATCGCGCTTGCGCGGGATAAGATTCTCAGGAATCTTTGACCAGTTGATTAATAAATATAGTGCAGTATACTGCACTATAACTGGGGATATGGCGTAATTGGTAGGCGCGGAGCACTCAAAATGCTCTGATGAAAGTCGTGTCGGTTCGAGTCCGACTATCCCCACCAAATTTATTGAGTATCATGAATAGCCAGATTTTTGACGCACTGTTTGCCGTTGCGAAGAATACTGACCGTGTAGCAAACGCTAAAATGGCTGCCGCGGTTGTAAGACGCAACAAAATCGTATCTATTGGTGTAAATTCACGCAAGTCTAATCCATTCACAACTGATTTTCAGAAACATCCTGAGGCTATCTTCCCTCATTGCGAGGTTGACGCGATACGTATTGCCCTTCGCAATATTTCGGAAGAAGACATCAGTAAATGTGATCTGTATATCTCACGAGCCAAGCTCAATAAACGTGGCGGTGAGTATGTTACAGGGTTGGCAAAACCGTGTGAAGGGTGTATGAAAGCGATAATGAAATATCGCCCGCGAAATGTGTTCTACACAACTGAAACAGATGAGATTAAATCTCTGGATTATTGAGGGAACACGAGATGAAAAAGCGAAGCAAACGTCGTCGTACCAGCTCCGCTATCAAGCGTGACCTGTTCTCTCCGAAATATCGGACCCGTGTTGTTAAGTCAAAGCGCAAGTACACCCGTAAGGATAAGCATAAAGATGGATAAGTCTACCAAGAAAAACGATATTATTTGGCTTGATACGGCCAAATTTTATGCAAATAAGAGGTCTAAGGATCCGAGTGTAAAGGTAGGCTGCTTTATTATTCGGCCTGACAATACACTCGCATCCGCTGGATACAATGGGTTTCCCAAGGGATATCCCGATGTAAACTACGAAGACCGTGAGTACAAGCGTAAGCGTGTTGTGCATGCCGAAGTGAATGCAATATTGCATTCACGTGAATCGCTCAATGGATGTACTCTGTATTCGAGTGTGGCTCCTTGTGGGCGGTGCATGACACAGATTGCTCAGGTTGGTATCAAGCGAATTGTATCATATGATCACCTGCTTTTTCGCGAAAGTTTGGACCATGATGTGACAGTCGACTTGTGTTCGAAGCTGGGTATTGAACTCGTCGTATGGCACGATCGAGATCTACTCAATCCGTCTAATGATCACGTTTTGGTTTATCATGTGTGTAAGGACCTCAGTTGGCCATACGTCAATAGGCTCTGGGACTATAGGGAATGCTATGAAAAGACCGGCAATCTCAACCACGACTGGCTCACCTCATGTGGTGAATTTGGTTGTTGTTAAGGTCAATAGACGGTTGTGGATCAAGGTCGTAGAAACTGATGACCTTGTCTACACTCCACCCGATTTTATATTGTCCAAATTAAGTGGACGAGAACCTCTAATTGAACTCTGCAGGGTCGCTTCAAACGATCTTGCGGAGAATATGATTGAACATATCATGAATTTCGAGAGTCGAATGCAGAAACATGTTGCATCCTCGATCGAAAATATCCGACAATCAATTTATGAAATTGTTTCGTCTGTTCCTGACTGATCTAATTGTGTTTGGCACAGTCGGTGTTCTGCTGTTCACCGATCTCGGAACGACGTTACTAAACTACATTCTGGTTTATATGCTGTTTGGTTCGCTTGACGTCACACACTTCCATTGGTAGGAACTGAAAATGATTACCCGCTTGATGTCTAACATCCTATCGGCTATTTTGATCGGATCCTTCATTGCTCTGATTATATTCATCGGAACTTCCGCGTACAAATGCGGATATATGACATTTGTTTACCAAGAACGTACACCTATTGTATACCTAATCGGCCTTTGTGAGAAAATTTAATGGGCACTGTAAACGATATTATGCGGAGAAACGCTCTTCGTAATTCTACGATCGTCGGCTATGTAAATGATGTTGTCATTTTTGTCGGCAAGACATATTCGTTTGTCGATAATTCGGTCGAGATCGAAGTTATCAAGGGATCAACTGGAAGTGAAAAGGTCCGCATTGAGATTGCGGACCCTAACCTAGTTCAGATGGGTGACAAGCTATTCTTCTGGAACAATGACCGGTGAACCGAAGGGGTAGGCCGAACCCGCAAATGTGGGCTCGAGATATAGCGTCGCCAGATCCTCCGGCGTGGTGATGGTGTAGAGTACCGCACCAGTCTCCCGATCGCCGATCAGCACACAGGCCTCGCCCTCAAGCGCCGCGTCGCGCGCCGGCCGGGCGATGATGAGATACCAGCCCGGCAGATACTCCCGGATCTCGCGCTCGTAGCTTCCGCCCATGCCGTCATCGACGCTCTCCGTGCCGGTGATACGGTAGGCTTTGACGTCAGGGATGATGCAGGTCATGTCCCAGATCAGGACGCCGGGCTCGATGCCCTCGCTCACATAGGCCGGCAGCGCTGCCATGGCCGTCGCCTCGCTGTCGAAGCGGAGAAGGTGGTCGATCATAGCGCGCTAATCTCCCGCATCTGGGCGTCGCTGAACGGCGTGCCCTTCCAAACGGCGACCCGGCTGATGGTCGAGTTCCACTGATTGCCGCCGTTTACGCTACCTACTTCAAATCGCGTCATACCTGTGGGGATAGAACCTGTTAGAACGGTAGAAGATACAGCATCTCCGTTTTGCGAGAGCGCAATAACACTTGGAGTAATTCTCGTAATAATTCTTCTCCTTTCTCTTGCAACAAACGGCCTCGTTAAAGGCGGTGCCCATGCGCTGCCATTTTGATTAAAACCTCTCGCATATACTAGGCCACCAGAGCAGTACGTCTGTATGCGATTGAGAATTACAGGGTCTGATGATTTAATTGAATAAGCTATGGGCGTTGATTCTGCTGACACAGGCAAAACACCGTCCCAAAGAATAGTCAGGCCTTCATCAGCCGGATCAAATGGCATCGGCGCATAAAGCCGCTCCGCAGCCCTCGTCACGGCGCTCGCACCCGTGACGATATAGGAGGAGGCGACGGCACCAGCTTCAACCTGATAGCCCGTTACGACAACAGGCGTAGCCGACTGAGTTGCCAGCTTCGCCACGCCGAACAATCCCGAGCCCGTGGTGGTAGGAGTATGGGTGCCGACCACTCGGTAGAGCCCACCGCCGAGATGATCAATGTGCGACGGCATCACCCAGCTTGAGGCAACATTAATGATTGCATCGGTTCCGGCGACACCTGCGCTGAAAACTGGAGGTGTTGTTCCGTCGCCAAACTGCACAAAGGAGGTGAAGGCGTAGGAGGTGCCGGCTGTTACCGGCACAATCTTATATGCCCAACTTGAGTCAGCACCCCGTTGAATGAGGATTGCTCCCGCGAAGCCGCTGAGGGCTGTCGCAGACACCAATCCACTGCGCGATGGCGCATCAGTGACGCCATTCTGGAACTCGCTATAGGTCAGAAGATTGTTCCCCGCCACCTCCATCCGCACGCCAAGCGGCTCCCTTGTCACCGGGTTGTGGTCGTAGCGCAGCACGCCGCTGCCCACCATCTCATAGGGGCCGGCCTCCGGCCACCGGCCCGCTGCCGAGGCGCGGGAAAATGTCGTATCTGCTTCCACTGAGCCCCAGCGTGGGACATTGTTTGCATCTCGAAAAGCATACTTCTGCTCAACGAAGTCAAAAACGGCTGCTGCGCCGTTCAAACCTTTTGACGCCATCCAAACGTCAACTTCCGCTGGACGTCGAGCTAAATTAAGAGCTGATCCTAGGAACACTTAGCTTACAGCTCCCTCTACGATCCACTCCACATTAGTGCCGGTATTGACGATCACAGTAAACACTACTGCGGTCTTAGGAGCCGCAATTCTAGTGCCTGCTGGATAAGATGAAACTGTTGCACCTGAAGCTGCAGACCAAGTCACGTTTGCAGTTGTCATTCTACGACCGACGAAGTAATCTCCTACTGATAAAGTAGTATCATTTGGCAGTACAACTGATACTGCCGTATTGCTTGTAAAATGTCGCTCACGGTAATCCATTGTAGACGGAGACCACGTGTTCGCAGAAACTACTTCTGGACCAGTAGAGATCTGAGCCCATACAGTCTGAACAAACTGAGCCTGTTCAAGATAAACTTCCCAAGCTTCTGGAGCAAGATATTCTGCCAATGCGGATCCAACCGTATTAGCGGGATATGTCGTTGTAGGATCATACCCTACAAGCGCTGCACCAGTCGAGTTATTTGAGCCGGCCAATACTGGCAGGACATTGTCAGTAACGAACGTTGTTACTTCTTGACGTCCCCAGAGATCTGCTGCGTTATGCCCAACAATATGAGTAAGTTCTCTGAGTGTGGCCGCTTCTATCTTACCTGGCATCAAACACCTGTATATGATGAGCCATAATTAGCTCTCACTACTACAATATCATTCGGCTGGTCATTAGCCGAGCGAGCCCAACACTGCGATCCAACCTCAACCTCAAAGTTGTAAATCCACGGATTGCCGTTATTTACTACCATAAAATGTACTGTATCATCAGCAGGTTTAGTATTGCCGAACGCAATACGGACAGACCGACTATTAATTGGCTGGATTACCAAATTCGTCTTGTCTTCCGATATATTCACATATGTCGCAGTGAGTGTAATTTTTTCTGTTTCCATTGATGAAACCCTTTGTTCTTATATTTATCATTTCAGAATGCCTGTTGTCCTACGTTCGTATTTGTCCTATGATCGTTTATCAACTGAGGGAGATTCCGATGTACAATTTCGAACGGAACCTTGAAGCGAAACAGACTCGGCGAATGAAGGCTGAGGATCGATACATTACTCGTCTTGAGCGACTTCAGATTAAGGCTGAAGAGATGATTGGCGCAGTGATGCGTAATGGAGTAGAAGTGTTCTACGTCTTTCCTGAAGGTGGCAAATACCGTGAAGGACGTTTTTCGGAACTCGTGGATTTCCTGATCCGCAACAAATATGTCTGTTGACCATTTCGGTATAAAGGACTAATATCCTTTATCAACTGAGGGAGAGATCAAATGTTCACGCCGAAGCTTTTCATCTCTGTGGGTGCGACTGGCGCAATGTTCACCCTTCGCGAAACATATCTCCACGAAGTACACACTGAGGTTCGATCGTTTCATCATTACAACCTTGGTCAAGATCCTGACGAAGCGTTTGTGAAGGCGCAGGAAGCTTCTGAACGCATGGGTCTTGAGCTCAAGACGACTCGTGAAAACCTGACTCAGGAACTTCGTGATATCAAGCGCACGAACGCTGAAGAAATGGAAAAACGGCGCCAGGCGCAGCTCATCCTAGACGCTCAGTGGGAAGCTGAGCGTCTCGAGCGCCGGTTGATGCAGATCGACATGGTCGATCTCGATGGCGTGTTCGCGAATGGTCCGTATATTGGCACTAAGATTGTGGATTGCAATGACAAGGCGTATCTCAACTGGATCGTCAAGACGAAGGCGAAGTTCGAGCAGGGATCGCTGATGCAGCACACTGCACTCAAGATCGAAGAGCTGATCGCTCAAGGTAAAATCGAACTTCTTCCGGAAGGTGATCCTGAGCGATATTTTGGTGCTGAGGGTCAGCGTTTTGAAGCTGTAGTGACGGTCACTTTCGTGACTTCCTTCCAGCGTCAGGGCTACGGATCGTACGACTCAAGCACTGCTTACGTCGTCAACATGGTCACTAGCACCGGCGAGACGTTGGTATCGATCTCTGATCGATTCAAGGCGAAGGTTGGTGATAAGATCAAGATCAAGGGCACTGTGAAGAGCCATGACCAATATAAGGGTAAGGCTCAGACGAAGGTGCAACGGATTAAAGTCCTTAACTAGCAGAGGGAGAGATTCTGATGAAAGATGCCCAGAAGAAGTTGGCCGATCTCAGCTATAATGAGTTGATAGATCGAGTGACGATCAAGTCCCTGGAATCAATTGTCAGCGGTACGCCGCTGAAGGACATTCAGCAACTAACAATCGATCTCACGATTGCGTGGCTTCGTGAGAAGGGCAAGCTAAAGGGATAAATACTCGATGTTATCCTTTAAAGAATATACCAAGCTCCATGGAATGAAGAATTATTTGTTTCATGGAACAACCGCAGAAAATATGAATAGGATTCTTAAAGAAAACGCCATGCGAGGCTCTACTGCTCGTGGGTTTGGAAGTTCTGTAAGGGTCGACAAGCCATCAATTTTCTTTTCTCGTTCGCATCGAATGGCGCTTTGGTTTATTCGTGATTTTCGCTATGAACGTCATCCCGTGATACTCACTCTCGATCGAACGCTGCTCGCTCAAAAATACTCGATTATGCCAGTTCAAAACAATTTACGTCGTGACAACGATCCAGATTTTGATCGAAACGGTGCACGTGCTGGGCACCGTGGGATACTCGAAGAAGAGGTTATTATCGGGGATATCACCAACATCTCCAAATATATTGTAGCAATTGACGCCGTTTACGACCAGACATACGAGCAGATTACTCGGACCAAATCCAAATACACTTACATTAAAAAGAGTGGCAAATTTAGGTTAAACGAAAGGGCGCTAGATCTGATCTAGCGCCCTTTCGTGGCTGGGGTGGAAGATGGTCCTGGCCCATAGAGTCGAACTATGATCACCCGATCCACAGTCGGGCGCTCTACCATTGAGCTAAACCAGGTAAAAAGTGGAAGTTGGGTGTAGTGACGTATATACCCACATTCTCTTTCGAGTACTGCTCACTCATCCTTTCGGTAGAGTGCTTCCGTGTTTGGTGCCCCAGTAACGACTTGAACGCTCTTCTGTAGCTTACAAAACTACTGCATCACCATAAATGCTTCAAGGGCTTAGGCACTTCATTTTCATCGTTCGGCCTTTATGCCATCCTTCTGGAATGGTTTGACCCTTAAGTACTTTAGCATTTCGTAGACCATCTGTTATCCAAAATGAACCGTAATGAGGGTTGTTGTTTTTATCAGATAGTCTTATTCGTTGCGTTTGGGAAAGCTTTTTATAATCTTCAGGAGAACGTCGTCCTCCTTTTCCTTTACCATGGTTACCCATGCCGAACTTCTTTTGATTCGTTTCTCGAGTACGTTTGGCAATATCGGCTTTCCTTTTAGGGTCTTTCCACACTGAAGCCATAGATTGGCTTACCTTCTTCCGATTGTCACCCATATCTAGAAAATTTCTAAGGTTGTTATTACCTAAACCTTCTCGATTAATATAACTGAATCCACCATGTCCGCCAACACAAAGATTATAGGTATCTTTGCGAAGACAGAACTCCTCTGTTACTAGTTCTTTTTCGCGCCGATTGAGAGCTTCCTCAGTATCAAACCACTCAAGGATCTTTATTTTGAAATTTTCAGTTCCATACTTTGCAATGGCTCGTTTCAGGTGCTTACCTGATCCCATATAACCGTCGTTCAGTTTCTTAGTCTTGTGTTTGCCGATGTAAATCTTGCCATTCACAATATTGGTCGTCTGGTAAATATAAAAGAAGTAGGTCGTCATCGCAAATAGTCTTATCCCTTTCGGAGCTATTTATGCGATAACGACCAGCATGCAGGAGCTCAGAGGATCGAACTCTGGCTAACGGAGTTGGAAGCCGTTGTGCTACCTCTACACCAAACTCCTGTAGTAATGGTCTGGATGGCTGGACTTGAACCAGCGACCTCAAGCTTCCAAAGCCCGCGCGCTACCAACTGCGCTACACCCAGTAATTCGTTAGTTATTTATCTCAATATTCCCAGACAATGTCAACAGGAAGCTTCGCCTTACGAAGAAACATGAAGATTGACAGCTCGTCATAATCGCCCGATTCAACCTGATCCTTGGTGTATGACTCTGCATCTTCTATAGTGAAGAACTTCGCTAGCAAATCGTCGTTAACAGGGTCAACTACAAGAAAACTGACATTGCCTGACGCGGTGTTGGAAACAACGTTCTTAGCATCCTCAGCGATTGCTGGTACAAAGTACATTGCCTTGTTACCTAATGTACCGCCAACAAGTTCGGTATAATTCGCGTCTGTGTAAAGACTGATTAGCTGTCCGGAAACACCACGTGAGACATTCCCAACGTAATAACTGCGGTTATTTTTAATACTATAAAAAGTCTTCCCAGGTGCAACCTTTACCCAGTCGCCCACATTAAATTTAGTATCATAATTCATGTTTAGTTCCAATCTATTTCGTCATATTTGCGGTAAGTGCGAGCTTCGGCATCATCCCAAAGCAATTCGCCGCTTTTTACAAGATTATAGGGTTGAGCAATGAACCGTATACCATCGATAAACGATGAAATACTGGTAATTTGGGCCTTTCGGCCCTGATATTTGCCTCTTAGAATCGTGACGTCACGTCCTATTAAGCCTTTGACTTTGGAGAGAGCATATTGCTGGTGTGCAGCGACATACTCACTCCATTCTTTCGGACCACCAAAAATCATATCGCCTGGTGGTCTATATGAATTTTTCACTGCCACGTTTAGACTACAACTTCGTTAAGGACGTCGATACGATATACATTCGCCGCAAGAAATAGTGAAAAATTTTCTGTTACACTATTATCATCGTATAGTCGCACGTAAATCGAACCAATGTCCAAATCTGGATCTAGCCATCCATTTTCTGTTACGGTGATACCGGCATGAATAGATGTGACAATTACGAAATTCATCAACTAAGCATCCCAAGAGAACGCATGTATAATTCGACGATTGCTTCGTGCTCAGCACGCTGGTCAGCATCTTCCTTGCGCATCTTTAGAATCGCCCGCAATGCTTTAGGGCAGAACCCAGTACCCTTAGCTTCCGCAAAAACATCCTTGATATCGTCAGCAATCGTCTTCTTTTCTTCTTCTAATTTTTCTACTCTTTCTACAAACGACTTAAGTTGCTCTTTAGCAAACCCAGCCGCTGCGTCAGATAGAGGCTTGTCGTTAGGGATATCAGACATTATTTCCTCAATAAATTAGGTTGAAAATTCGTTCGGCCAATGCTAGCCAAACTGTACCAGAAATTGACATTGTGTCAATATAAAATGCACTATTGATCATATTGTGTTAAACCTCAACAGAACTCTTGCTACTGGAAAGACACATTCCATAAATTCTGCAACGTCTCTCGGTGAACAATAGTCCAAATTATCTGTGACTACTAGATCAAGATTATATCCTCGAAGTCCACGAAAAGACTGAATACCAAAGATTGGAAACATCGGCTGCTTATGATGAGCAATAATTGGTTTAATATATCTGACGTCATCCTGACGTCTTACAACCATTGCCACAGAATATCCGTGGTAGGTTAGAAATCCACAGACGCGCACGAGTGCAGTTGTACACCCAGATTGACGCATGAGGTGGTAGTTCTTGACATCCTTATGAGTTAGGTTAGCATATTGGGCGTACCACTCGCGTAGGATAGAAATTTCTAGTTCAATATTGTCAGATTTAATATAGTCTCTAAACGTATTGATTACATCGTCCATACGTTTGAACTCAGTTTTTGGTCCTAGTTGCAAACTCGATTCCTCGTTCTCTAAACAGTTCAATTATTTGAGTAAAATGAACAGGATAATAATCTGTTTCTTCCACGGATATATTCAAATACTTTGGATTATCAATTTGACCCTTGTGAATATGACCGTGACAACAAGCCAGCATTCTAGTATCGTCACTAGAAATATACAAGGGATAATGTGAAAATATTAGCCCATAAATGGGTCGCCACGATACCAACACTTTCTGGAAGTGTTTCTCATAGAAACGCATCTTGAAACCATCATGATTGCCAAGTATCAGTCTCTTTCTACCATTGAAACGAGGTAATAGTTCATCCAGTACATTTTGGTTAAACCCAACGTCGCCTAGAAAATACACTTTGGCGTTTGAAGGCACTAAAGAATTATGACGAGAGATCATGAGCTCGTTCATTTCTTTAGTTGAACCAAATCCAGGTCGCAACGGTACGTCGTTGTCATCCTTAAATTTAAGGATGTTATGATGTTCCAGATGATGATCTGATGCAAACCACACATCTGGAACACCATTTATTACCTTCGTCGGATCATACTTAGGCCATTCAATCATAAGGTGCCCAGTCGTTGTCGTTACCGTACTGATAATTGTTACCGGCACGATTTTTGGCGCAATATGTGTTGTACTTTCCGTCCGGAGACTCGAAGATAAACATCATATCGTCATCACCAAGATTGGGGTAAGAAATGCGAAATGATTTCGACTTCGCCCCAAAAACAGATCGGATATGTCCGATTTCGTCCTTGACGCAGGCACCCATTTTACCGTACTGTTTTACGACACGATTGATCTCACTTTTATCCATTGCGCTCAGAGGAACAGTGTCCGCTGAAGCAGCACTGAAACTGGACAACACAATTGCTCCAATCAAAATCGGATAGAATAGAACTTTACGCATTTCAATCTCCTGTTGTAGGATACCTAACGAGGTTATCCGGAGATATATTATCCGTCATTTCTTTCGAAGCAGCAACAAATCTGATCGTGCATCCGCTTATATTGATTTCATCATTCGGCTTGACATATTCGTCCATAAGGACGCGAAACGCGTCTCCGGTTTCATTGTCAATTAATAGGAGCTTGACTCCTCGTCCGAAAAGCTGAGCGTGAATCAATAATTCGATTACTGGATAATGAATATCGATCCTGCGCTGCTGACGTGGATACGTCTTATAAGGATCTACTCGAGGTTTAGCTGGTGCCGGAGCAAAATTGCCGGTCTTGTTCTCTATACGACTTAGGAGATCATCATACTCTCGCTGCATCTCTTGAAAGACCTCAGTGTTACCTCCGAGGTCTGGATGAAGCTGCTTTGCTAGCACTTTATGTTGTGCTTTGAGATGGTCGATCGTCAGATTATACAGTACGAAGAAAGCCATTAGACAGAGGCTTCTTCTCGATTCTCATGATGTCGAGAGCGATTCTCTCGAGTCGGAGCCGGTTCGTCGTACACGATATTTAGCCGACGAAGAGTTTCCCAGGTCTTGGTCGGCTTCTCGCCGTTAACACCAGTACGGAAAGTTTCATTACGACGAGTCTGACGATAGGTGGTTGCTACACGTGCCTTAGACATAAAAATCCTCAAATTCTTCTACTATATATACCTTCTTGATGAAAGTATCTGTGTTATAAATGTGGTGTTTACGATCGTTTGTGATTGTAATTCTACCAGTGAATATCATTGCTGCAAATAAAGCTGCTGAAACTTTGAGCTCTGTCGCGTCTCTGAAGACAAACTCAAACTGATCTAGTTTCAACTTCCAGTAATCAGCAGCAAGATCGCCAGGCTTGTCAAAGAATTCAACAGTCATGAATTCAGTTTGGACAATGAATTTATCCATATCAGTTGACTTGGATTATGATATCTTGATCTGGATGGTACGCTAGTCGGATCTTGAGACCGAACAGCCTATCCGCATCCTCCTTGAAATTTCCATCGCGGTCATATTCTCTTGCGACAATTCCAAGAACATCATAAATCAAAATTGTACCTTTCTCTGGAAAGGTAGTATTGAATGCGTTAAAGATGTCGCCTTCAATTTTACAGGCTCGAGTTTTTACCTGCAAGTTTGTCTTAGTTCCATCGTTTGTCGTGACCGTAACATTTGTCCAGTTCACCACTTCAACGCGAAATCCGTCCCTTTCGAGAAAGGTTTTGAACATGTCGATAAGTTGATAATTACGACCAGGATCAACCCAGTCCATTTTTAGAGATGGCATTATTTTACCTGAAAGTTGGAGCGTCCGGTCGGGATCGAACCGACGACATCCTGAGTGGAAATCAGGAACTCTACCGCTGAGCTACGGACGCATTATTTCTTAACAATAAATTCTAATGAGCCTAGATTATTGCTGATCCAAACGATTTTGTCAACAGGAATATCACGCTCTAACACTATTCCTTTTGTGTATTTCTCTTTACGTGAGGTGTCCCATTCTTGGTCATTTTTCAATGTTTCCATAAAATCTTCTGGAAAATTACCATCAGTGACCATTTCTCTGCCACTGTAGATGTTGTAGTATTTGGGATTAGATCGAGAGCGGACGTATTTATTCTGACGATACTTGATATAGCCAGTTGAAGCAAACTGCTTATATAATGCAGCAATTTCAGTGTCTGTCAGAGGTTCATTGTAGCGAATCCTGCCTGATCGAGACGCACGACCTGCGAAATATTCTGCCTCCTTTCGTTTCAACGTCCACGAATAAAGGTATTTGCTATCTTGGTCAAATTCGCCGTCTAACTGGACGCCTCGATACAGTTTAATCGTCTTAGTTTTGAATGAATCCCGAATTGGCTGGAAAGCTCGCTCGATTTCTTGTGCAACGGCGTCATTAGCCTTAATATGTCGAACAAGTGGACCATTGTTCCAATTCATACTCTCCCAATCTTCAATAGCGCTTTTAGCCTCATATGAGAGGCTATTCCACGCCTTTTTAGCCATTCCAACTTGGATTGATTCGGTAATAAATTGAGAGAAAGTTTGCATCGATTATTTATGCAAAGCTTCTCACTCTCAGGGAAGTGCAACCTTCGCACCTAACAGGTCAAGCTGAACAAACTTGTCACCTGCCTTACAAAACAGGGGCAGACGATTGATGTTGAAATGGAACTCTTCAGCGTGAGCCTTCAGGAACTCCTCGATCTTCGCCACATCAGCCTTGCGATCAGTAACAGGAAACCAGCCCGACACGAGAACCTCTCGATGGTCACGACGCTTCCAGGCCTTATCCATGCGAACAGACACAAAACCGAACGACTTCAGAAGGTTTGTGAGGTCTTCAAGATTACGGTAGCTCATGTGAGTTCCTCCAGTTGATGAAGGATCTTACCATATTCTCAAAGTTTATCAACAAAAATGTGCGAAGATTGTTATCGGACAACCCCGCAAAACCGGCGATTCCTAGGATCGCACTCTTAACACTTGGACTCGCTGCACGTCTCGGGAGAGATTTTATCGGCTTTGCCAGCAGCTTTGATATCCAGTCGGCCGAGTTGTCCCGTTGCTCTCAGCCTAGTGTTAAATGGTCCAGGGAGTTAGAATCGAACTAACCACACCACGATCTTCAATCGCGTGCTCTACCAAATGAGCTATCCCTGGGTATGCACTAAATTCTGGACTCGCAGGTCGGATTCGAACCGACGTTTCCCTGACTGAAAATCAGGTATCCTGGACCACTAGACGACTGCGAGGCTGGATCGGCAGGATTCGAACCTACATCTTTCAAGTTAACAGCTTGGAGCATTACCGTTATGCTACGATCCAAAAGGCACTTTTGGAGGAATGCAACAGAATCGAACTGTACACCTATCGGTGCGAACTCTTTAGCAAAGAGTCTTGGTCCCAGACACACTACATTCCACGTCTCTTCTCAGCGGAGGGTAGGCAGAATCGAACTCCTGGCCACTTAAGGCTCCAGCGGTTTTCAAGGCCGCGTGCACATCCCCGGTACAATTACCCTCCGCTCAGAAGAGCTATATCTAGGTGAGCAGAGCACTGCTCTATAGTAGCCTAGTCCACTTTAATGGTTGCGATGCCTCAGGATTGAGCTGAGTTTTTTCGGCGCATGAAGCCGATGAGATGACCACACCTCCCGCCCGCATCAGATTAGTTTGTGAGATACTTATCTCTTAATTGTCTCGATATGTCAACAATTATTATTCTTTCCACTGAGTTTTACGAGAGTTTTTCCAGTTACGATCGTAATGATCGGACCGATTGATATCGTCATAAGAGGTACGAAGGTTCCTACGAGTCCTCACATTGAAACCATCAAGCTCCTCAAAATCAATGTTCTGATTCTGACGACGCTCATTGGTGGTGCGAACCCGCCGATACCAATGTCCCCATCTACGTCCACCAATGCCCGGAACGGGCCCGCGACGAAATTCGTAGTTCTTAGTACGTCGAAACTTAGGATTCAACCTAGAGTCACGAGCCTTATCATAGGCTCGCTGAATCGTTTCGATCGGCACAGGGAGGTGCAGGTCATCATAAACAACCAGCGGATCGCCCAGTCTAAAACTGTAATCGAACATCCCACGCCAGTGATTACGAAGGAAGCCATATTTCAGTCTGGAAACGTCATACCAATTGTGTTGGATAACATCATTCAGCGTTTTATGCTCAGAAACGCCATGGTAGTAGTGCTTTACGGTGTACATTTAGTCCTCCATCGATGTAACTTAATCGACGGCGAACTTAGGATCCTTACCCATGTTAATTCCTCACAAAATAGGTTATCGTGCGAATTTCTCGGTCAGATCTCGAATCTGGCTCGAGCTTTCTATACACCTTTTCAGCATCAGTCAACGAATCTCGTGAATTGATATTACCCACGAATCCATATTTAGGCATCTTGGTGAATTCACCAGACGAATTATATAATACACGCTTGAGACTAGCATATTCAAATGGAAAATCAAGTGCAAAGGTTTCTAGCTTTGCTTCGTCGATCATAAACACATTTGAATAATATTTTCGAGGAGTATTATCCGAGTCCCACTTACAAGGAATCTGTTCAGTTACCTTGAAAATAATAGGCTCACGCATGGATCACATTGTGGTCGAGATCGAAGCCAAGATAATTGCGAACATATCGGAACAGAGTAGACATCGAGTCCACTTCATATGAACCGAAGTTCTTGCCACGAGGTGAATGTGTCGGATTGCCGATCACTGCCATGTAAGCATCGTTATGGATCTTATGAGGAACGAAAATATCACCCATCGATCGTACGATGAACTCAACCTTGTCCTGAATCTTGGCAATTTTCATTGCAGCAACGTTGAACTTCTTGTTCCATCCATGGGCCGCCTTACTCTTGCCATACTCACCCTTGACATACGCTCGCTCGCGACCCACGAACATCCAATCATTGTCAGGCATCTGATTGAGTAGGTCCATTTTGGCTTTAGCTGCACTCTCAGAGTCCGGATAGACCTCTGCGATTTCAGATCGCTCCCAACCCTTATAATCGGTGTTGATCAGAGCCATCATAAAGCCGCCAATACTGGCTTTGCCTTCGCCATTCTTAATCTTAGCGTATTCGCTTTTGGCTCTTCCATAGTTTGCCCTAAGCGAACTCGATATTTCGAACTTCGGGCCTACGTTATATCCTCCGATATAATAGAGCTTGAATTCATTGTGGGTGTATAGAACGAGCTTCTGTTCCATATCGACTCCTTAAATATAGGGAGCTCAGCGCTCCACCTATTAACATGATTGCCAGAGCATAATCCGTTAGCACACTCATGAAATCAACGGTAAGTGCCAGAAAAATCCCAACAAAAATATACCACCCTAGTGGTACAGGATTTGGATCCATGATGTTCTCTAAGGTTGGTGGCTATGCTAGGAATCGAACCTAGGCCGCGCCCTAATCCGGGGCATACCTCGTTTATAAAACGAGCGCACTACCATTATGCTACATAGCTAAAAAGAATTTGGATCCGCCTCGAGGATTCGAACCTCAAAAATAATGGCATAGATCGGGAGGCTGGACTCGAACCAACATAACCTTCACGGTCTCTGCAATCAGAATGCAGGATGTTACCATTACACCACTCCCGATCTATGCCATCACAATATTCCACCAAGGCGGATCAATGGTGGGTTTTGAGGGAATTGAACCCATCGCCACCCTTCTGTCTATTATCAAGGCAACCGTTTTACAGACGGCCGACAGAGACAGAACCCATTGTTATTTATAGCGTATATATCACGAAGACAACATTATATTTGTCTTCAATCTCACAGTAAATTGGCTCCACTTCTTCCCACGTTAATCCACCAAGCCCACATCCAATCTTAGGACTTGCGATTACTGTAGCGAATGTACTCTCGATAAAATCGACGAGAGCGTCGTAAATCCATTCCACCTGAGCATATTGACCGATAAGACCATAACCTGACTGGGTTAATAGATTCCCAATCACGTATCCTCTTTCGTCATGCGCAATTATCGCTTGACCAAGAGCTTTGGTCTTATATTCTGATATATATTGGGTATACGCGTTAGGAAACGCCTGGCGGATAGCCTTCGCGACTCCCTTATTGAACACACCTTTATCATTGCAACCATGCACAATGAATTCAAGATGAGTGTTGGTGATATCTCCAGAAAAATATTCCATAGATTATATCACAATTAATGTGAGCGCTAAAGAAACCAGCACCAACATTATAACAAGCCTCCAAGTAGCAAGCCTCATAACAATCCCCTGACTCAGCTCGTTTCAATATCTTCATAATCGAAGAAGAATGAACTGAGCTCGAAAATGATTATCACTCCCAATACCATTACTACAAGGTAAATCATGTCCACGGAGAATCGCGATTAGGGTCATGAAGAGCTTCATGAAGCATTTTGACCTTTTCATTGGCCTTCTTCAGTGCCAACTGAAGGTTTGCGTTCTGCTCGTTTAGATCAGCAATCTCTTCAAGAATCGCATGTTCTTGATCGAGCACTTTTCTCATGATCGAGCAGATCTTTTCTAGCTCAGAGCGACTCGGAATCCATTTTGGAACGGACAATTTTGAATACGCGTCCACTACAGACGAAACTGCTTCCGTCCGCACAGTAAGGATATCGTCGATGTTCTTACGCATAAAGAAACGCACTTTCTCCAAGTTGTTCTAAACGTTATCACGTTTTCATCAGAATGTCAACTGAAGTGCGATTGCGGCCATGCCGTTTGAGGATTGTAGATTCGAAAAAACGAAGTCCATATAATTTTGCAGTCGCAATAAGTGAACTCGCTTCGTAATCCAGAAATTCGATCAGTAGGATCATATATGTCGTTAGCCATTCAGGACCATGACCTTCAAGCGCGTCCATATCTGAATTTAGGAACGCATCGAAAATAATTACATGAGCCAGCTCATGTACCATGATTGAAGGTTTCATGTGGTTTGCGATTATGCTGATCGAATAACCGCGCTGTAGTGATTGCGTACCCTTATTCGGAAAAATCAGCCGACATTCATCCTCAGGTAGCTCGAAATGTTCAACTACGTCATCGAATATCTTCTTGAGAGCAAAGTCGGGGACGATGTCGTCATCATCTACGAAAATTCGATCTTCCCACTCATAGACGGCTTTCCTCTGACGATCTGGCATGGTGAGTCCCTGATATTCACGTTTTTTGAAAGCGAAGTGTTCTGACGGCGTATTAAGTTTCGTAATTGCTTCCTCAAGTGAATCTACACTCGCCAGAGGTTCGCAACGCGGGGAACTCAATTTCTTAAACCAGCATATATCATATGCTTTTTGACCATTCAACTTAAAATTATCGCTGATTCCTAGGTACCCGTCTGCATAGTTTACATGGTGGTACCAGTACCGATCGTTATGATCGGTATAATTTCGAGTAATATATATCATTAATTTTAAAGCGCTCGTAAATTAGATGGCAGTAATTCATCCCAGATCAACTTTAACTAGGTGGGAGCTGGCCGCTTGATATGCGACATACTGCTAATATTGAGAATGTCTAGACTAGATCATCTAGATTGAATTTCAAGCTAAATCTCGTCCTCAAACGTCCTAAAAATCGATGCGTTATATACCCCTATCTCAGCGAAACTCAAATCATTGATTTTGCAGGAGAAATAGGAAAAATGAGTTTTTGGAGGAATTTTCGGATTTTTATGTTGACGTGGAGACGCGGTTGGCCTAATCTCCACTCATCAGATCGGGGTTAACCAACCCAAACAACCAGGAGAACTACAATGACCAGCAAGATTGAAATCGCCAAGAAGATCTTCGAAGCCAATCAGGGCATCGCCCGTAAGGACATGATCGCCAAGTTCATGTCCGAAGCCAACCTGACTCAGGCAGGTGCTTCCACCTACTTCGCCAATTTCAAGAAGATCGCTGATATGACCAAGGTCCTCACCAGTGAGACTCCGATGAGCCCGAGCGAGCAGGAAGCGGCCCATGAGGCGGCGCGTGAGCGGCAGGAAGAGTCCGAGGTCGCTGAAGAGCAGACCAAGAACGAGAAGGTCGTGGAGCAGGTCTTTGCGAAGGCCGATTCCAAGCCGAAGGCGGTTCGTGGTCCTGGTGGCCGTTTCATCAAGCAGACGGCGTGAAAAGAATCAAGTCCATGAGCGGTTGTTTTAGCGATTAGAAGCGTTATATAACCGCTCATGAGGCTGATCAAAGCCGATTAACAGTAAACAGGAGTACGATTATGCAGACGAAGGTTGAAATTGCTCGCGAAATCATGCAGAAGAATCCTGGCGTTCGTCGGAAGGATCTCATCGGCATGCTGATGGACAAGGCTGATCTCACCCATGCTGGTGCGTCAACCTACATCCACAATATCCGACACGGAAACGCAAAGGGCACGAGTGAAACTCGTCGTCCTGGTCGGCCCCGCAAGGATTCCACTGTGATGCCGGCTCTGACGCCCGCTCAGTTGACTGAGGCCGTCAAGAACTACGCCGGAGAGCATCCCGATATCGTGATGGAGAATGCTCGTGCGATCGCAGATTCTCCGGCGTTTTCGAATGCGAAGGCTTCCAGCCGCCGCACTCGTAAGGCTCGCTGATCAAGCTCAGCGCAATTAAAAGGGCGGATCAAACGTTTGATCCGCCCTTTTTCTTTGTCTGGACGTTGACCTTAAATCCAGGATATGCTAATATCTTTTATCAACTGAGGAGTACTTCAAATGACCAAGCTTGAAATCGCCCGTCAGATCTTCCTTGCTTCTCCTGGCCTCGTTCGCAAGGATATGATCAAGAAGTTCGTTGCCGAAGTTGGTATGACCGAAGCTGGTGCGTCGACGTACTACGCAAAGATCAAGTCTGAGACGAAAGACATCGTCGGCGAACTCAAGCCGCTCAAGAGCACTGAACAGCTCAAGCAGGAAATTGCTGAAGGTAAGGTCAAGGTCACTGTGTTCGGTAAGAAGGATTCTTCTGAGGTTGAATCCGCCACCAAGGCTATCGAGATCAAGGAAGTTCGTTACGTCGGTATTCCGATGATCAACGGAAAGCCTGGTCACTCGAACTACACTGAGCGTTTCGAGAATGGCGTTCTGTTTCGCACTGCTCATGGCTATCAGGCTTCGTGAACCACAGGAGATTCAAAGATGGAACTGTAGGAGAGTGAAATGTTGCCGCACGAATATGCTCAAGAGCTCGAATTCTATTATGGAGACGTTGACGGATTCAATCCTTCCTATTCGGCAGTTTACATGTTTGTCAACTTCGGATTTGAAGACTCTCATATCCTTTTCATACTCGAAAAAGAAGGGCAATATTATGAGTTGGAGGAATTCTGCGGGCCAATGTGTGAATATGAGCCCCGCCAATGGAATCCGCAACGAATACACTACGACTACGCGATCCAGCGCATGATTGAGATTGAGGGTGATATTCAACGAGGGTATCTGCCAGAGCAATGAAAAGGGATCTCAAATAATTGATAAGGGATCAGATGAAGACAGTCAGATTTATTGAGAACGCAGTTAAAGTTCACGGCAACAAATATTCGTATACTGATTCGATCTACGAATCCATCCATAAGAAATTGGATATAATTTGTCCAGAACACGGTAAGTTCTCAGTAACTCCTGCGAATCACGTTAATAACGGTTCTGGCTGCCCCCAATGCTCTCGGATATTCGATTCTAAGAACAAGACGCATTCACTTGACAAGTTCATAGAGAAAGCGCGGCGGAAGCACGGTGATCGGTACGATTATTCACTCGTGAAATATGTCAATGCAAAGACAAAAGTGGAAATCACATGCCCTGATCATGGATCGTTCTGGCAGGAGCCAAACTCTCATACAAGCACTGGAGTTGGATGTCCTGAATGCGGCTTGTTAGCCGCATCAATCAAACTTCGTGGGTCTAATGACGACTTCGTGGATCGATCTAAAATCATCCACGGATCGTATAACTATGAAACTACTGAATATATCAACACTAACACGAAGGTGGAAATCACGTGCCCAGAACATGGGTCGTTCTGGCAGACTCCTAGCAATCATCTTCACTTGAAGCATGGATGTCCTAAATGTGTTGCAGTCAAGGAATCAAATGGCGAGAAAGAACTCGTCAGTTTTGTAATGTCACTTACGTCTGAGGAAGTGATTCTACACGATCGATCGCTTCTCGGCCGCAGTGAGGTCGATATTTATATCCCATCTTTAAAGGTTGCTTTCGAATATAATGGGATGTACTGGCATAGCGACATCCACGATCGAATCACTCGCAATTATCACTACAATAAGTGGAAGCAGCTATCTGACCAAGGAATTAGGCTGATCTCAGTGTATGAGAATGTATGGAAGGATCGTAATGATCAGATCAAATCGATCATTCGAAATGCACTCGGAACTAATCCGGATAAGGTAGCTGCACGCAAATGTGATATCAAAAGAATCGATAATGGTAGGCAATTCTTCATCGATAATCACATTCAAGGATATGCTCGATCATCCGATACGTATGGACTATTTTATGGAGATAATCTAGTAGCAGCTCTATCGATCAGTAAGCCGAGGTTTCGCAATGACTTCGATTGGGAGATTATCCGTTTCGCCACCAATCTTAATACAACAGTGATAGGTGGTTATTCGAGGCTTCTAAATCACGTCTTCAAAATGCATCCCGGATCTTATATATCATACTCGAATAATGATTATTATACCGGTAGTACATATCAAGCTGCGGGATTTGAGAATGTTGGCCAGACTGGACCAGGGTACTTCTATTGGAAAGGTGGATCAGGAATTCCATTTTCGATTAAAACACGGTTCCAGGCAAGAAATCGTGATAAATCGATCCCTGAAGACGTATATATGAAGTCAGTGGGGTATCTTAGAATATTCGACTGCGGAAATACCGTTTGGACAAAAGAAAAGGCGGGTTAACCCGCCTTTTCTTAATCTTGCTAACCTGTTGATAACTCAGATTAAATTCTGAATTATGGAACGCCTATAGTACACATTTGCGTTAGCCTCGAGTACACCATTCGATACTGCAGCGCCCTTCGAGAAGGGGTTTGTAACCATACCATAACGAGTCTTGAAGCCCATGACTGGCGAGAGCGAGTCAGTGTGGACAGCGCGGACCTGCTGTAGTGGGGTATACGGGCAGTAGAACATACCAGCATCCCAAGAGTTCGAACCCTTATAACCAAGGACGGCGTAGTCGACGGTTGCATAAGGATCGATGTAGACGCGCATCTGACCGATATTGCCGATGTAGGTATTACCGGTGTCATCAATCTGAAGAGCAGCAGCATCAGTAACATCTAGAACCTTGGCCATCCGAAGAGCCGAAGCTACGTTCGAAGAGACGATTAGGATGTTGCCCTTACCACGACGGGTAGACTTGGCTAGGTCATTCGACTCGAGGTCGAGATGGAAGTGAAGGCCTACGAAACGCTCTGCTGACCAACGACCGTTTGTATCGGTGTCGCAATCGATGATACCAGCAGCGGTAACACGAGAAGAAGGCGAACCAGTTACGGCTGTGACGTAGATCGAACGAATCATCTCACGGTTGATTTCAGCAATCAACTCGGTTGAAAGTACATTCGAAAGCTCACGAGCAGCATCAAGACCGTGGATAGCACGTAGATCCTGAGCAAATTCGTGGGTGTATTCAGCCTTAAGAGCACGTGACTGAGCTTCGACCATTACCTTCTCGATTGAGACGGCCATTTCGCGCCAAGCAGCGTTTCCAGAAGTACCAAGAGCTTCTGCCTGAGCTAGTGACATGCCACCGGCGTAGTTGTATGCCTGAGCATTGCCAGAAGGTGTGGTGCCTACGTTAAGGGTGGCGTCGCCAACAATTGCAGTGTTACCACCATTAATTGTCGAGTGGCCAGTATTAGCCTCACCGTAGAAAGCTTCGGCACCAGTCTGGTTCGTGTAACGTGAGCGGAGAGCAAAAATCTGGCCGGTAGGACCAGTCATTGGCTGAACGCCCATTACATCGAACGAGATTAGCTTAGGAGCTGACCGACGAATAAGATTGATTAGAACCGGATCATAGTTCTGAACGCCACCAGTGTTATTGGTAGGAGCAGCTTCCTGTAGACCCTGTAGTGGATGTGGGATAGATTCGATCAGACCCTGGGCAACTGCTTCCTCGGTGTTCTCGAGCAACTGAGCAGTAACCACCTTCTTCTCGAGAGAAGAGATCTTCGGATAGGCGCTATCCTCGAGGATAGGATCCCACTTCTGAAGAAGCTCGGACTTGGTTAGGCGTGCCATAATTGGTATTCTCCTGTGTTCTTTTTATTATTTATGGTTTCTGGACTCGCGGCGAGTCAGGCGCCGCGAGCTACTGCTAGATACTGCTGCATAAGAGGTGATACAGAAGGAGCTGTAGGAGCTGGTGTAGTAACCTGCTCGGTGAGTTCCTTAGCTGAATCTACAACTGGTGTAGCTGACTCGGTTAGAGATTCCTTTAGAATCGAAGCACGTGACTTGAACTCTTCGACATCAGAAAGGGTCATAATGCTCTCTGTTAGCTTCTTGAGACGATCACGACCGGCTTCAGTGAGGCCATTCGAAACTTCCGCAAGAGCTTCCGAGATCTGATACTTCCGAACCTGATCAGCGAGCTCAATATTCTTCTCAAGAGCTTCGTTAAGATTGGCTTCGATTGTAGCGATTTCTTCCTGGGCAGCTTCTGCGATCTGAATCTGGTCGTCTGGAAGAGCAACACCGGCGGACTCGACAATAGCGACAGCGCTCTTGACAATCTGCTCAGCGAATTCAACCTTAATGCCGGTATCAATGGCGATCTGGTTTTCTTCCATATACTGCTCGACGACGTAATTCATATACGCGTCAATCTTGCTACCGAAATCTTCGGAAAGGTTTTCGTAAGCTTCCTCAATGCGAGTATCATACTCAGTCTCAAGCTCTTCGCGTAGCTCAGAGACTCGAGCTGAAACAGCACCTTCAAATAAGGTTACAGCTCTAGGAGCGAAATCTTCGCTTAGACCTTCAACGCTAGCAAAAAGAGCCTTAATTTCGTCTTCAGCTACCTTACCAGCCGGAAATACTGCTACAGGCTTTGCGACAGAAGTGTCTGCAGTCTTGTCGCCCTGATCCTTATCACGGGGACGCTTGGTTGAACCAGTATCAACCGGACCGTCAAAATCGGTATCGTCCTGGTGGGTTGCCTTGGTTTTTGACATAGTTAATCCTCTGTTTAATCTATTTATCTTTGTTGGTATTTATAGTTCAAAGTGCGTTAATGAACTTCTGCCAGTTCTTAAGAATGACAGCTTCATCTAGCGTTCTACTACGGATGTTGGCGTTGATGTCCGTCTTAATCTCTTCAAGTGCCTTCTGACGAAGTAAACCACCTTCCCAGATCCATTCTGCACTCTCGTAGATTCCATTTACCCAAGCATCTGGAGCAGATGGATTAATAACGATATCGGCACAAGTTGAAAGCATGAAGTCTTCGCAAACTTCCATTGCATCACCTGAACGCTTCAACGAACCAATGCCACGTGAAGAGACGGCAAGCTGTCCACCCTGTTCCATAATATTCCGAGCGATGCTACCAACAGGCGTATCGAACACAAGTGCTTTACCGATGTAGTTGTTACCATCTTCGACAAGGCTAACTGTCATATGTGAGATACGATCAGGGTTGATCGTAGGCCCTGCTGGATGTCCGAGCTCGCCATATGCATTCTTACGCATGACATGTTCCTTGACATATCGACGGACTTCCTTTTCCATGATATGCTTAGGATAGCGCCGACCATTCTTGTTCTTTAGTTCAGACTGTAGGAACACGCCTTCGATATACATGTTCTTTTTGCCGTTATTCTCTTCCAAAAGGAAGTTAACGTCTTCAATCTCTTCTGTAATCAGTTTCACTGCGTGTCCTCCTTAAGGGATTTAGCAAAATCCAGGAGCGCATTAAACTCCTTCAGGTTCTTTTTTAGTGTCTTGTCAAGTGAGTCCTTACTCTTGGTACCGCTTGACATTCTGTTAAGGCATGAAGCATCTTTCTCTGAAAGAGTTACAGAGCTGCCGTCTGCAAGCTTCATTTCACCAGCCGAATAACCTTCAGAAAGTTCCTTTTTATCCATTGTGGCAACAGCACGAGAGATACCCTTCTTGCGATTCCTTTCTAGCCGTGCCCAATACTTCTGCTCATCACCGCTTGTCTGACGCTTAGCGAAGTTAGCCATATCGTGATCAGGTACAGCTCGATTAATATATCGCTGAGCCTTTTCTTTAGATGTTTCCTGGAGATCTTCCTCAGCTAACTTATCGACAGCACGTGGGATACCCTCATATCGGTTGACTTTCTTAGTTAGGTTCTTCTTAGCACGATCAGCCCAGAACTTAACATCGTATTTATTATTCTGATGCTTTGCCATCTCAATCGAAGAATTGGCGATTCTATCCCTTTCAGGAATGTCGTTGATAGCCTTCTTGACATAGGATGCGAGTGTTCCCTTCGACAATTCCTGGAGATCTTCTTCTGAAACTACTGCCTCATAGTCACTACCAGTTACTCTAGGAGTAGCGGTTAGAATTTCATCACGAAGAGTGCGAAGACGTCCTACCCACGAAGGCAAAGTATCGCTAGTTACAAGTGAATCCAGACCCATAGCAGCTAGATTATTGAAAAGATCCTCGATCTCACCAATATATTCACGGAATTCGTCGATGTAGATCATTCTAACATCGTTATTGTCCTCTTTGACAATTGCTGAGGTATCTTTTGTAACTCCCTTCGTTAAAACGAAGTTGTCATCATCTTCGTTTGGGTCAGGAACTACTTCGATTGGATGCAATACGTTAAACACGTAATCGTAATACGGGGAATCTTGAATCTCTTCCTGAAACTGCTTAAACTTCTTTCCCATTTCAAACCTTCTTAGCGGCCTTCGCGGCTCTACGTTTTGCAATCAATCTTTTGGCTGCATCTGTTAATTTCTTGGCACCGTGAACGGCAGCGCCAGCAGCAGCGCCATACACTGCACCACCTACAGCTCCAGCAAATGCGCCGGCAGCGTGCTGACCATGAGTAGCTGCTGCGATTCCAGTACCAATAGCGGCACCGGCGGCAGCACCTACTTTAGCGCCCTTCTTAACGGAACTACCTAGCGACTCAACTAGTTCCTCGAGTTCTTCGTCGCTCATAGCCTCAAGGATACTTAAGTCTCCCTCAGAAATCTCGTCAGACTCATCTTCCGATTCTTCATCAACTTCCTCGTTGATTCCGAACATATTACTGACTACCTGTGTGCGGCGAAATGCAACTGCTTCGCCTACACGACTACCCAGTTCGTCACGAAAAGCCTTCATAAAGGCTGCGGGATTGCTCTCACGAGCTGCACCTAGCATTGTTACAATATTTGACATAATTACCTCTTACCTATTTATTTGGAGTTAGATTGCGCTGCTGTTACTGTAGGGGTCGTAGGGCCGCTAGTTGGTTTACCAGCGGCCTGCGGTTTTGGTTTACTTGCGTCGTTACCGATTACTCTCATCACGTCCGGATCGTCTCCAGCCAAGGCCAGATTCTCTGCCTCGTCATAGACTCCTGCATCCTTTTCAGCTTCGATCTCTTCTGCGATCTCGTCGATTAGTTCCTGAGACTGCTTAAGGACGTTACGCTTGATATATTCCATCGACCAATACTGACCTTTGTAGGTATTGACGCGGTCAAGTAGATCCAATCTTGCAGAGAATATTTCATTTTCAAGCAATTCAGCCCAGTGGTTATCAGCTTTCCACTCAAACGAGATTTTGTTTCTAACTCGGTCAAACTCATCAGGGTTCATAATACCCTTAAGAGCAAGTTGACGACGTAGAAGATCTAGAAGTATACTTGAAAACTGGTTGCGTAAGCGTTCAATAAACTTGATGAAGAATACTTCATCACGTGTGATCTCAGTAGATCTACCAATAGAGAAGCCCGTGCTCGGATCAAGTCTAGTGATAGGAACGTTTAGAGAATTGTATAGTTTATTCAGGAAGAATGTGACTTCTTCCATCTGACCTAGATTCTGACCGCCCGGAAGCGTATCAATCTGAGTTGCCTTACCGTCACCAGTACGTGGTAGCCAGAAATCTTCAAGCATTGTGAGCTGCTTGCTGTCACTCTTAATAGTGCCAGATGCGGAGTCGTACACTACTTTATTACGATACTGCTGCATCTGTCGACGGAGATGCTGTTCCTGTTTACCAACTGGAAGATTTCCAACATCGATATAAAATACGCGACGTTCTGGTGCACGTGAAATACGATAAATTAGAGTCGCATCTTCGAGTCCTCTGAGCTGGTTTAGAGGACGGATAGCTTTATGTAGATACGATAAAATAACTGTGTTTGAAGGATTTAGTAGACCGGAAGTAGCTTGAACTACAGATTCCTTCGATAGTTTAGTACCTTCATTGTTAGTAGGTAATGATCCACTAGTATTGAAAGTTAGAGCGTCAGTGTGGAACCCATTTTCCGAATAGAGATAGAATTCGTCACCTTCCTGGTAGAGATCGACGCCAGTACGAGGATCCTTCTCAGCTTTTAATACTCTAACCTTCTTGATCTTACGCGGGTCAATGTATTGTAGCTTACCGATTCCCTGCTTAGCATACTGCTTCTGGTCGATGATTACCTGGTAGTGCCAACGGCCGTCTACATACCATCTCTTAAGGATGTTCCATCCGTTATGGTTGAAATCCATCAATCCCAAGACAACATCGAATTCTTCAGAAATTGTCTTTTTTAGACTATCTCCGTAGTCGAGGTTGTCGAGATCAATAGTAACCAATTCATTGTTGTCTGAGGAAATCATCTCATTAATGATGATATCCACAGCCTTCTCTACTTCAGGAAGTAGAGCAATTTCTCGATATTTTGTAATTAACTGCTGTTCGGATACAATCGACGGATCGACATCAAATGACATGGTGTGAGAGACTGCATCTCCTACACCTGTAGTCACGAAAGTCGTGTCCATCGAACCTACGGTAACAACAGCAGATCCATCGTTGACGTCCGCTGAAACCGACTTCAATACCGGCTCATCACGTCTGTTAATTAGGTAGTCAAACCCTAAAAGTTCCACTATTATTCGCCTCTAAAAAGAAAACTCGTCGAGTATTTATGACTCGACGAGTTCAATACGGTCAGGACTATTGATGGAAGTTATTAGGCGCCAAAAGCCGCGCCTGTAACGCCATCGAGTAGAGTGAAATCAGACATTGCAAATGTTACCTGGAATTCTGAAATAGTATCAGTAGTTTCCCAAGCAGTTTCAATGCTGCCTACAGTCATCGGAAATAGGCCATGCATTTCATACTGACGAATTACATTTCCTGCACGATCAAAACAAACAAGAATTGCCTGCGCGAGGTATGTATTTGGATCGACACCAGCCAATGCTAGGTTGCCCTGATAAGAATTGATCGTGTTGGACCAACGCTCTAGAGCATCACGTACCTGGAAATCGTTGTCATTCATGACTGTACAGGTCCAGTCTTCAACTACACGATCACCTGGGATCGGATACTTGCGACCGAAGTATGGAACCTCAATCTTACCAACAGTAACTGCTGGAATTGAAGCCGCCTTACACATGAAGGGCGATTTATTGTCCGCCTGGGCAGCGAACGGGTAAGAGATGATTACCTGGAAGTGGGAAGGTCTCCAGCCGCCTCCGGCAAGCTGTGCCCTCATCTCGTTAATATTGAATGGAATAGTCCTGACTCCTCTTTTATTCTATTTATGCAACTAGCATGTTAACACTTTAATCGTTATGATATATACGTATACAATGAATAAACGTAATTTGATTCGACGTCCCGTAGATCCTAATTTTAAGCAATACTATTTAGAATTACAAAATACTGGCGAGCTTTCTTTAAAGAGACTGCTACTTAAGTTTCCAAACACGAACCCCGTCACCATACGTTCGTGGTGCAATCAAACTGAATTACCATATCAGTTTGAGCGACACACTATAGCTGTACCCAAAGATTTGAAAGAAAAAATCGAAAATCGAGAATTCGCATCTCGTAACTCTATAGCCAAACGCTATAGAGTTACGATTGGAGTCGTGAATAGGTGGATAAAGGATATCAACGTTTCTCTGGAAAGCTATTCGAGCCCTATTAAAGGCAAAGAAGAAATTATTATTTCGTTGATAAACGAAAAGAAAAGTCTACGTGAAATTGCACAAAATCTCGATTTAGAATATCATCACGTATGTCGTTTTGTCAATAACAATTCAATCGAACGCCAAACCGATTTTGACCATATTGATCGTGATATGCTTTTTGATTTACATGTAAATCAAAAATTGACGCAGCATGAAATAGCTGAAAAATTAGGGATACATCAAACCACGGTTTCCATTTATTTTAAAAAATACGGAATTGCGGCTATTAAATGGAAAGGACCTTCTGCTGAAGAGAAGCAGGTTCTCGAAGTAGTTCGACAATATTATCCTACAGCATACAACGGTGTCAAATTTGGGTTTGAATACGATATAATCATTGAAGAACGCAAAGTTTTAATTGAATACTGTGGACTATATTTCCACAGTGAACGACACAACAGCGATAAAAATAGACACTATAAGAAGTTTTTAGCGGCTTCAAAAAATGGATGGACACTTTTAACAATTTTTGCAGACGAGTGGTACAATCGACGAAGTATAGTTGTATCTTCGATAAAGGCAAAAATTAATGCCGTAGATAAACGTGTATTTGCGAGAAAGTGCGACATTAGAGAAGTTGATTTACAAATTGCGAACGCTTTTTTTGAGGATAATCATTTACAAGGTAAACCGCACCGAACATCTCATATTTTTGGACTATTTTACGGAGAAATACTCGTTGCAGCAATGGCGTTTGGTAAACACCCTAGAAACAATGAGTTGACTCTTTCTAGATATGCTACTCTAAATGAGTGTTTAGTAGTAGGCGGTCCATCGAGATTATTATCGCATGCCGTTAAAAACATTCAATTTCAATCGATTGTGACTTGGTCAGATAATCGATGGGGAACTGGAAACATGTATGCTCAAATTGGTTTTAAACTTGAAAGAGAATATCCACCAGGTTATAGTTACGTAGTTCCAAATTGTAGAGAGCGCGTATCCGCACAGTCTCAGCAAAAACGATTCACCGGATGCCCAAAAGAAATCTCCGAGAAAGATTTCTCGGAGATTAACGGATTATACAGAATTTGGGACTGCGGGAAAATCAAGTGGATTTATCAGCCGCCGTACTTGCCTACGACGTAGTTAAAGTCAATATCAGTACCAACTGCGACGAAGTCGAGAGTGATATAGTTGATTGACTTAGCAGGCTTAATGAAGATTGCCCCAATGAATTCATTTCGGTCAATTACAGTACCAGTGTTGTTGGACGTATCACAAACAACCTTGAAGTCCTGAATGCCTCGACGACCCTGAACGTCACGTAGGAATGGGGTTACCATATTACGGAAACGAGCGCGGGTGAATTCATCGTTGAACTCGAACAATAGCTCACGAGCTGCCTTAGAAATGGCCTTCTCGAGAACAATGAACAAACGCCGTACGTTGATTCGATCAAATGCACTTGGTGAGCCAAGTAGAGTCTTATCACCGTACAGAAGAGTACCAGAACCCTTCATAGTAACAACAGGGTTAATGTCGTTCTTATAAAGGAAGTCACGAGCGCTCTTGTCTGGATTATATCCAAGCTTGATGATATTCTTGTAGATACCACGGCTGTGACCAGCAGGAGACCACCAAGCATCACGCTGAAGATCGGTACGAGCCATTAGACCGGCGTCGTCACCGCAACCAGCAACCCAACGGTACTTGTCAAAGTACTTGTCATACTGCCACTTATACGAAGAAGTTAAGAATGCATATGAACTCTTACGAAGTGAGTGTCTGAATGCAGACAGATCATCTTCTTCCTGGAATGGATTGTTGACGACGTCAGTCAAAGCAGGAGAGATTGTTACAACGCAATCCTTACGATATTCGATGACGTTATCGATGATATAGTTGGCCAGAGCTTCACCGTGAACGCCACCGTGAGCCTTACCTGCGATTAGGATTGACACGTCAATATCTTCAGGAGACTTGAACTTGTCATAAGCGCGTGCAAGAGCTGCTAGGGAAACGCCTGATTCACTTGAAGTTGCAGTTCCACCTGTAAGTGAGATGGTCAATGGTTCAGTGGTAATCGGAGCCATCGTCGAAGCTGGTCCGGATACTGCGCCTGCTCTATCGCCTGCAGCGTAAATGTATGTTGAAGAGTTGAACAATACATCCTTGTAGTACTTCGAAGCGCCTTCCAGTACAACATCAGTTGCACGTGAAAGAGCCTGCCAAACTTCAAGAATCGTACCAGGAGTACCAGTGAACTTGCCACCTTCGTCAACAACTACGATGTGAAGTTCGTCACCAGAACCGCCACGATCAGCAGTATAAGTTGAAGTGCCTGGAGCACGATCTACGGAATCATAGAATTCCCAAAGACGAGCGAACTGATTGACCTCAACGTCCTCAGCAAGCTGGAAACGATTATTGAAGGTTAGAGTTGCTCTAGCTACACCAGCGTTAGCAGTAGGAGCTCCGATTGTAGTAAGCTGTAAGTTCTGAGATCCTAGCGATCCACTCGACACGTTGATATAGTCACCAATTACTAGATCGTCTAGAATACTAGTGATCAAAGTATTTGCAACAGTAGCATTGGAGCCGACTGCGTCAGTTACACTGAGAATTGCTGTGAATTCGTCACGAACCAATTCGAGTTCTACGCCACGAGCTGAAGTATTGGCATAAGTCTTGCGGAAGGCATTAGCTGAATCGCAGACAGATACCTTGAGAGAGTTACCGAGATCAGAAGGGAATCGAGCGTAGAAAACAGCGCCTGCAGGCAGAGTGGCCTGCTTAACGATGAAATCAGTATCGTTCTTGATCTGGACTGGGGTTACGTTCGCCGTAGCTGCTACGGCGTTATAAGCATTTGCATCGGCTGCACGAGACACATAAAGTGCATCTGAGTACGCCAAGAAATTTGCGGCAATATGGAATGTCTCGTAGTTATATTCTGTTGGCTTACCAAAGCGAAGAGCGAGCTCACCTTCACTAGAAATGAGCTCAGGAGCTTCTACAGGTCCCCACGAAAATACACCACCAATACCGGCTTCAGTCGTTGATACGCCTGGGACGTACGTTGAAACGTCCCATTCGCGAACTACGACTCCCGGGCTGGTCTGAAATGCCATCACTATTCTCCTAATCGTTCTTTTCTATATTTATAGGAACTGGAGTTTAAGAGTTGACTTACACGGGTTTACATATATAATACTGGCACTAATAGGAGATATTTATGGCCCCTGAGAATATTATTGCACAGCTTAAGGACTCTGCGGAGTACCTAAGGAATCGACTTAACAATAAGAACCTAAATGAAGCAGACGAGACTCAGCTTCGTAAGGAGCTTAACGAGGTCGAGTCTCAGATTTCGAGACTTACCACTATTTGTGGGTGATTAATTTCGCATCCATTGGTCGAACCAGTCGCCACTAACTGCCTTAACTACAGTGATGTCATCATCCCAAGGATCGATGCCGTTACTAACAATACCGAAAAATAGAAGTTGATCATCGATATCCTCTTCACTTTGCTCACGCAATAGTTTGTTGATATCTGAGTCAGTTAACTGCTTGAAATAATCCTGGTTTGATAACCACCCAAACCATACAAAAGGCATGACAGTATCGTCATGTTTTCCTGGTTCAGCTTGATACTTCTTGCCCTTCAATGAGAAGGTCTTAAACTCGTCAATTGTCCATTTGTCATTAATCTTCAACTGCTGTTGCTCGATTAGTGACTTAAGCAACATACAGCCCGCGTTACGAGTGACTTCTGACGCGGGCATTCCTCTATCGATTTTCTTGCCGTGACCTGATGATACACGTCTACCTGCTCGCCCTGCCGCTTCTGTCATCAGCAGATGTTCATATTCATACTCCATGAACAGGATATCGACGAGCTGACTTCCGAGATCGTTTAACTCAACAAGTGTATTCGCATTGTTATAGTGAACAGCCAACCTGAATACAATTGATGCGTAATCAGGTACCGTGATTCTGTTATTCCTGAATGTGCATACCTGTTCATATGGTCTTGTTGAAATATCAATGATCTGGAAACAATGATAGTCTAACATCTTGCCTCTAGACGTATCAACTGTCATAATGTATGTGTGGTCTTTTTGAGGTTCCACAAATATACGTAGGTTAAGATCCTGCTTGATAGGAGTAGCTTCACGCATCAATTTCAAGGCGGCGCCGCTGATCAGCGTGCCTGAACTACCCATGAATTCGACGGAGTATTCCTGAGCGAATTTCTGTTCATCGTAGTTTAGTTCTGCGAGAGTCTTTTCTTTCCACTTTTCATCACGGCCTGGAACTAACCACCACGGTACTTCAATATAGTCAAAATTAGACTTCTTCTCTTTGGCTGCCTCACAGTAGTAGAAGAAGTGGTTGAGACCATTCGGAGTAGAAGTGAAGATGATTTTCGACCCACTTACCGATGAAACGGTAGGTAGAACCGACTGCGAGAATGTATCCCAATCTTCAACGAATGCTGCTTCGTCGACGTACAGTAGATAGATCGACTTACCGCGAATCGAGTTACCTTCAGAGGCGTCAGCAAATATCCGAGTTCCATTTTCGAACTTAATTTCACCTTCATTCCACTTAAGAATGCCGCCCTTCAACCAGTCAGGAAGGTATTCGTAAGCAGTCTTGATTCGAGATAGAATTTCTCGAGCAGATGAGAGTTTATTTGCCAGTAGTGCGATGTTTTTGTTTTTGTTGAACAGAGCTTCGTGTAGAATAATTACGGTGATACTGGTAGTGTTATGTGTAATTAGGTAATTACGAGATGTGGCATACAGGCTATCAACTGCATCGACCTGGATGCATTGCGTGGGTATAGTATTGATCTCCTCGATGTTCTGGATCGTGCGAGAGTACACGTATCTTTTACGTTGGAGATTATGTCTGATTTTAACGAGTTTATAAGGCAGTCGACACACGTCGAAATCACTGCCGTCAGGAGTGAATGACAATCTCGTTGACGAAGTCGGTGTCTTGAAATTGGAATTCAAGAAAGTTTTACGTGTTACTTTGAAACCAAGAGACGTCAGCAGTTGGTATACGTCTTCTATTAACCGAGGAACTTTGTTGGTGAGTTGGATCTGAACATTGCCATTGGAGTCAACATGTCCATCAGTATCAATTATGCCCTGCAATAGTGCTATACGTTGGCCTATATCACCGTACATATAATCGTCCGGAATATGTTTGTTACCAGTCACTCCATAATGTTTCAGAGAGCCACTAATTCCTTTTATCGTGTTGTCAAATACATTTTCCTGCCCAGGAGTTCTATTGTAACTAGTCTGACTACAAAATTCAATTCCCTGCGACTCAAAGAATTGTTTCTGGTTTACGTGACAAAAGAATCTACCACCGTGTTTTGACCCATCACCAAGCCATGCCCCTAATATATAGGGGTCAATTAATTGTTCACGGGTGTTATATTCGACCGGTTTAACATTTGGAATATAATATGCATACTCTTGATATCCACGACTATTATTACGGCGCCAAACGCTGTTAAAGAGTTGTTCAGTTGTGATTGTTTCTTCTCGATGAGATCTGAATCTATTTTTAACGGTCCACAAATGGTCCATGCAAGCATTGATACTAGTGTCGTCGTCAAAGGTGATTTTATATGTTTTCTTATAATGTACCTGTGACTTGAAGAGAACGTTCGTAGAGCGGCCATTAGACCCCACGATTTTATCACCGACTTTAAGATCTTTAAGTTTCTTGAATCCCCCACTAGCTAGAGGGATTTCTGTTTCAACATCGATTGCCTTACCGCTCTGTCTCGAAGCTGCCATGATTAATTTACCAGATTGGTAAAATTTCCGCACAGCTTCCTTCTGGTAATCATAGAAATCCATAGGAATTAGACCATGATCCTGATGGACAATCTGGAAATATTTCTCTCCGAAATACACCGGATCCATCATGCACTTGGCAATTTCTACCTGTTGTTCTTCTGTGATTTCCTTAAGAGTACCTGCCTTAGGCAGGAATGAGTTACCCTTGTAACTATTTTGCTCGCTCAATCGTCACCAATAGTTTTGTTCTTATTTGCTTCCATTACATTTCTGATTTGTTCAATTACATCTGTAGTGGTTGCAATAAGGACATTAGTTCCAATAGTGTTGGTCTCATTACCTATAGGTTTACTGCCGTCTGAACGACTGGTGTGCAAATCCATTTTAGCTGTAATTGCGAGAGCTGCTTCTCGGTTTACTTTAGCTCCAGCAACAATCATTCTTGATAGCGAATCATACATATCAGGATGTTGAGCCGCATCTGCCAAAGCTGCGGCAGTTTTAGTACTTTTGTGAGCTACATCTGCAAGATTTTTAAGGTTTGAAATAACCTCGTTAAGCTCATTTTCAGCAACATCAATCTTCGTCATATCGGAGTCGACTAACTCCATATGATTGGAGGAAATAGTCGTTACCGCTTTACTTTCATCACTCATCTAAATCCTCAAATTTCACTATGTATGCCCAATTGTCAGTTTCATTGATATCTGCAAATGGTATTGTTTCATTAATATCTGTAGTAGGATCGCCGTCTTCTGTCAATCCTGGCTGAATTGTAACCTGATGAGTTGGATTGGATCCATAAGGTCCTAGATGAGTATTTACTTCAATATGCTTGATTACTTTGCGAGTCTGCTTAGGACCATATAGCCATGCTTTCATCGTAAAATCAATTGACCACGTCAATGCACGACGTGTTTGAAAATCGCTACCTTCATACGTGTCTTGATGTGAGATACCATTATAAACAATAGGCACATCTTCTTCGATTTGATCTACTTCGCTGATCGCACGGATTGTTAATGTTACTTCGGGCTGGAAGTAAATTAAAATCTGTTCAACAATAGCAAGTGCGTCAGAATCAGTCTTGGCAATTATATTCAGTTGGAAATTGATATTCCAAGGAGCAGGATGAAGAATTTTATTCTCATTGACTCCACGATACTTCGACCTACTTACTCCGCGACCGGTTGGATCATACTGTAAACCTGTAATCTCAAAAGCCATGCGAGGAAGTTGAATAGCCTTGGTCTTGCCATCAGGTTTCTGCTTCAACATAGCCCAGTATTTTTCACGAGGCGCGTATGATATTGGAACCTTGAAAAACTGCTTCTTTGGATCAGTTCCATCAGATCGTGCAATGTAGATGTCGTTGAAAATCGTACCAAATACTGAAACATACTTGGCAATTAGATCATGCTGGAAATGAGTTCCGATAGTCATACTGTTCCTCCAAATGGGTCTAATTCTTCGAAGTCTAGCACATCTTCACTCTTATCCTGAAAAATCTGATTTTGCGCGTTGTCATCGTATGACTCAAGATCATAGTCAGGATCATCAGCATGATCATATGACTTATACTTGTCGTCGATTTCAACTATACCTGTGTTAAATTGATCATTAGTAACTTCATACATCTCACACACTAGTTCCCAAATGTATAGCTTACCAAAAGCGTAAAATGTTGGAGATGAGTTGACATAAGAAATTTGAAAGGCTGTCCCTAACATTGGGATAAAGATCACATCACCTTCTTCGGGACGAGACTTGCCAGTAGTTGGCTGCACGAACTCCGTGAAGGACCTTTTTGTAACGATCAAAGTCATTTGGTCGCGCACCTCGAGACCAAATTTACTTAGCAGTTGGCCTTCACCTTCAAACGAGTCAAAATTCTTGATGTAAAGTTCGAGGTCACATGCAGTATTGTACTCACTATATGCATATGAATTCAAGGTTTCGTCAAAGTTGATTCCGGTCCGCGGCAAATACTTCATATCGTGAGCAAATATACGCACAGACTCTACAACAAGATCTTCGTATAGATTTTGCTCGCCGGTATGGTTGTAAAAGTTGAAATAAGGATTAGTCGCCATGTATACTAATCAACCTGTTTGATCACGTGGACGCAGTGAGTAATTAGATATAATCTCATCTTCATAGGATTGGATCTCAGCATTAGCGTCATCTAACAATTTAGTGCCATCAAACTGAACACCGCCCGGTAACTGCATTCCTACGAATTTAGACACATTTGTGCCCCAGATTCTCTTGATCTTAGCAGTACAATACTTAATTAGCCAGCGATCATTCCACACATCACCGGTAGAATCGGGGTCAATAACATTATACCCGTCAACAATTACAATATCTCCAACGGCATATCCGGACATTTTGTTGTCAATGTGAACTTTATTAGTATGACGATTGAAGCGAATTGCAGTCATGCCGTACAAGACCTGAGAAATCAGGTTGTAATACTGCTGATTCATATAGTATGTGACAAGTGACCCTGAAGAAACGTTGAAGGCTAGATCTACCATAAATTGATAACCTTCTGGCGCCTGAGCTAGAGATGAAGCAAATGATCCTGTCTTCGATGAGTAGATATCAACAACAGAAATCAAAGATTCAGGCACTGTAAATGATCTAGTGTCGATATCTTCCTGAGTAAGGATGTGGGTGTAGTATACGTGTTCCGATCCATCATAGTGGTAATCTGCGAAGAATTTAAGAGATTCTTCAACGCAGTCGAACACTTGATCTTCTGTTACGTTGATCTGAAGCATCGGACTACCAAGGTTCCTCATGCATAGGTCAACAAATTCATGTTTGTTGGCAGGCCGATGCTTACTCATTTACTTTCACCCAAACAACTTAGCTTCAGTCTTCGGACCAAGAACGCCATCTGGAACGAGATCATTGAGCTTCTGGAACATTTTCACAGCAGCAATCGTCTTCTCGCCCATCTTACCATCGACTACGAGGGAGAACCCGTGTGATACTAGAGCATTCTGAACTTGACTGACGGTGTACTTTTTCTTGGTTACGATCGATCCTGAATCCGAATCAACCTTAAGGGCTTTAACGCCGAAAATCTTCTTAGCTTTGTTGAGCTTGTTCATCCGGTCGTCTAGACCATTGTAACCGCCATTGATTGACTTGGTAATTGCCCGTACATTATCTTCGTCGGCTAGACGATTGAGATTACGTGACTGCCAATACCATACTGCACCCAGAAATGCCCAAACGAACTGAGCTGCCTTGTCACGGCCGCGAGCAGTGAAGAATTCAGGGACGTCATTAAATCCCTGCTCAACGCACCACTCATAAAAATCGATGTAGTTAGCTTCCCACGTAACCTGGATTAGCCCTCGGCCAAACCAAGGTGCATATCGCTTTGAGGATCCCCCATATTCAACTGTGGTCTTGAAGGAATCACTCTCATGAGCGATCTGAGCTAGAAAGTGCGCTTTCCTTAGCGGAGTGTTGATTTCACACATCTCAGCATATTTGTTGAATGCAGAAACTGTGTTATTAATGATCGCATCATTGCCGTATGGTTCAACGAGCGACTTCACCTGAGCAAATGTAATGTCGGTCATAATAATATCCTTTCGGATATTTATAGTATAATGACTAGCCCCAAGACACTATTAGTTCGCCACGTGCACCAGCACCACTATTAGCAGTAACGGCTGCGATCGTTCCTGCTACTTCAATAGTAATGGATGATCCTGGCACGAGATCACCATGGTTATAGGTTCGCTCAAAATAACCACCACCACCGCCACCAGATGCGTATGAAAACCCGCGACCGCCACCACCCGGTGCCGTGCCATCTTTGTTTCCGTTTGAGTTTGAGCCTCCAGCTCCTCCGCCACCAGCACCATCACCACCGGCCGTGACACTTCCACTGCCTCCAGTTATATTGGTTGACCCACCTGAAGCCGTACCACCAGCGGCGGTACCGCCGCCTTGCTCTCCTCTAGCGCCACCATTGGCAATCAATGTTCCAAATTTGGTTGGTTGTCCAGCAGTACCGTTGAATGCAATTGATAGGTTGTTATAGGCGCCCGATCCACCGCCGCCCCATCCCTTAACAGTTAAGAAATTTTCGTAGTTAGGAACAATGAAACTTGAAATGCCTGCAACTGTATATGTAATGCTGCCTGGATCGTCAAACGTCTCAGTTACGATATACCAAACACCGGCATGATTGACATACATAGGTGCCTGTACCCATACACCACCGCTCTTAATATATGGGATTCCATCTTTCCAAACGCCGCTATGACGAACTTTTACCGGCATTATGGAACCTTAAACCACAAATCGCCGTTAACGCCGCCACTTGGATCTGACGTACTAATCGTCAGAGATCTACCAACAACTGATCCAAGTGCGGTAAATGACGCACTAACGTTTGATTCAAGCGTGCTAACATTTGATGAAAGTGAGCTTAAATTTGATGATAGCGATGTCACATTTGATGATAGCGATGTTACGTTACTGCTAATTGGATCGGTGACACTCTTTACGAATGCAGTTGTAGCAACCTTAGTAGAGCTATCACTAGAGGTTAATGTTGGAGCTACTACGTTTCCTGTGAATGTTGGATTGGCAATAGTAGCATATATTGACCCCAATACTGTTTTAATATTGGCCCAAGTTATACGCTTTATAGCGTTTGAAGCGGCGCTGTCCTGTATGACAACCTGATCGGCGTCGACAATTGAATCCTTCGTATTTGCCGCATTTGTTCCTGTTTGGACTGTAACGGTAGCATTCGAATTGATCGAATTAAGCTTGCTTGCCATAGTTGAAGACATGAAGCCGTGAACAGTCGTGTTGGCTAACTGGTGTAAATCTGGATCAGTCTGGATTCCATGCTGAGAAGCATTCACAGAACCAACCATATTACCCATATCTAGGTAAAATCCACCATTTTCACCATCCAACAAATCGCTATCGATTCCTGAACCGGCGCCGTCGATCAACAGTATTTCTGTGATCAGAGATGTGGGAAGTAATTTTTGGGTAGCAGTATCAACTGTTAGAAAATTATGAGTAGTGTTTGCTCCTAGAATAGTAATATTTGAAGCAAACCCTAAAGAAACGTTGGCACTAAACGAAACATTGCTAGTTACAGCAATGGTGTTGGCATTTGAAGTACGGATCGTATCTACTTGTGCAATTGATCCCCTTAACGTTCCAGCACTAAATGTTCCTGTGATTGACGCATTACCTGTCGCAGTGTTACTGTTTGTAGTAACAGCATAGTTCGACAATACATCGAATGCAATGTTGGTTTTATTAAGCCAATCAATAAAACTATCAGTATTTTTGACAACTGGGGAAATTGCAACAGTCATGGATTGTCCTTAGTAGATACTAGACTCTTGACAAGAGTAAGCATTTCTGCAAGAGTGCCTTCCATACTACTTATACGTGTTTCCAATTCATCCATTTTATTTAATTTACTGAATCGCTGTTTCATTGATTTGTATGTGGTTAGTGCGCTATTATCAGTATTGACAAGAGCGCCCTTATTGTGAGGGCTTCTTTCGAAGCCCTCATAGTCAGCTTTTAATTGATGTATCAATTTGATTACCATAATATTTTCTACACATAAATCCTTTATGTGGCTTACTACTATTTACAGCCCCCAACATATTACTATATCCTAAATTATTAGTTTTGCAAAATTCAGTCAAATTCTTGATCACAAATTCTTCACCTTGAGGGTCTATTATAA